AATGCGAGGAGACCAATAATTTGGCAAAGCATATTTACATCATCGACACTTGTGTCTTACTTCACGATCCCCTTGCTCTTTATAAATTCGGTGACAATGATATTTATATACCATTAGCAGTCATCGACGATATGGACGATATAAAGACAAGAAAAGAAAATGTTGGATGGTCAGCTAGACAAGTATTTAGAAATTTAGAAAATTATTCACTCCAAGATCTTCTTAAGGGTGTAAAAATCAACGAACTTGGCGGAAGATTGTTTGTCTACAATACAGAGTCTCCTTTACAAAAAAATGAAAGGCCTAATATTGTTAAAGTTCATTCTGATAATGCAATTATAGAATGTTGTTTAGCCCTTAAATCAGCGAATCCTAGAAAAAAAGTAGCTATCATAACAAAAGATACTGGGCTTCGTATTCGTGCTATTACTTGGGGTTGCGCAGCTGAAAATTATAGAGCTGATCAACTTTGTGATGAAATTTACACAGGTTTAAGAAAATTTGACCTTGACAATGCAGCAGATTGGACCTTACTTTGGTCTGATGTTGAAATTGAAGTAAATCAATTATCTGAAGAAACAGTAAAAAAACTTGGTGATATTTTTCCAAATGAATTTGTTTTATTTTACTACGGAGATAAAATTTGCCCAACTTTTTATAGAAAAGGCATCTTAAGAGTCCTTAAGGAAAAATCAAATACCAAAGAAAATAAAGGATACTCTGGCGTTCAAGGAAAAAACTTAGAACAAAAATGTGCCTTAGAAATTCTTGCTGATCTTACTATTCCTCTTGTTACTCTTTCTGGCCCAGCAGGTACAGGTAAATCGTTCTTAGCTCTTGCAGCAGCTTTACAAATGATCAACGAAGGTCTTTATGACAAAATTGTTGTTATGAAGCCTTTGATTCCAGTGGGCGGAAAAGACATTGGTGCTCTTCCTGGTGATAAGTTTGACAAGATTTCTGCTTGGCTTGGTCCAATCAAGGATAACATTGATCAAATTTTAGGCTCAAAATCTCTTTCAGCTAACAATATGTTTGAAGAAATGTGTAGAGACGGAATTATTGAAGTGGAAGCAATGGCTTTCATTCAAGGGCGTTCTATACCAAGATCCATCATCATTCTTGACGAAGCTGAAAACATTTCACCTAGAGAAGCAAGGATGGTAGTAGAAAGATGCGGAAAAGACAGTAAAGTCATCCTTCTTGGCGATCTATCACAGGTCGAAAATCCTTATCTTGATGCTAAATCAAATGGTCTTTCACACGCTATATCAGGTGGAAAGAAAAGTGATCTAGTTTCATCTGTAACACTAAGCAAAGTCGAAAGGTCTGAATTAGCTGCTGTGGCTAGTGAAATTTTCAATAGACCAGAAGCAAGAAGAAATTAGTATTGGTAGTATAAATGTCCCACGCTTTCATCTGGTCTGAAGTAAACGCTGATAATTCACAATCTGAAATCTCTAGAGAAATTTCAAGTGCTGGATTTGGTACTAACATATCTGGCACTTGGAATAAAAAATTATTTAGATTGAAATGGATTAATACAAATGTCGATGATATTAGACTTTGGATTGATAATGAGTTTGCGGACATTTATACAACCCAACATTATCCTGTTATCAAAAACACAGACAATATAAAGCTACTTCAGGATTTAGGCTTTGATATAAGATTCACATTATTTGATTCTTTTATCATAAATAAATTAAATGCTGACGTAGCAACTGTTTCTAATTTATCTTCAGCTACAATTGGTGGAACTAGTGTTATCTTTACGCCAACTTATGTAGATGGGGTTAAGATTGATAATACAAAAATTATTCTTGTAAAATCACAAACTTCTGCTTTCCAGAATGGTCTTTACAGAGTTTCATCTCAAGTAGGTAGCGGCACAGTAGGTGCTATTGTAGCGGAAGATATCTTAACTGCTGGCAAAATTGCTGCAGTTGGAAGTTCTTCATTCTATCTATATGGCCCATATCTAAATCCATTTGATACTGCTGCTGCTGGTTCTACCACATTTATTTGGGTAGATAGAACAAATAGATATGCTTTATCTCCTGTCCAATGTGCCACAACAGTAAACTTACAATCATCTGGTTCTGGTTTAACAAATTCATCACTCATATTAGATAATCGTACTCTTTCAGTAAACGATAGAGTATTAGTGAAAGATCAAACTACAAACTCACAAAACGGTATTTATTACGTTTCTAGTTTGACTAAACCAAATGCATCCTCTTTATTCAATCCTTACACTAGCACTGACATAGCTGACGATTATTGGAAAACAGCTGTCAATTATATAAATGCAAATATTCCAGTAAATGTCCAATTTATTAATGCTGGTGTTGCAAAAAGTGGTGGATATTTTAGATATTACTCTGCTATTGGGTTAACTGGCGGAACAGCTTCAACTGCATCTATGAAATGGTCTGATGCTACATATAACTACGGTCACACAAATGTAGATTATTATTATGAAATAACATCAGGCAGTGCTATAGGATTCAGTTATGATTTTGGCTCAAACGCTGGTTCTTTAACTAGCACACCAAGAACAATTACTAATTATTCTGGAGTTGCTACTACATTATCAACATCAAATAGAATTTTAGTAAAACATTATAATGAAAACTTTAGTGGTGTTTATTCTGTATCTAATGTAGGTTTTGGAAGCACTGGTTTATGGGTAAGAGCAACTGATTATGACACTCCTGCTGAAATCAACCAAACAATAGTTTATGCAGCTAATTCCAAAAACACATTGGGTGGAAATATTTGGTATTTGGGAAAATCAACAACGTATAGTTCCACATTTAAGTTAAATCTAGATGGAATCATCATTCAGGAAAGATTTTATCCTTACACATATGAACCTGTTGCTAATCTTATTGTCACAAATCAAACTGACTTAACAAATGTAAGTGAGACAAGCTTTATAAATTCTGGTATTGCTATTTCACAAAGAGTTCTTGTAAATGGTCAAACTACATATCCAGCACAAAATGGAATTTACAAAGTAGATTCAGTTTGTGCTACTGTATACGGAATTGAATTTAATACAAACTACTCTGTATTACGTGGAAGTATCGCAACAATTTCAAACGGTACTGTAGGTGCTGGAACAACTTACTTCCTATATGCTCCAGGAACCTCAACAGCCTCAGGATCTGTTGGTGTTACTTGGGTGAATATGACCAATCAGAACAATCTTTTTGTTACAGCTTCAACAACAGAAGATAAATTTGATTCAGCGTACTTATCACCAACTCACTTTGACGTACCTGTAGCAATCGGAACATCTGTTTTAGTTAATACAACTAATGAGCTTGTAAATGGAGTTTATTCCGTTACTGCAATTGGTACTTCCACTAAACAAGTTTTCAAATATGATAATAGTTTATCATCTTGGACACAAAATATTTTTTCAAATATTCTTTCAAGTAATGGGAATGGGACTTATGCTATATCTCCAAATTTGAAGAAACAAATTTCAGGTGTTTTGCAAGTTGCTTCAATAGCTTCTACCCATTATGGAGAAGTTTTTGTTCCTGAAATTTTATTCCCATCTTTCCAAAATTATGAAAATTATTTTAGTTCTGAAGGCAAAGGAAGTTCTATATTACAAGAATTGGACTTTGACTGGTATGAGCAAGATTATCAAAAATACAATGTCAAAGCAGTATTTTTCGTAAGTTCAGCTGCATCATTACCAGCAACTTCAGGAACAGCTATTTCCAGTTTAATTAGAAGCACTTCTGGAGCAGGAAGAACAATCTTACAAAGCAATGATAGTGTTTTAGTTTTTGTAGGTTCAGGTTATTCTTCCTCCAGTGTTTCTAATGGAATTTTTAGACCTACATTCACTGGTATAGGAAGTGTTTATTTCACTCCTCACGAAGATTTTTATTATAATACAAAATTTGACTTAGGGTCAGATAAAAAATCATTAGCTTCGCCATATGAAAGACCTACATTAGTAAAAATTGATTATGGTTATATGGGCGCTGGTACAACTTTTTCTTATGACAAAGTATATATGCAAGGCGAAGTTGGAATTAGACAAGGAACCTTTGGTAGTGATTATGCCAATGCTGACTTAGAAAAATATTTACACACAGGTTCGGAAGTTTATTATCAAAATTCTGAAATAAGAATAAATGCAAATGCTTTAGACTTATCTAAATTTCCAAGATTAGCTCCAGTTCAACATATTTTAGCTGCTGACACGACTTTAGATACAATAAATCAAGATATATTAACTGTTAGAAGAAATGGTGTTCAGTTATTTAGCAGCAGATCGGGAGATGCTGTTCAATATCCATACGAGATAAGTGATAGAGTTTTCTACTATTCATCAAATGAAGATGTTTACAATTCAACTGTAAGAAAATCAACAAGTGGCGTATATCAAATTGTTTACATTGATACTAACTACAATTATTATTTAAGAAAAGTAAAATACAATTCTGTAAATGGTCATTTAGACTATGCCAAAAGATTAGTAAGCCATTCTTCATCAGCTGGAAATACAATTTATTTAGCAAGACCAGAATCATCAACTTCTGTGTTCACTTGGTCTACTTCTAATTATGCTGATTCTTTGCTGGATGTTTATGTAGTTTCTACTGGTGGAACTGTAATAAACAAAACATACAGTACGGATTACACTGTTGATGCATCTTCTGGTAGGTTGAATATTTCGGGATCTGGCTGGACTGGAACTCTTTATGCCTATCTATACAAAGATTCTAATGTTCCAAAATATAATCAAGAGCCAAAGCAAACACTAAATAGATATCATTATATTCCTCAAGTACTTAAGGATAAAGCGTTTATTTTATCCCCAGATGCTAAATTGTCTTCAACTTGGACTGTAGATACTGAAAATTTTCAAATCGTAAACATAATTGGAACAGCAACTACAACTGAAATAAAATACAACAGAGATAGAAGTTCTTGGCTATCAACTTTTGATTCAAGCAAGAATTATTCTTCAAACGCTAATGTTATTGTAGAAAATGATTCTACTACAGATTATTTCTTTACTAGTAGACTTTCACAAGATGGTTTTTATGTTCAAACTGGAGTTGCAAATAGTTCAACATTTAGTGGAAGTTTTGTAGATCCAGTATCCCTAAATGCTATAGGTCTATTTTCTGGAGACGTTTATCTAGATAAAGCTTATCAACCATCAGGATTTGCATTAACTTCTTGGTATTCTGGGTTAGGCTTATCCTTTGACATAAATGTTCTTGTCTTGAAAAATAAAACAAGTTCAGATTATTCTGACACTACTATAGATTCTTCATTTACCACTTCTTATTATGATGATATCAACAGATTAGTCACACATAATAAATCTGGAAAAAGAGATCAAAAATTATATACTTTTAAAAGATCTGAAATACAAGAAGTAACCTTGAATTACAGTTCAGCATTTGGATCTTCTTTGTATCCAACCACTGTAAGGCTTTCAAACTCAGCAGGTTTCGGCACTTTTAGTTTGTATTTTGATCCAGCCAGTACCAATATTAGTACATCATCAAGATCTTGGATTGATGTGAGTACAAGAACCACTTTTTCTGCAGCAGCTGGGAATACTGGTAATATTCCTGATTTTGGAGATATAACTTATATACCTGTTATAGGCCCTATGTCAGCTCCTTATGGAACTGGAAGTACTGCTATGTTGGATGGTTATACTATCTCAGCTGGCGACACTATTTTGATAAAATCTCAAACAGATAGCACCATCAACGGAATATATACTGCTGTTTTAAATAACAAATTTGTATTAACAAGAGCAACAGATCTCAATGCTACAAATGAATTGTATGAATTAGGTAGAGTAGTCTTCAATAATAGAACATACGAATTAAATCTCCCTGAAGATTCTACTGCTTATAATTTAGGTGCCTCTGCCTTAAATACACCATTGTTTTGGAAAAGCATTGGCGCAGAATATACTATTGATGTTGTTGGTGTTGGACATACTAATTTCTCCAACTTAAGTGCTTTACCAGATAACATAAATGGGATTGCTACAACTCAAAATGATAAAATTCTATTCATTGCTCAATCAACAAGCTCTGAAAATATTGTAGCTAGAATTAACAAAACTGTTCAGCCAAACTTATTAAGAGTTGGTAATGGTTCATCTACAACAGAATTTCAAATTGCTAGTTTATATGTCAATGATGCTAATAGAAATTTGAATTATGAATTATATTATAATCCATCTAACACTTCAGTTGGCTCAGACTCAATCCAATGGTTCCAACAAGGATTGATTTCAAATTTCACAAACTGTTCATTTGCTAGTACAGCAAACTTGACATTAAATTCAAATTTAAATATTTCCGGTTCTCAAAAAGGTGATCGATTATTAGTAAAAGATCAATCTAATCAAACCCAAAATGGAATTTATTCAATAGATGAATTAATTACAAATTATTTAAATAGACACGAAGCTTTAGATAGTTCTTCTGAAATATCTGTCAATCAAAGAGTTAATGTTTTAAGTGGAACTGCAAATAGTGGAATTTATGCATTAGTGTATGATGAAAGTTTAACACCAGCTATAGATGCAACAAATATATTTTGGGCAAAGGTAAATACAAATTCATATCTTACTAATGCTAAAGTTGCTACAGTTTCACAAATTTCCTTAACAAACCCACCAAGCAAAGTTGATGATGTTATATTGCAAAAATACGACAGAATTTTAGTAAAAAATCAAACAGACAAAACTACAAATGGTGTTTACGTTGTTTCTTCAATTGGATCTTCAAATGTTTGGACAAGATCTACTGATTTAGATGCAAGTAATGAATTGTTACCACAGCTTTCAATACAGGTTGGTTATGGAACAACAAATGCTGATAAAAACTTTAGAATCAAACTGCCAACCCCAAGAACGATAACAAACACCCAAACTACATCGTATATTTTAGGTACTGATAATGTAGATTGGATTGATACAGCAAATTTCCAAATATATAATTCATCACCTGAAACTTGGCAACCATTACTTTCTGGCTATGAGAATTCTGTCTTCCTCGGTGGTGCTAAACTAGGCATAGATCAAACAGCTAAAAGTAAAAGTTTTGGCATTGCTGTAAAAACACCTAGTTCTACTGTACTTTCTACCAATAATATTACCTCAAATGGGCAGGTAAGAAATATGAAATTCAAAGTAGAATACATAATAGCCAAAGATTAGTAAAGGTATAACCCTCCGCTATTTAAAAATATAGTATTAACAATTTATCAAGAGAGATAAAATATGCAAAATTTAGAGTCACAGTTACATACACTTTTAGAAGATATTGCACCAGATGTTCACTCACACGAAGAGCAGGCAAAAATTATTGCTTTAGCTTCTGCAACTATTTCTAAAAAATTTACTGCAAGACGTTTTGCAAAAACTGAAGGTAGAGTTGTAGAATCACAAATGACAGATGCAATTTTAGTTGCAATGTCCACCTTATCTACCTTTGATAGTGAAGATGATGAGATCTTTGATGCTAGAGGGCTTTCTCACTCACAATTAATCAGAAGAGTAGCAAATACAACTAAGCCAAGCTGGGGACAAATGGATATTTTGAATCCTGATGTCATTGAAGATACATTCTCTTTTGAAGAAGAAGATGAGCCAGATTCTGAAACTAAGTTAGAAAATGCACAACAAACCACAGAGGCATTTGACACACCTGGAAGAGGCAGACATCGTTCAGATTTTATTTCAGCTCCAATAAGATAATATGAAATACTTAAAATTAGCTCAAATGCCTCCGATGGATCCTATGATGGGAATGGGAATGGGAATGCCAGCTGCTCCTATGGCTATGCCTGCACCTGTTGAGCCTGCTTCTGCTCAAAAACAAATCAAAGTTCCTCTTGCTAATTTAGGTTTAATCTTAGCTGATGCTGAAATTGAAAAAAAATTATTAGAGCAACTTGAAGATGATGAACAAGGCATTGCTAATGATGTTTGGAATCAATATGGCGGAGAAGAAGATGGCGGAGTTGATCAATCCAAACGTGGTAAAAGAAAAGACTCAGAAGAAGCTTCAGAAGAAGAAATAAAAGCCACTGATAAAACTAGATGGGAAAGATTACCTGTTGGTCAAAATTTATTAGATTTAGAAATATCTCTTGATGATTTTGCAAATGCCATTAAATTCTTATCTTTTGGATTTGCTAAAAACAAGGGTAAAGAACAAGGTGGAGCTGCCGGTGGTGGTGGAATGCCTGGTATGGCATCAAGAAAGCTTGATAATATGGTCAAATTAGCCCATAATTTGGATTTATTGGGTATGTATAGTGTAGCTGATCGTATATTGTAGATAATAGCTAAATTTGCTTGATTTTGGTATAATGCTGTGATAAATTAAATCACAGCATTTTTTTATGCCTGTACTCGGAATGAAACGAAGGAAAGCAAATGGCAAATCAATACAACGAAGACTCCATTCAGATTTTGGAGAGCCAAGAAGCAGTACGAACACGTCCTGCTATGTATATCGGTGATACTGGCAAAAAAGGACTTCACCACCTTGTTTGGGAAATTTTGGATAACTCTGTTGATGAGCATATGGCTGGGCATTGTAGCAAAATTGATGTCATTGTTTCAAAAGACAACCGCACACTGACTGTAATTGATAATGGTCGTGGTATTCCTGTAGCAGTAAAGCAAGAAGATCTTAAAAAACGTTCTACTCTTGAGATTGTATTAACAGAATTACACGCTGGTGGTAAGTTTGGTGATGATGGTTCTGGATATGAAGCATCTGGTGGTCTTCACGGCGTTGGTGCTTCTTGTGTAAACTTTCTTTCAATAAATCTTGATGTTGAAGTTTATCGAGATAAAAAGAAATATCAATTATCTTTTGAGCGTGGTATTCCAGTTGCTCCTGTTAAAGAAATAGGTAATTCATCTTTAACCGGAACAAAAATTTCTTTTACCCCTGACTATAATATTTTTGGTCAATTTCCTGTGGAAGATGCTTTTCGTGAAGTTCTTGTAGATGATTTTGAAATTGATGAAGTATTTGCTGAATGTTCTGGTAAATGGCGTAAAGCTTTAATTAACGGAGAAGTAAACGGTATTACTTTTTACGATATATTTAAGTCAACTAATATTGATGAGCAGCTTTTATATGTAATTTATAAAATTTGGAATAAGCGTTCTAACGATAATATTCATTTTGATGAAGCTGTTATTATTCGACGTTTAAAAGAAACAGCTTATCTTAATGGTGGACTAAAAATTGTCTACAAGAATGAGCATACTGGAACCAAAGAAGATTTTTACTACGAAGGTGGAATTGCAGATTACGTAAGCTATCTTGCATCTACTCGTTCAAATCCTTATCCATCAAAGCCATTTTATTTTGAAAATAAGTCTGGAAAGATAAATGTCCAAGTTGCTTTTCAGTATTCAGAAGACGATGATGAAACAACCTATGCATATGCTAACAACATTAACACTGCTGACGGTGGTACTCATCTAAGTGGCTTCAAGACATCTATCACGAGAATTGTAAATCAATTTTCTCGATCCTCAGGTGTTATCAAGGAGAAAGAACCCAATTTGACTGGTGAAGATATCCGTGAAGGTATTGTTGCTATCATCTCAGTTCGTCTTCCTCAGCCTCAATTTGAAGGCCAAACCAAGGGCAAACTTGGGTCACCTGAAGTTGAAAGCGTTGTAAATAAACTTTTCTCCGAAGCACTTGTTGAATATTTTGAGAAGAACCCATCAATTTTTAAGATGATTGCTGAACGTGCTTTACGCTCTGCTCGTGCTAGGGCTGCAGCAAAGAAAGCATCTGAATCTATCAAGCGTCAAGGTTTTCTTGGTAAGTCAGGTTCTCTTCCAGGTAAATTGTCTGACTGTGATACTGAAGATGTATCTATTTCAGAATTATTCTTGGTTGAAGGTGATTCTGCTGCTGGATCTTCAAAGGGTGGTCGAAATCCTATCACTCAAGCTATTCTTCCTATTCGTGGAAAGATCATCAATCCAGAGAAAAATGAACTTGCTAAGCTTCTTGCAAATGAAGAAGTTTCTGCACTCATTTCAGCAATTGGAACTGGAATTCGTGATGATTTCAAGATTGAAGATTTGCGTTATGGCAAGGTTATCATTATGACTGATGCTGATGATGATGGTGCTCATATTGCTGCTCTTTTGATGACATTCTTCTATAGATTTATGCGTCCTCTGGTTTTGAAAGGTCATTTATATCTTGCGAAACCACCTCTCTACCGTGTGACTATAAAGAATGTTCACAACTATATTCACACTGAAGAAGAGCTCAATTCCTATCGTGCCAAGTATGGTGATAAAATAGATGTGACACGATTCAAGGGATTAGGCGAAATGGATGCTGATGAACTTGGACACACAACTATGGAAATTGGCACACGTCAAATAATCAAAATTGGTGTCGAAGATGCAGAAGAAGCTTCAAATATGCTCAGTGTTTTGATGGGTAATGAAGTAGGTCCACGTAAGGCTCATATTATTAAAAAGTCTTTTGAACGTAGTAAGGAAGTTGTAAACTAATGGCAAGGAATCTTAGAGTTAAAAGTGATGTGGAAGCATCACTCTTAACAGATACAATTCTTGAGAGAAATTTTGTTGATCTTATCGATGAACGATTTACTAACTATGCTTTTGCAGTTATGGAAGATCGTGCATTGCCTGATGCTCGTGATGGCCTAAAGCCGTCACAGCGTCGAACTCTTGTTGCAATGGATGATCTTAAGCTCCGTGCATCAGGAAAAACCAAGAAGTGTGCAAAAATTTGCGGTGATGTCTCTGGAAATTACCACCCACACGGAGAAGCAGTAGTTTATCCTACTCTTGTTCGTATGGCACAAACTTGGTCATTGCGTTATCCACTTATCTCTCCACAGGGTAACTTTGGTTCTCCTGCTCCTGAAGATAAGCCAGCTGCAATGCGATACACAGAAGCAAAGCTCTCTTCATTTGGTGATTTGATGGTAAATGAATTATCTGACCAGGTAGTTCGTTATCAATCAAACTACAACGATGAAATGATGGAGCCAACTGTTCTTCCATCACTATTTCCTAACTTGATTGTTAATGGATGTAGTGGAATTGCAGTTGGATGGGCAACGAATATGGCACCTCACAATTTGCGTGAAGTTGCCAAGCTAGTTGATGCTTATATCAAGAACCCAGACATTACAACTGACGAAGCTCTGCAGATTGTTCCAGGCCCAGACTTCCCAATTCGTTGTAAGGTTTTAGGCTTGGATGGTATTCGTTCATACTTTACAAATGGGCGTGGCACTGTTCAGCTTGAAGGCTACTACGACATTGTTCAAGAGCGTAATCAGGAAATCATCAAGGTAAGTGAATTGCCTTATGGTAGTAGTGCTGAAAGCTTTTGTCGTGAGATCAAAGAACTTGTTGAAAGTAAGAAAATTGAGGGTATTACTGGTCTCAAGAACCTTACAAGCAAGAAGGGTATGGATGTTCGCATCTGGCTTCATAAAAGTGTAAGTTCTCAAGTTATTTTGAATCAACTTCTTAAGCGTACATCTCTTCGAACAAGTTTCTCTGTCAATTCCACTGTTCTTATGGATGGCAAGAAAGTTGTTGAGAACGTATCTATTCTTCAACTAGTAAAGGCATTTGTAGATCATCGTAAAGAAGTTCTGACAAATAAATTTACAGCTGAACACTCAAAGAATAGTGCTCGTATTCATATTCTAGAGGGTCTTCTTGGAATTACAGATAAGATTGATGCAGTAATCAAGCTTGTTCGTAATTCTGATAATAAAGAAGAAGCAGCAAAAGAACTTATTGCTCAAGGGTTTGTTTCATCACAAGAACAAGCTGATGCAGTATTAAGAATTACTCTTGGAAACCTTACTAAGCTTGATACTCGTGCATTACAAGATGAGTTTGACAAGTTGACCAAGCGTAATGAATGGTTAGCTGCTCAATTGGCTTCAGAAAAGAAAATGCTTGGTCTTATTTCCAAAGAACAACTTGAACTAGCTGAAAAGTTTGGAGATGATCGACGTTCTGAAATTCTTGCTCTTGAAGATGAAATTTCTTATGAAGATTTGATTCAAGAAGAAGAAATCATTGTATCCCTCACAAAAGATGGATATATCAAGCGTGTTCCTCTTGATACCTTTAGAACTCAGAACCGTGGTGGCAAGGGTGTTATGGGTGTGAAGAGTCGTGAAGAAGATGAAGCTTCTGATATCTTTAGCGGAACTACTCACGACCTATTCTTATTCTTTACAAATCAAGGCAATTTGTTGAAGAAGAAGGGTTATGAAATTCCTCTTGCTTCTCGTATCTCAAAGGGTACACACCTTAATAACCTCTTGAATTTGACTGAAGGTGAGACTGTTTCTTCAACAATCACACTCAAGTCACTGGATGTTGATGGCTATTTCATTATGGTTACCAACAAGGGTTTGATTAAGCGTTCTGAAATCCGTGAATACAATACCAGTTTGCGTAAGCGTGGATTGAAGGCAATTTCTCTAACTGAAGGTGATAACTTGAACTTTGTTATGACCACTGATGGGAACAAGGATGTAATGCTTGTAACGTCTATGGGAATGGCTGTTCGATATAATGAAACCTTGGTTCGTTGTATTGGAAAAAATGGTCAAGGTAGCCGTTCAATGCTTCTTTCTAGAGATGACAGTATTGCTGCTATGCTTGCTATTGATGCAGAAGCGGATCCATCAATTCTGGTAATCACTGAATCAGGTAAGGGCAAGAAGACCTCAGCATCAGAATATCGTTCTACTGCTGGACGTTCTGTAAAGGGCCAGAGAACAATCAATCATCATAAGCGTGAGACTACAGGAAAGATTGTTTCTGCTCTTGCTCTAAATGATAATGATGACATCTTGGTTCTTACCAACAAGGGCAAGATGATGCGTTGTAATTTGGATAGTTTACGTAACAAATCCAAGGCAACTCAAGCCACTACAATTGTTGCTTTGGATGACAATGATCTGGTACAAACTGCAGTGGTTGTTCCTTATGTAGGCGAATCAGAGTCAGAAGAAGAATTTACAGAATAATAGGTGTAAATTATGGCTAACGCATTGTTTGATAGTGGCAGAGATGGTTTCTTAAATGGTGAATTCAATTGGTCAGCAGATTCTTTTAAAATAATTTTGCTTTCAAATCAATACACTGTTGATCTAATTAATCACGCTACTACAGCAAGCGTTGGGGGAACAGTAGCTATATCAGGAGTTATGACCACCATAACTCCTGGTAAAGGCGTAGCAGATGCAAACGATTTGACTATATCTGGTGTTGCTGGAACTACAGTTACTCAATATATAATTTTTCACGATACTTCTAAAAAACTAATTGCGTATTTTGATACATCATCAAATTTACCAGTGGTCCCCAATGGAGGGAATATTACTCTTCAATGGAATAATGCTTCAGATAGAATCTTCAAGCTCTAGATTTTCTAGAGCTTTTTTTATAGGTAAAAGTGGTCTGAAAATGGGAATTTTAACAATTGAGACCGCAATATGAACAACGCAACAATTAAATCTTGGATTAATAGAGCATACGTTTTTGAAGAAAGCTATATAAACGCTTTTGTAGCATCTTCTTCTGGAGGAACCGGAGGCACTGGTGGAACTGGTGGCACCGGAGGTACAGGAGGCACTGGCGGAACAGGTGCTGGTTCAGGAACCACTGTATTGTACTTCTCTGTTCCAAATTCTTCTTCTTATCCTGGCACTGGATTTACTATTTTTGATCTAAGCACATATGGCAATAACGGCTATCTATACAATGGCACCAATTATGTAAACAGCGGAAATGCTGATTATTTATTCTTTGACGGAACAAACAATTATGTTGGAATAAATACAACAGTAACCTCAAACACAAATGATGTAAACATAACAACCTGGGTAAATTCCTCAATAGTATCTCAATCTGGCCAAATGATTGTTTATGTAGGTAGTGAACAAAACCTCAATGGATATGGTATAGCAATCAATAAAGAGTATGTAACATCTGGAAATGTTTACATCAGATACGGAAATGTGAGATGGTACAACTCTGGAATTGCATTATCTTCAAATACCTGGAACCATCTGTCTCTTAATATAAAGAGTGATACTTCCAATGATTTATATGTCGATGGTATCTTAAGATATTCTGGACCAATCTCTGCAATTTACACACCAACATTACATACAGAAATTGGAAGAAGTGATTTTACTACTTATGCTTACCCAAGATATTTGAATGGGAAAGTTTCTGAAGTTATCATTTCCAGTGGAATTTTAACTACAAGTCAAATTTTATCGCATTATAACTCAACTAAAAATAATTATTAAATGGAATATTGATATGCTCAACAATGAATATTTATCAGGAACTACACTTAAAATCTACGCTCATCTTAAGAATGAAAGTGGTACTGGAATTTCTGCAGACAGTTTGACATTTTATATCACTGAACCTGGTGGAATTGGATATACGTACTATTATGGCATTGGATCAGGTAGTGGTAATTCTCAACCTGTGCAATCTACAGATACAGTAGGTATTTATTTTAAAGAATGGACTCCTTCAAGAATAGGATCTTATAAATATTCTTGGAAAGCATCAGGCACTATCAATTCCACTTTCAAAAGTTTTTTTGAAGTGAAAGATTACAGGTGGTAAATGGCTTTTCCAGGCATTCTTACTAGAGGCGAATTTTCAACAGGTCTAAACACAAAAAGTATTTGCGTAAATGGCAATTATCTTATTGTTGAAGAGTGCAATATTAATCAAGTTCAAGAGCATAACTTAAATAACTATATTCAGGGTGGTCCTGCTTATGCAATATATAATCTTGGAGCAAAAAAATACGAAGGTTCAATTTCTTTTCCATTAAGAGTTGATCAAGACGGAAATCTTGAATCTGCTGCTATAACTCTGCTACAGTATGCAGCGAAACCTATGTCAGCTTTAAGAATTGATACACATCATTTGCTTTCAATGAAAACAACTACTGTTTTAGATCCAGGTACAGACAATAATAAAAATCTTTCTTTAGATTCTGTAGTAATTAGTAGTTTGACATTATCTTGCAGTGAAAGCAACAAGGTGATGATTAGAATTGATTTAACTGGTATGGTTGATGAAGAAAATGAATCTGAATTCAATTTTAGTACTGATTATATCTTGGGAAGAGCCTTAACTTGGGCTGATTGTAATGCTAGTAGAAAAGAATCTTCTATGAGAACTACATCTAGTATTGAAGTGCGAATTGAAAACGAATTAGTGACACCAGTATTCTTGATGCCTTACTTGTCTTATCCTGGTGCTGGAGTAACAGAATCAAAAGATCAAATAGAGCTAATAGGTGTTCAATCTACTAAATGGAGTGGAAATGTTGCAGAAGTTATAAGAAATGGAGCAGATTTACATACATTTATTCATGGTGGATTGATGCATGATTCTAATTTGGTTTTACAATTTGGACCAGCTACTGCAACATTCCCAAACCCAGTTTTCAAAATTGGACAAACTCCTTTGACCTCTCAAATAATAAGGAGAACCACTGAATGGGCTGGAATTAATAAACCTGATGCTTCTATGAACGACAATGGATTATTCACTTTTGTTTAAAAAGGTAAGCATCAATAAAATAAAGAATATTTTGAATAACCTAAAAAAACAAAAGAAGTCAATAAATCTTTTGAAAGTGAGTTGATAAAATGCCTATTAATAATGATATCCTTGGTATTTACAAATCAGTGTTTATTACAGTTGCTGGTGGAACTGCTAGATCATACATTGTTGAAAGTGCCAGCAGAAGCGTTACAATTGATGCTTCACCTAAAGTATTGATGCAAGGAAGTCCTAAAACTAGAATTATGGACATCGGTGGAGTAACAGAGACCATCTCCATCCAAGCTCCTATTTTGATTGGTGGTGGTGCTTCAGCTGATGGAAGAGCTATCGCAACACAAAAAATCAATGAAATTCTAGACCCTACTAATGCAACATTACCTATCCTTAAGTCAGCTTCATTCAGTATTAATGAAGGTGGCGGATCTGTTTCTCTTACCCTTGAGAGTGATGGTGACTCAGGCGTTGGTACTTCAGCATTCTTTGTTGTAAACTCCAACACACCACACCCATCATTGAATCCTGTTGGTACTGGTGGTTCTGGAACTACTGCTTTTGGTCCTACAAGAGTTGCTCGTTTCTACGACTTTAGAGCTCAAATCGGTGATAGAAAGTTCTTTATCCAAGAAGCAAGCGTTGATGTCAATGTTGAAACACAAAAGACATACTTCATCAACCCTTACGACTTTGTAGATCCAGGTGCTGGCTACCAATTAACTGGTAATGGTGGTACTTCATTGCCTTCAGTTCTTTCAGGTAATGGTATTTCCTACAAGTATGGTACTCAATTCCCACATATCGGTGTTAATGGTTTAACAATTTCCGGTAAGGGTAAAGGCGCTGTTGTTGTTGGTTCAACATATGCTTCTGAAACAACTGCTGGTGTTACTACACAAGAAGCTGGTAAAACTGTTCTTGCAAGTGCAGGCAGTGTAACATTTGCTCTTGAAATTGCACAACAAAATGGTTTCAACTATCTCGCAGCTCCATCTTGGGCTAGCTTGATTCCTGGTATTGGTTTATCAAAAGCAATCATCAATGCTACCAACTTCTCTGTAAGTACTGGTATCTTGACTGTTGACTTTGACTTTATGTGCTACGTTGTCTAATTAGATTAGTCTTCGTCATACATAAAATTTTCGTAATCCCAGTCTTCATCTAAAGGCTCCATATTATCCCAAACATCAAAAACAATTTTCAAATTGGTTTGGGATAATATGGACAAGATGATTCCATCACACAAAGACATAATTAAATAAAAATTATTCAAATTTTTATCCAAAAATTTCACTGATGTATAGATTACATCACCAACTTTATTCTCAATCTCAACACTCTCGACATCAGATTTGTATATTTCTAAAAGTTTAATAAATGCCTGATGTATGGTTTGTATATGAGAATTTTTATGATAATCTTTAGCTACAAAAGTTAACATTCCAGATTCATAAGAATTAATTTCACAAGCTGATTTTTTGTCCCCATCACTCAATACTACAAAAGATCTGCCTTCGGGGTTTACAACAACACTTTCAATTAAGATAGGTATGAGCTCATAACGATTTCCGTTATTGATCGAATGCCTATCTATTTTTTTGTCTTTCATTTCTTTATTCCACAAGTTTTACAATGTTTGCACAATTTGTCATTTATCAAAGATGACAAAGCCATCAACAGTCCACCAAACACCATAAATATATTGAATAAATCAAATTGAATTCCATTATGATGGTTATGATGATGCATCAATCTGCCAATTACAAAAATAAACAATCCTAATGCTAAAACAGCTACAGCTTTATTAGATTTGTGTTGTCTATATCCAAAACATACATTTGTTATATTAAATAATAATGAAAGCCCCAATAATGCGAATTCAAAAGTTTCATTAATAAATAGATAAACACCAGTAGTTGGTATTAATATAATAAGCAAAGGCACTATAGTACAATGAACGGCACAAATTATAGATGCCCACAATCCAACTTTCTTCATTTCATCTTCTCTTTTGCTATTTCATGTACTAATAAAGACTTCTCTTTAATTGTATCTTTTGCTGACTCTAAAAGGCTTGATATTAATTCTATATTTTGACTCTTACCATCTTCTTCAATGGAGTTCTTTAGGTCTTTCAAATCATTCATATCTTCGTTATTTAATACATTTGTTCTAAGTAATTCTTCAATTTGAATTTCACAATCATAAAGAAGATCGTGCATATTTGTAATCTTTCTAAAACGCTCATCCTCTTCTTTGTGTTTTTGTGCATCATCAATAATTTTTGATATCTCTTCACTTGATAACGATGCTTGGCCAGTAATCTCAATATCTTTGTTGACTCCAGTATCCAGATCTTGAGCCTTGACTGAAAGTATACCATTTGCATCAATTTCAAATGCCACTTCAATTTTGGGTAATCCTCTAGATTTCTCTTCAATACCACTAAGCTTAAATTCTCCAAGACACAAATTATCAACTGTTTTTGGTCTTTCTCCCTGATATATCTTTACATCAACAGAAGATTGATTGTCATATGCAGTTGTAAAGATTTCCTTAACAACTGCTGGAACTTGGGTATTTCTTGAAACTAATATACTCATAATTCCACCTTGAGTCTCTACACCTAATGAAAGAGGGCAGACATCTAAAAGAAACACTTCTCTGCTTGATTTTCCTGTCAAAACCGATGCTTGGATTGCTGCCCCTATCGATACGGCTTCATCTGGATTAATTGACTTATTTGGCTTTTTTCCGAACTTTTCTTCAATGACTCTTTCAATCATTGGAATTCTAGTACTTCCACCAACAAAAACAACTTCATCAATTTTGTCAGACTTTACATTTGCGTCTCTTAATGCATCATTTACACAAGCTAAAGTTTTATCTATGTAAGTCTTAATTGACGTTTCGAATTCTTCACGAGTAATTTTTGTTAGTTCTTTTCCAACCAAAACATTTGCTACTGTCATATGAGAAAGCATTTTTTTGGCTTTCTCTGATATGTTTCTAAGTTCAGCAGGGCTCAATGTATTAGTAATTTTATTACAAATGATTTCACTTATAGCAGAATCAAAGTCTACACCGCCAAGAGATGTATTTCCTGAGGTAGATTGGACGTGAAAATCAACTCCATCCATTAGTTTAAGCAAGGTTACATCAAATGTTCCACCACCAAGATCATAAACAAGAATAGTGGCATCATTCTTCTTATCTAATCCATATGCCAAAGATGCTGCTGTTGGTTCATTGATAATTCGTAAGACTTTCAACCCAGCTAATTCTCCAGCTGTTTTTGTTGATTGTCTTTGGTCATTGTTAAAATAAGCTGGAACAGTAATTACAGCTTCAGTAACTTCAGATCCTAAATGTCTTTCAGCACAATTTTTTAAATATTTTAATATGTAAGATGAAATTTCTTCTGGACTGTAAGATTTATCTTCAATGACAAATCTCTTATTAGTTCCCATATGTCTTTTAACAACACGTATAGTATGAGAAAAGGGCAAATGCTGTTCCATATCAACAGCATATTGCCCTATATATACTTCATCTCCAAATGATACAACACTTGGAGTAATTCTTTCGCCTAAATCGTTTGGAATAACTTCTGCTTGATCATTCTCATTTACATAAGAAACAACACTAAAAGTAGACCCTAAATCAATTCCAATAGCATGACTCATAATAATAATTGTACATTATTCTGAGTCTTCTGGTAAAACCGTGCCTCCTGGAACATATCCTTCCATTAATTCTTTCAATGAATCTTTATTATCTAACTTTTTCTTAAAGTCCAATGTTTCTTTTTTTGTTATTGGTCCGTTAGGAGATAATTTACTCTCATCTTTTGGCAAATTAGATCTGTAATCGTGAGCCATAGACATAAGTTGAGTAACTGCAAATGTGTCTTTACATTTTGGGCATCTCATAATGGCATGCACTTCTACTTCTGATTTAGGAAGCCACCCAAGATGAGAGGCTTTAGTAAATTGTGCTTTGCAATTACGATTAAGACAACATTTAGGTTTGCCGACGATAGTTTGATGAAACATAGCACACCTCCAATGCGCAATAGGCACTTTATTATTCCTTGCAAAACATATCTCAACTTTTATTAAGAAATCTTAATAGGATACAAACTTGCTTATGGTGTATACTATTATAGTCCACTGGCGGATAAATTGATGCCAGTGGACTATTTTTATGTAAGGAGGTAAATGATTATGAAGATTTTTGAACAACTAGAAGAAATGATGAATCAAGTAATTTCAGCTTTATTCAGAGTAGAATTGTAAGGCAACTTATAATCTACAATGGCGTAGATTATTTCAACTCATACATCTTCCAAGCACGTTCATTCTTATATACTTTCTTTCTCATATTTACGTGAGATCTCAAATTCTTATGACTTGAAGCGAAATCAATAATAACAGCTTCAGGTTTTCCGTTTTTAATAGAGTCCTCAACATTTTTGCCAACACATCTAAGTACTCTACCAACTTGCTGGTATGTAGTAACTGGTGATGAATTAGTACCAGCAAGAATTAAACCAGCAATCCTTGGAGCATCAACACCAACATTAGCCCATTGAGTTGCTATCAATATTATTTCATTATTCTCAACAGAATTAAGCATTCTTCGGCGATAATTCTTTTCCTCATCAGTAGGATCAACTTCGCCTTTGTCACCACCAGGAACAAACACAGCATCTTCAATCATTCCCTCAAGAATATTGCCGTGTTCCATTCTTTCAACAAGAATAAGAGTTGGTATACCTTTTGCTTTCATTCCTTCAGCAAACTGTTTGATTCTGAAATTTCTTTCCCAGCAGTTAATAATATTCAGATTGTAAACTTCGTGATAAGTTTGACCAGGTTCTACAGTGTTGATATTCACTACAAAAATCTTAGGTGGAACTAGGAAACCACGCTCGACAAGATCGCTAGCACTAACTTCACAGACTTTTCCACCTAGTGTTCCTTCAATTCTGATTTCTTGATTGTCAGTACGGAAAGGAGTGGCACTTAAACCTAGCCTATAATAAGCGTTTTTTGCCTGATTTCCAATTTCTTCAGTCACAACAGCAGCCAAGTGTGCTTCATCAATAATCAAAGCATTACAGCATTGAATTACGTTTCTTACTTGAGCTTTCTGAAATAAAGTATCTTGCCTATTATCCCAAGCTGTTTGTGCCTTCCTATATGCTGCCAATTCAGTCTTAATCAATAAGCCGATTTCACGTTCATATTTTTTCCGTAATTTATCTGCATCTTTTGATTGATTTTCTTCAGCTGTTTCAACTTGGACATATAAGTCAGAAAGTTTACCTGATGCAATTTGACGGGCTTTTTTGTATTTAGTGGTGGCTTCATCTAATTCTTTTTGAAGAAGTCCAGTAGGTTTGGAGCCCTCACCTGTATCTTCAACTATTTTGTTATTACTTTCCATATATTTCTTATCAAAAGCAATAAGAGCAGTTTGGTAGGTAATGACATTGATACCTTCCATATTGATATCGCAGAGACCACCTCCAGCAATACCAACTTTTACAGGTTCACCATTTATTTTTAAATATTTCTCAAATTCTTTTTGAGTTTGCTTAAGTAATTCAATAGCTGGAACAACAAATACCACTGGCTTGACCTTAAGTTTGTGGAAAATATAACAAGAAGTCATAGTCTTTCCAGCACCAGTAGCAAGAGCAAGCATCCCACGTTGATTTTTAAGCGCTAAATCTCCAGAAATTGTTTGGTAATCTCTAAGATCTTTACCCATAAAATCACAGGCAATATTGTAATCTCTAACAGGCTTTTCTCTTTTGTCTGTAAATTTGTATTGCACATTCAATTCATCAAATAAACGAGCAACACGCATAGTTAAACCAGTGGGAAAAGATTGATTTCTTTTTATATAAAGAGAAATTTTTCCATCCCACTGACCTGTCTTGTATTTAGCAGACCATTCAGAATCAGGAACTTTATATGACAATTCGTTTCTTAAAGCTTCTTGATAAGGAAAAGGTAATTTTCCCATAGGATCATCAAGATTTACGATAATGCTTTTGTCATTGTAAACTTCAACTTCTACCATTCAGCAAGTATACCATTAAAACAAAACAACCATTTTGTTGGGATCAACAAAATGGTTGTCTCTTGATAAAACATCCTTAACGATGATTCATTGCGTTGAATTTATTGACAACAATTTCAATTTGTTTTGGCTTCTTGCCTACAAATGTTTCCAGTGTAGAAAGAACAAGCATATGAATCTTGTCAACATCTTCTTCGGATAATTCAATACCCTTCTGAACACAACCTAAACGAATAAATCTCACAAACTGATCAACAGCATCATCCTGTGAAAATTCTCCATCTTGGATCTGCTTCAATCCTTCAATCCAAATATCTAAAATGCCATCAGCTTTATCGCCTAGCTTACTACGTAGAACAAGCTTCACAACTTCAAGGGTTTGTAAAGCTGCAGCACCTTCAGATTTAGACTTTGCCAAGAAGAAGAAGACTACACTACCAAGGATGAAACAAATTACATAAACAATAATTTCATTCTGTGTTGATTTGAGAAAATTATTTACTAATTCCATAATTAACAATCCTTAGCTATAACTGAATCATCTTCATCAGATGCATTAGGGTCTAAATCCATATCTGTTGTCAATGGAATAACCAATTCATCTTTGATTTGTGCGGTGACAGTTTCATCTTTCTTTTCATCTGCCCAAACAAGATTATCTGCAATTACTTCTTCACCTTCTGCATTAGTGAACTTTTCGATCTTGCCTGTAGCTCTCTTTACCATACTCATAACATTTGTCTCCTTTTCCTAGATTCGACATATGATTTTAAAAATTGTGATTCTTCATCAGAAATTTCTTTAGGAATTTTATACATAATTTTGAGGTGTAAGTCAGAATATGCATCATTTGATGTTGGAATACCTTTGTTTTTAACTATATGCACGTAACCATTCTTCAAGCTGGTATTGAACTTGAAATTTAACTTAGTACCATTTACATGAGAGTATTTAAATTCTGGATCAATCAAAGCCATAATAGGATCTATTTCAAATTCGTGAATTAAATTTAAATTAGGATCAATTTCAAATTTATCTCTTGCTTTAGTAATTACTTCCACGATTAATGGGCCTGGAGCTTGATGTATATCTCCGTGATTTCCTCTGCCTTGTATCATTGAAGATCTGTAAACGTGACCTTTGTTTATTGTCAAATCAAAGTTTTCATACATTTTTACAAAACCAGATCCAGAACAATAATTACAAAATGAATCAAATTTTTCACCACGCCCATAACAATCACCGCAAGGACCAGCATATTCTCGGATGTGCATAAACCCCAAGTTACGTACTATATAATGTTCACCAGAACCCATACAGGTCATACAAATATTTTTATTACCACTTCCACCAATTCCTGAACAGCCCCCACAAGGTACAAGACGTTCATAATTTAAGTTTTTAACTACATTTTTATAAACTTCTTCCAATTCTAATTCAATCTTTAATGTTATCGGTGTGTTAAGATTTTTTCGGAATGGGTTATGTGCTGTGTTTCTAAAAGGATTTGCAGGAGGTTCAAAATGATGCTGAGGAGGTGGAGGATTTAAAATATCTTCATAAGCTTGAGATATTTCTTTGAATTTTTCTTCTGCTCCAATTTCTTTGTTCACATCAGGATGATATTGCTTTGCTAACTTCCTGTATGCTTTTTTTGCATCATCTACTGAAGCATTGTGAAGCAAACCTAGAATATCATATGGATTCGGCATAAAATCATTATACTAATTTGGAAAGCATATTAGTAATTTTATTAGATGGACAAACAGCATTCTCACCAACGCCTATATCAGCGTGTTGTCCAGTTACACCCATAATAGTGCCGTAAACAAGATTGTCTGTACCTATAACCATACCGCCTGATGAACCTTCCAAGATATCAGCATCAACGAAAATAATGTCATTCCAAGCTGGCATATTTACGTCATTTATACTTTGGTGCAGATTAGATACTCTTCCAACTGTTGCTGTGTCGTGAAATCCTTCTGGAGATCCTATAACTGCAACAATGTCTCCCACTTCTACTGTGTCACTGTTGGCAAATTGTAAAGCAGGAATATTTGATGGAATTCTTTCTGCTCTTACTGCTCCAGAATCAATTGTAGGATCAGAAGTTAGAAAAGTGGCTGGAATAAAATTTTTATTATCAAAAGTAATAAGAATTTCTGTCAAAGTTTCATCAGTTGGAACTACGTGTCCAGCGGTAATAATAATATTATTTCCAATGTGAAATCCACTTCCAGACCAGTTTTTCTTTCCAGATCTCACATAAATGGAACAAGAAGCTTGAAGCCCCAATTGTATTGTTTTTTTAATTGGGTCTTCAAGCTTTTCTGTGCTCTGGCTAGTTTTAATCAAACTATCCAAATAATTAACATCTAATTTAAAATTCATTGTATTACTTTATACAAAATCTCATTTTCTTCTAAAGTTCCAAATCTTCTGCTATCATCTGAATTATCCAAATTATCTCCAATAAGATAATAATGGTTTTTTGGAACTTTTAATTCTAGCGTATAAGCATCATCAATATTTTTTGTTTGCACTATTGAACGATATGAATTATCAATAATAAGCTTGTAATATCCTTCTTTCTTCATTACATAATAGTAATATTCTTCTGGAGTATAAAGTATTCTTTTAACGATCAAGGATCTGTCATCACTCAAAGCAACTACTACATCGCTTTTTTTGAAATATTTAGTCTTTTTAGCTAACAAAATTTGCCCACTTTTGTAAGTAGGATACATCGATTGTCCAATAACTACAACTAACTTATAAGGCTGAAAATAAGCTAAAAGTAGCAATATACAACCAATGGCCAAAGAAACAATTAATCTCTTTTTCATGCTTCACCTCTTGTTGTAAAAGGAGCTGAAGACATTTCTTTTTTTTAGCTTTTTGCTCGTAGTTAAGATTTTTTAACAGTGATGTTTGACCAATCAATATTTGCAAGTTTAGGAACACCAGGCCCCCAATTTTGTTCTTCTCCAGGTTGAACTTGATAATTTTGTAAACTTGAAATATTTCTCAATGCAACCATCATATCTTCTTGACAAAATTGGTTTCCAAATTCTGGTAGAAGATTCTGATTTTTCAATGCAGCTTTTATCAATGCACAAATACCAGCAACAAATGGAGCTGATTGACTTGTGCCTGACATTTTACAATAGTTATTATTCAAATGAGTTGAATAAATATTAGTGCCTGGAGCAACAATGTCTACTGTAAAATCCCTTGAAGTGAAAGTGGCTAAATTTCCACTTTCATCTAATGCAGCAACAGCAATAACTTCATCGTATCTTGCTGGGTAATTTACTGCGTGTGAGTCGTTTCCGGCAGCTGCTATAACTACAATTCCTTTGGAAACTGCTTCTTTAATCAAATCGTGAATGAATGCTGGTGGTTCAGATGGTGCGCCTAAAGACATATTAATAATGTCAACATCTAAATCAATTGCTTTTCTCAAACCTGCAGCAATTGTGTCATAACTTCCACCGCCATTATTGTCGAGAACTCTAATAGCATAGCATTTTGCTTTCGGAGCAACACCAACTACGCCAAAATCATTATCAGAACCAGCGATAATTCCAGCAACGTGTACTCCGTGACCACTACCTTGGTCGTTTACGCTTGCTTCAGATGTACAGTTGACAGCTTCATCAGCCTTCCAAGCTTCTACTAAATCAGGGTGTTCTGAAAATCCAGTATCAAGAATTGCAACTTTGATACCTTCACCTTGCTTTGAAACTGCCCAGACCTCTTGAATATTTGCTAAGGCCATACCCCAGTTTTGAGTTTGAGACAATGCTGCAAAAGGAACTGGTGTAACCTTTAAATCTTCTTCAGGAATAAATTGAATCTTATCTTGCATTTTTTTCACCTCGATACAAGTATATTATTCTTTATATATTTTTCCTTATTCCTTTATATTATGTTAAGTATTTGACTTTCAATTGGTGTTCCGTAAATTGTTCCATCATAAGGTTTGACTATAAATGAAATCGCCATATTTCTTAAAACAACAGCGGAATTTAAAAGACTACCTTCAGCTATTTTATTTGACACCCCATTAGTCCATTCAAACCATTCAATATTGGATAAATCTGAAGAGCCATTGAAGTTGTAATAAGCTTGAAGAACACTATTTGCAGAAATCTTATTATCAACTATTATATTTGTAGATTTTATTTGAACGTCATACACATAAGGTGCAGATAAATTCTTAACAATTATAGGTTGAGAAGTGTAAGTAATTCCATAATCAAAATTATCATTTGGCTCAAGAGTTACATACACTTGATCATTGACATTGAAATATCCATTAGCAGCACTCAAATCTGCTTTCCTTTGAACCAATCTATCTCTGTAATTAGGTGTGGTGTCTAATTCTACGGTAGTTGTTCCGCCACCAGATGTTCTTGTTCTGTACCATCTTGTTCTTGGTTTGTATTGTTGATTTTCAGAAATATAATTGTAATCAACATACATTCTAGAAGCACTGGCAATTTGTTTTGTAGATCCAACGGAAGCATAAGAAACATCTGAATTCAAGACCAAACTTTCAGCTTTTAATGATGGAATATTTGTATTCAAATAATGAGAATATACATTTAGATTTGGCACTGAATTATGAGTAAATTCAAAGTTATAAGTTGTTGATGCAGTAGAAGAATATGTCTCTACCTTTAATCCTAATCTATATGTTGATCCTTGAAGAACAAATACAGTGACAATATCGCTCGCAGATTTATTAGTGTCAAATATAATTTTGCCATCATATCTATCTAATTTATATCCACCACGAACTATCTCATTATTTACAAGCACTACAACTTTACTGTCTTCAGGCCATCTACCATTTACAGCATAATAGTTTTTATAATCAGTAGAAACAGTGCCTTCTCCATAAGCTTCATATCTTGATCCTGTTCTGCTAATTGAAACTTGAACAATATTTCCTGTTGGTACTTCTTGTCTAAAAGTAATAGTTCCATTTACATTATCAATTGTGTACAGATTAGCGGTGACAAGAGAAGAATTCAAATATACTTCAACAGTGTCAGAAAGAAGCCAAGTAAATCTCGCATTATCATAATAGACAAAATAAGTAAAATTATTATTTAAGGACTTGATAGAAGTTAGCTTTTCATAAAATAAAGCGTTCGTATATTTATATGATCTTTGTCTTGAAGAAATTATTCCATTTTTGTTTTTGATAAGCTCTTCATAATCATTCCAATTTGTGCTGTTTCCTTTACATATACCCCAAGTTAGTTTAGCCTTATCAGTGTCAGAATAGTCTGTTGAAAGAATATATTCAAAAATATCATCTGTGGAAGTGAGGGCAGATGTAAAGAAATAGTTGACAGCTGGAGATACTTCTGTGTAATACAATTGACTGACATATGGAGAAACAGGAAGACTTGTAGCATTGTTCCATCCTTCTGTCATATCAATTTGGAAGCTTAAATTAGTAATTTCTTTATTAAGTGTTGATGTTGAAGTAAGAATATTCCAATCACTGTAATTCTTTTTATCAGAAGAATACTTGTATTTAACTGTGCAAGAACTATCTACACTTTGACCTGTAGAAACTGTGTATGCTGTGGTGATTGATTTTATAAATTTAGAAGTTTCGAATTCTACAGATTTTGTCCAAGAACCAGCAAATAATGTGTTAGATCCGCCGTGCAATAAAGCAGTGGTAATTCCTGACCAATAAGAACTAGAAGCATCAAAATACAATCCGTCTGTATTCTTTACCAATTGTCTCAAGCTTCCAGTGTTTGTTTTATCATCAACACCAAATGCAACTAATTTTGTGCCACGATTATTCCAACTATAATTTATGTTGTCTTCAATACTTTTTAAAGAAACTGTCGTATTATTATCAGCATCAGAAACAATAAATGTTAATGGAATATAAGAACTGGACAATAGATCCATTTCTTGTTTTGAGTCTATTGAACTATTTGGGATTGCTGCTGGTTGCTGTCCAATCAAAGCATATTCAAGACAGTCATAAAGATTACTATTTTCACCATCAAGTTTCAAAAAGCCAATTATTGATGTGATGGCTATTCCTGAATTTGTAAAACCATTTCCAGTTTCGTGTTTGACAGAAGTGCCAAAAGTCCATAAATCAACAAAAGACAACTGACCATTTACGGGATCATTTGTTCTGTTGAGAATATTTGTTAAAAGATTGTTGAAACCATTTACAAAACCTGATGACATTTGCATAGAAGCAGAATTATCAAAAACAGTAGAAATTACAAATTTTGGTTCAAGATACAAATAACCATCATTACCAGACGTAATGCCGCTTCCTACACCACTATTCCAATTAACTTCAGTGTTATTATAATTGCCAATAGGAACGATAGTTTCTGTTGGAGCATATGCATCGTCATAGTGTGCTTGGAAGAAGAAATCATAACTTGTGCTTATTCCAGTCCAACTAATAGCATTTGAGCTTGAATATCCTAACCCTGAAAATGGATTGTTTGTAGATGCTTTTTTCCACTTGAATAAAGGAACAGAGCTTGCAGTTTCTTTAATAACAAGAGCTAAAGTTGTTGATCCTGTACCTGGTATATCTAATTCGCTTGTAAGATTGAAACTAGTAAAACCGCCAACTTTTACACTAGAAGATGTAATAGGACTAGAAGCTGCCAATTGAGTTTGTGGTCTTACATTAGCGTCAACAGAATAAACATAAGCAGTAAGAGTTGTATTTGCTAAACTATCATTGTAAGAAGAATTTGAAAGACTGTCTTGATCTCTAATTGACAAGAATGCAGAAACTTTTGAAATTGTACTAGCTGTTGATGAAGTGGTGAATGTTTGCGCTAAATATCCAACAGAACCACTATCACTTGAAATAAACCTTATGTCATTTGAAGGCTTGGATGAGAATAAAACTGGGCTGTAACCTTCACTTGTATTTTCACCAGTTCTATACCAGCAATCACCATCATCAAGAGTATACCAAATTCCATTATTAGTACAAGCAATTAAAACATTTTGAGTGATAGAGTTGAATGTTGAAGAAAATACTTGAAGATCATAAACACAAGTAGGAAGTGTACCAATATAGTCAGATCTTTCAAATGTATTACCCTCATCAAAAGATCTATAAACTCCATCATTAGTTCCGATGTAAATTTTGGATTTGCCAGGAGTATTTCCAATAGCAGCCTCTGTGTCAATAGCATAAGAGAAACAATGAAGTCCTCTCAAGAATCTACTATCAACAATAAAGTCAGAAGAATTTACATCATCAGGGTAAGAATATTTCCAGTTTCTTACCTTTAAAATTCCATCATTTGTAAGGATGAATAATGGATTTGCATAAGTGGTTGTATTCAATAAGGAAGGAACGCTATATGCTTGGAAAGATTTGTAATACTTATTTACACCTTCAGGATTACCAGCACTAAACATTTTTCTAGGCACAAGAAATGATGAAAATGATGCAAATTGAGTATCATTACCCATTACATAATAGCCATCATCTCCTGCTGCATGTAAGCTTTCGTATTCTTGAACATTACCTAAACTATTTTTGACATATGCGCCTTTGAAAATTCCATTTACATTGTTAATGGTGAGTTTTAAGAAATCAGACAAGAAATTGGTTGTTCCTAACTTAACACTTAATCCATCACTTGTTGCAAATGCTTCAAATAAAGTGCCATTCCAAAAGCCTGTGAGATAAGCATTTTGTCTTGCTGATGATGTTTGTTTTGTCCAAGAACCATCATATTTCCAAAGACCATTAGAAGCACCAGCAATTACTTCAAGATTAGGATTAAGCGTGATATAATTGGCATCAAAAGCGCCATCTAATGTACTTTCAAGTTCCCAATACCCAGTATATTTCCAAACACCCTTCTCTGTAATGATTCTTGTTCCAGTGCCATCTTTTGTCAGCCCAACAATTCCCTTCACTTGGATTGGATCGTTTTCAAAATCATTCGCAGTAGGGATGAGTTGAGTTCTATTTTTGAAAGATGAATTCAAGCTATCAAATTTAGCATTACTTGAAAAATTATCAATTAGTAATGTATTTTTCAAGCCTCTAGTGTCTGTCTGTGAAATTGTTGGTGCAGTGAAATCAAAAATAGTTGAATTTAATGATTTAATTTTTCTTGCTAATTCTTGAATGTTAGAATTATTTTCTGATGCTAAATTATAAGTTTGATTGGATATAGCAAGATATAAATCATCTTCTAAACCAGATACAATTTCGTTCTTAATTCCATAAACTTCAGTGGCAACATCGTAAGTGGTTGTGCTAGTAAGTCTTGCTACAGATAAAGTAATTTCAATAGGATAAACAGTATTGTCAAAAGATTTTACCACTGCCATCTCAAACTTATTGCCAGCCTTCAATTGAATCAAAGAATAATCGCTAATTCTTTGATTTACGTAGATTTTAATATCAGTATTGGAGTTTGGTTTAGTTAGTAATGCAATAGGGCTTTTAGTCTTATATAAGGGCACATAAGTAGAAGCATGAGGTTTTGTTCCAGCATCAGAAATTGTTGGGAAATCATTTACTATAGATATCTTTACATTATCAATATCACTCTTTAATACTGATTGTGTGAAAGTAATTTTGCCTTCTGATGAGCTGGAATAAAATGGTATAGTACTAGGCTCATTGTTTATATAGGTGAAAAGTCTAGTGCTATCTGTTTGAGTGTCGTTCCAAAAGCTAGTGGTAAAAGTGTTGAAACTCTTCTCATAATAAACTTGATCGCCAGGAACATAAGAAGATCCCATAGCTACCATTTGATAAGGATAGTTTAAGGTAAAGTTGGTGATTTGATTGTAATCTTTATCAAATACTGCGAATTCTGTTTCATTTTCAGAAAATGTATCGTTGGGTCTCTTCCATCTATAATTCAAAGAAACTGTACTAGATACGTTTACATCTTGCCATAATAGTTCAGTGCTTACAAAAATACCATTAGTTGTTCCAGCATATAACTTGCCAAAATTACTACCATCATCAAAACTGTAAAGTGCATTTGCTGAACCTTGGAAAACAGGCTCCCAAAAAAGTTCTGAGTAGGCTACAGATGTTCCTAAAGATGATTCTTGAACTCTTGCAACACCATTAGAATGTCCAATAAAGTAATCTGTTGGAAATATTGTTGAATTTCTTTGAGCAACACAATTAATTACTGAACTTGAACCAGCCCCAGAAGGTGTTGAATTTTGATATATCTTTAGCCTTTGAACTTCCCATAAGACATCAGAAGTGCCAAAATCAAAAGCATCTTCAACTACAAGATACCAAGTACTGTCGCCATTTACAGTTCCGCTTGATGCATATACTGTTTTCCAATTAATAAATTCAGCATTTACATCAAGTTCGGTAGATCTAGTCCAACTTCCAGCAGATGCAACATATATTCCATTTTCTGCTTTGTTGGTTTGATTTTTAACAAGAACAATATTACCGGCACTCACAGCAACACCATCAATAGTTTGTATACCAGTGAGATCTATATCTTCTGTAGTGGCGCATAAAGCATTTGAGAAAGATGCTGTTGATTGTGAAAATGGAAGAGACCAAAACTTACCTGTAGCATCTTCATAATATTTTGCTGTGTGAGTGATAAATGCCTGATAATCATTCCACCAGATAATATTATTTTTGTATGCGCCATCTTTTATCCAATAAATTCCCTTTACTTGCTCGTTAAATATTTGTGATAATTGGCTGAAATCTCCATAGTACAAACCTTTAGTACTAGTTCCAATTGCTCCAACATACAATACTCTTTGAATTGTGATATCGTCAGTCTCGCCAGCAACAAATGTAGTCTTTTGTGTCGATAATTCTTCAATTGCAGAAAGATTGTAAATATTTGTTATAGCCACACCAGAAGAATTATAGAAGGTTGAAATTTCATTCCAATCCCAATTTTGATATGCTGTATTGTCTGGGATGATGGCATAGTAAGCTTTATCTGATGTCAAACCATATTGATAAGTTTGATATGTTCCGTCAGCTAATTTATCAGAAGAAATTTTGAAACCAACTAATGTTTTTGCAATTCCACTAGCATCTCTTGGTAATTTTAGATCTTCCCAAACATTGCTTGTATTGTTGTAATAAACTTTTCCTAATGAAGTGAAAACATAAACATTTTTGAAATAATTTTCATTTGTTGGATAAATTATGTTATCTTGAAGCGATAAAATCTTTCCATAATCATTTTGCCAGTTAGTTGTTTGCGCTGTATTACTGCCTAAATTGAAGCTAAACAATCCTCTAGAAGACGCAGCATAAATCAAGTTCAAACTAGTGATAATGTTTGCACTCTTATAAAAAGCGCTAATATTATCGTTGTATTGAATGTAAGAATTAGTATTTTGAGGATATAAATATGACTTGCCAATTCCAGTGGTTAAGTATTTATCTGGAGTAAAAGTCAAAGGTTGCTTATATCTATTTTCGCTATAATGATTGATCTTTAAATTATTTATTGATATCTTGCCTGTAGATACACTGTTGGCAGATAAATTCTTAATGTAATCATTTGTAAGATCATTCTTGATTTCAGTTTTACGTGCTTTGATTACAACAGAAAAATCAAGGAAAGTATATTGAGCGTAATTTGGAATTGTATTCTTGAGTAAAATACAACCAGAATTTGGGTTGATTGTATAGTGTACTGGATCTATCAATGTTTCTGCCAAGTAAACTTCAGCAGTGTCATATTGAAAATCTGTCCAAGCGAATAATGTGTAAAGGTCAGTGGTCAAACCAGCAGCGTCAGTAAATTGATAAATTGTTCCATCACTTAACTTTATGTATGTGTTTAATGTGAGGGCGGTAGATAATATTTGTTGGCTTGCATTTACTGCAATTAAAGTCTTGTCAACAGCATATGGCAAATACACTTCGAGTTTAGATGTTGATTTGATGCTTTGGGTAAGATAAATTTTATATGGACTACTAGATTCGCTTATTGTGTAATCAAGACTGGAAAGAATAGTTTCATCAAGTTTTACAATTGGTGTGCCGTAAGATGAAATGGTGTCGTTAAATAAAGTACCATCAGCATTCTTTAATATAAAAATAGAATTGTTTTCATAGCTAGAAATTCCATCATTAGAAGAAGCTGTAAGTACCAAATAATTTCCAAGATCTATCTTTGCTGCAGTGTTAATTTCACCAAGATGTTTATGCTTCAAATAAGATAATTGAAGCTGTCTTTGAAATTCTCCAGCAGTTTCATTTATTTGATTTCTTCTTTCTTCGTAGACTATTTCTGAAACAGTATTGAAATCAGTGTAAGTTGTATCTGCTTTGTAAATGACAGTGGCTAGATATACAGCATTAGAATATGTGTTGTATTTGGAGTCTGGAATTGATGGAAAAGATATATTACAAATTTCATCTGACAGGGTAGAAATTCCAGATTCAGCCCAGGCATAAAAAGTATTTGCTATTGTTTGTCTAAAGTAGCGTGGTTTTTCAGTCTTGGCAGCATATTTATCAATAATTCCATCACCAGTGCTAACTTTGATACATTGTTTGAAAGCATCTTGGAAATAAAGATTTGATGAGCCTAAAGTAAAGTTTGCTGATGAAACAACACCAAGCCATAGTGTTTTTTCATTGGTTGATCCAGAACTTACATAAACAACAAAATTATCGGAATAATCAGATGTAGTATCAAGACTTGAATGTCTGGTCCACGTTGAAGCGGACACAGTATATACGCCATTTTGTGAAGCTGTGGATTGATTTTTTACTAATACAAGATTGCCAGCAACAACAGAAATTCCATCAATTGTTTGTGCGCCAGAAAGAGTGATATTTACGGTGGTAGCTGCTAAACAAGATACAGTGAAATCAAGATCGAGTAATGATAATTTCTGTCCATATTCACTTGTGGCGCTTGTGTTGTATCCATCAATAAGTAGTATTTGATCAGTTCTGTTATCAGATAGTTTAGATACATCCCAGCCATTTATAACTCCAGGGCCAAAAAAAGAATAAACGCCTGAAAAATTAGATTCAGCTGTAAGCATATTTTCATAGTCATAACCTGGATACCAAATATCGCCAAATGATGAATATAAAAACTTATAAATTGATGTACGATTAGACATTACTACCTACGGAGTTGGGTTGAATTTAATGCTAGCATCTCCTATGTCAAGTTGTACGGCAAAATCATAGACCATAGATGGAGTTGTTCCTACGCTTGTTAAGAATATTCCAAATCTAATTTTGCTTGATGCTTCTGACAATTCGAATGTTTGATTAGGTGAAATTACTGTGTAGTTTGCAAAATTGAATGTTTCGTTAGTATCACTAGAAGTTGTATATCCGTACACGATGCTACCATTGTTTTTTAATTCGTTAGAAGTGAGTAAACCTCTTTTGATCATTGGAGCATCAGTGTCATAATTATTAGTATCAAACATTCTAGTAAAGAAATAACTTCCTGATGATGATGTGTATGAAAGAGTCAAAGATAGTAATTCTGGTGTAATATTAGGAGTTGCAGTGATAAGTTCAACCTTATATTGCAACCATTTTCCAGAATAAGCTGAAAGATCTACAGAAAGAGATTGTGCAGTTGTTGGTGCTAAACTATCATTAATACTAGATAATGATTGCGCATCACCATAAGAAGCTGCTAAACATTCTGCTCTTGTATTTCCAGTCTTTACATAAATTTTTATTTGAGTTCCATTATCCAAAGTTGTATCTGGAGTAGATGGATATTTATTTAATATTAAGGCAACAATCTGTGTCCAAGTAATAAGAGTTGGTACATAAATTGGCTGAACTTCATAAATACCGTACTCTCTGATTTTACGGTCAGGAGCGTAAACTGGGTAAGCTCTTGAAGGGGGAACATAAATCCCCTTCCTAGATAGCGAGTTGTCAGCGTTCTTTTGAATTTGATAGATAACGCCTGAATTATTAGTTGTAGATAAATTCTGATTATTAGTATTAGTATTTGTCGTTGTTGTGGAGCCAGTGCCAGCATTTACTTGCCCTTGTGTTGGGTTATTATCTTGATTGTTTTGAGTGTTTCCAGTGACAGGGTTTATCGTTGTATTTGAATTAGAAACAACAGTAGTATTTGTGTATTGAATGAATGAACTTGTATTGTTTGCAGTGTTAGCTACTTGAATCATTCTGTCGCTTATAACAGGAAATCCAGTTGTATGAGCTGGTAAAGATACACCTTGAATATTTCCAGCTTGATCTTTAAATCTAGCATAAATATATCTGCTATTATTTTCATACGGAGTGTTTGTAAATTCATAAACACTACCATCCATACCAGCACCATAAAAAGTGTTTCCAATAGCTGTTACAGACTTTATTTTGCTAGAACCATAGAATTGAGAAGTTGGAACTGTCTCAAATGTTTCTCCAGTGTTCTTTTGCCACAAGAATTTAAAAGTTGTACCAGATCCCACATTATTTGTAGTTTGAAGCTTGATTTTTAAAACATCACCTTCAAGAACATTAAAAGCGTTAGCAGAATAAAGCGTTGACAATGTTGTTGATTGATTGTAATTACTTATCTGTAAAGTATCATTTACAAACAAGTTATATCCTACACCACTATCTATCCTGAATGATAATGCGCCATCTTTAGAAGCTAATACTGCACCTTCATACGTGATAGAACTGTTCGTAAAACCAACAGGTGGTATGAATGAACTTCCAATTGCTCCAGTATAATTTATTGCTTCAGTTTGTCCTCTATACGCAATAAAATTATAACTTTCAATGTCTCCTATGTCTGTCCAAGTAATACCAGATCCGGTGTAAGATCTCCAAGTTGAATTAAGTAAATTAGTGTCGTAAGAATAGGAAACAATTTTTTTAAAACTATTTATTAACTTAAAGTATCCATAAGTTCCATTGTCAGCGCTAATATAAATATAATTGCTATTTGGATCATCATATATACTGAAAATATGATCAGCATATGTGTCATAAAGTTTAGCCCAAGAATTAGCTGTTGCATTTGTAAAAGATAACTCCCAGATTTGTCCACCCCTAAATCCAGCCATAACAGAATTTCTAGTAGATGATTTAGCTAAGCACTCAACGTTGTCAAAGTTAGATGACAATGTTTGTACCCACTCAGCATTATAATATTTATAAATAGCTGATGCTCCACTACCATAGGCACCTCCAACACCAACATAAAGAGTAAATTCTTTAGCAGTAAGAGCAGAAACTTGATCATATGAAGAGAAAGTCTTAAGTTCTGTAATTGCTTTTCCATTAAATTGATAAACTGAAGAAGCACTAGTGGCTCCTTTAGTGGATCCCAAGAAAAGATTATTACCCAAAGAAGTCATAGAAATAATTGGCTTCAACAACTTATAATTTGTAGTTGATAATGGGTCTTTTGCGTTTAAAACACTCCAAAATTCGCCATTATAAGAAGTAAACACAAGCCCGTAATTAGTACCTGCGTATGCTCTCCCGTTAAATACGTGAATACAAGTAATTTGGTATTTTTCAGCTATAAGAGATTCATTTAAGATTTCATAAACTGCTCCACTCTTGTAAACAAACATTTTATGGTTTGCTGCAATTAATATCTTGTCATTGAATGCACAGATAGCAGTTATTTCAGAAGCGGCATTTCCAGTCTTTTTTGACCACAAATAAGCAGCATTAGTTAAATCTATATTAGTGAAAGTTGTCTCACCAGTAGAAAAATCTATAAAACCTTTTGAATCAGCGTTTGGAAAAGAAGTTGCATCTCTAAAATCTGAAAATCTTGAAATTTGTGCTGAGACAACATCTGAGTATTGATCATAAGCAGCAAGAGTTATGTCGCCTCTTTGATCAATAGTGAAGTAATCTCCTTGGTATGCAATTCTAGCAGCATAAAGTGATATTGGTGTGGTAAAAGTAAAGCTTAAGTAATCTGTTGTTTCTGGGTCTGCAATATTCTCGACAATATCTTCCCAATCTGATATTTTAGTTCTCTTAACTTGAAGAATATATGTTTTAGTGTTTTTTGCAGTAGCTCCAACAATTAAGTTGGTAACTGTTGGATAAATATTATTAGCAGAATTTGTAACATCTTCATATACTGGATTGAATTTTTTGTATACGTAGTTTGCTTGTTCATTACCAATCACTTCATATTTAGAAAGATCTGAACTCCCACCATAAACATTTACTTCCTTAAATGGCACTTCGTAAATATCAAGCAAGTAATCTTTAGAAGACAATTCTGCTGAAGCTGTATTAAATGCTGTTATTTTATAATATGGTGAAGTATTTGCAATTCTAATCCAAGTTGTATCGGTACTGTTATAATAAGCAAATTCAGAATCACTATTAACAAAGTTGGCAATATCAATAGTTGCAGATCCAACAGTAGGAATTGGTAAATTGTCTAAAGTTATATGAATCCAATAGGTAGTGTCTACTGTTAAAGTTAAACCTGTATTTGAGAATGAGTAAGACTCAAATGATGTGGTCAAGTCATCAATTTGTATGCTAGCAAATGATCCTAAAAGAGTAGATGGAGTATCATTTGTAGCATCGTGCGTGTAAATAGCAACATTGATTCTGTCTCCCAAGTTCACAATGCTTCCAGTCTTCTTTAATTTGAGAATAATAGTTGATATGTTTTGATCTTTATCAGAAACAATCTTAAAAGCATTTATAGTTTGAGTAAATGAATATGAAGATGTTGTGTCAGTATATTCTGTTGTAATAGAAGAATAACCAGTGCCAGAAAAATAATGAACTTTGATACCAGGATCAACATCATCTGCTTTTCTGTTTAATATCAAAATGCCTTTAGGAGGGACAGTATCATAAATAACACTGGCATTAGGATAGAATTCAGACTTAACAAAAATATCTGTTGTCTCATCCTCAATTTCGTATCCTATTGAAGTGTTATTATTTAGTGCTTCATTCCAATATTTAGGATCGAAAAACCCGTAGTTATCATACGCCATAATTTGATATCAAAAGCGGTTCAAAATTTGCAACAAAGTTATTAGAACTATCTTTCAATGCTGCAGCTCCGCCATCTCCACTATAACCAACTTTTACTATGCTGTTATAATTTATCTTATTGTAAAGCGATAACTTTACATCTGTTGAAAAAGTAATTCCCAATCCTGTTGCTGATTTTATAGGAGTAAATTGGCCATCTATTGAAACGTTAAAAGTTTGAATTCCTGTAGACGGCAACATTGGTCTAGAGTTATTTTCTGTAAATTTCAAATAAATATCTTGCCCATTTTTATCTATATAACTATTTGTTGTATCCAATGTAGGAGCAGTAGTATCTGTCAAAATATTTGATGCTTTTATTGGACTTGATAAACTTGCAACCTTATTGGCGTTAGAAGTTCTATCTGTAATAAAATTAGAGACAGGCTGGGTGTAATTTACTGTGACTATATCTTCGGGCCCATAATAAGAAGACATTGTTAGTAGATAAACTGTTGTTGCTACTCCGCTAAATACTAAAGCTGAAGCACCAATACTTGAAATTGTTTTTGCAACATTTGTATATGAAACTCCAAAGCCTGTAGGAGATTCTGGAGTCGTAGTTGTAGACATTCTTACATAAACAATATTTCCAGAAACTCCAGTACCAGTGTAAGCCTGAGTAATTCTAGGTAAAAATGTAGTGCTTGTTAAGTTTGTTACTGCATTACCGGCAAAAGAAACAGCATATGTCAAGCCAGTTCCAGTACTATCCTTAATTTTATAAAAATCAGAAATAGGCTGTGTGTAGGTTAAAGTAACTGGATTGGTTGAGTCATCAACTCCTAATCTGGAATTAAGATCAAGAACAATCACTTTGCCATTTGTTGCGCTAGCTGGATCTAAAACATAAGCACTTGAAATTGCAATACCAGAACCGTTCTGACTTACTGCAAAACCACTTATGCTAGTAATTGGAAGAAGGGGTGGAGTAGCCTCTGTGTAATAAACGTAAACTTTTGTTCCGTCTGTGCTTGTGGTTGAATAATTATATAGAGGGGCATTTGCTTCTTTGGTAAGATTTGTTATGCCTACTCCTGTAAATGATGTTACAAATGATTTTTGTGTATCGTTGTCAGATAATTTTGTAACTGTGCTGCCAAATCCAGTAGAGTCATAAGAAACAAATACTGTTTGAGCAGTTAAGGCTACCCCACTTCCATTATACGAAGAATCTACAATTCTGTCAGAATCTGCTAAAATTAACTGTAATGTCTTTGGTGAACTGGCATCAATAAAAGTGGACGAAGGAGTTACAGTGGTTGCAATAGCTCCAAATTTTTTCGTTACAGAAAATCTTAATTGTAATCCAGTGGCAGGTTCAAGTCCAGTGCTATCTATATCTTCAAAGTTTAAATAAATTCTTTTTCCATCAAATGAGGTGTATGATAGATTAGTCAAACTTGTAGAGATTCCAGGACTAGCACCACTGAAAGCTATGAATGTATTTCTTAAATCTTCGCTCATTATGGTTTGATATTTCCGTAGTGTCCGCTCAAGAACAATTTGCCCTTATAACTTATTGCTGTTAATGGTCTTATAACACCGTACAAAGTGTAGTTTCCAGCATTGTCAAATACTTTTTTTCTTTCAAATGTAATATCTTCTAAGAACCAACTTTCAGCGTTAGAGTTATAGTAGAAAATTTTACTTTGTCTATCATTTGGATTTTCAGAAATTTTACTACTAATAAATCCATCAGTAGCACTATATAATGTTCCATCGTGGTAAGTGAATAACCTAATTCCACCTGTTGAAGGAAGAACTACAGATTGATTAAAATCAATTACTTTATAGTTTGTGGGCTCATATTTTTCACCAACAATGAAAGATACATCTGAATATCCAACTAAAGAATTTCCAGCATCATTATATAATTTTCCAAACTGAATGTATGGGTGATCATAATCATTAGAATTAGCTGTCGAATCTAAATATTTCGGATTATATGTGTCTAGAGAAATAAAATTTTTCTTTTCAATAAATGGATTTTTTTGTTGACCAAGATAAATCTTTATATCTCTATCTTCAACAATCCATCTTATTTTAGAAAGCTTGTTATTAATATCAAAGACATCTTCGTTAGATTGAATCTGTATTAAATCTATAAAAATTTCGTCTGGTCTCTCATTATTTTCTGGAAGATCTGTAAACTCTATCTGCAATTTCCCAATAGTTCCCTTCCAAATAGGTGAGATTTTATATTGAATATAATCATCAGATGTATGTAATGCTGTTTCTGCGCTTATGTTAAAAATTCCACCATCATAAGCCCAATAAGCTTTGATCTTTCCAAGACACAACACTTTTGATTTTGGTTTCGCTTTGACACGAATTGAAATAACTGAATTTAAATCAACATCCAAACTCAAGTTATCAATAACTATGGATGGGTTGCCAGTCAAAGCTGGAATAATTTTTAAGACATATTTGCTATATGAATCATTGAAAACATCATAGTTTATTTCTGTAGTTGCTGTTAGTTCTGTGATAAATTGACCAATAGCCCAAGACTGTACATCAGAAGAAACTGTACCGTTAGAAACAGAATAGAACTGCCAATCTGCTACTAGACCAGTTGTTGTTAAAGTCTTTTCAACAGAATTCATTCCACTTGATAATTTCAATGTTGTAGAATTGAATTCTATAGAGTATTGACCGTAAAGATCTGCAATTTGGAAACCTTGATATCCAATAAGTGAATTTGTTGGAATTTGTTCTGAACTATTTAATGTAGTTTCATTACGCAAATCTGATGAAGTGGCGGCTTGACTTGTATTTAAGTTTATAACTTTAGTTTCAAATGTGTAACTTGGTTTATAAACAACAAAATTTCCAGATAATAAATAATTAGAATAATTTAATAAATATCTATTTCCTGTGTTGATATATCCTGTTTCAATGTAAAAACCTAAAACTGTACTACCCGAAACGATGTATTGTGTAATATTTACTAATGATGGAGTATTATTGACCCCATTATAAACATAGACACCATTATAAATACCATTAGTGCCAGATGAAGTTTGATCTTTTAGTAGAAACAAGTCATTTATTACAAGATCGTGTCCATCAATTGAAGTGAAATTATTCCAACTTGATATTGCTTCCCAAGATGCGCATTTCACATCAATATAGTTTTGGCTTGGAAGATTAGCTCTTAATAGTTGTTCCCAATCAGATCCTTCAGAAATTTCATATAATCTAGATCCAAAAGCAGTAGCACCAGTAGAAGATACTGTATTTCCCTTAATTACCAAAAATTCGTTAAATTGTTTAGGATTGTTATCTTGTGGAAATCTTGCAATAGCTACATTGTCATCATTTCTAGATAAGATATTGCTGTCATATGAATAATATTGTGCTGGAGCTGGATCATTCATAAAAACTTCATCAAACCTTATAGTAGTCCAACTTTCATCAGTTTCTGGATTTGATAATGGTATTTCAGAATAGGACCAAATTTCTGGCTTTTTGTCTATTCCAGCTAATACTTGGTTTTTTCCAACTGATAAGCATCTAATACCAAAATCTATTGCTTCATAATCAGTAATATTGTTTGAAATGATGGTAGATGTTTCTAAAGATTCTGTTTCAGTTTCTTTAATAATCACTTCTTCTGTAATTAAATTTGTAGGCTCTGATAATGAAATTGAAAGTGATCTTGAATATCTGTGTATTTTTTTATTTAAACAACCCAAGAATAATTTATTGTAAGCAGAAACCATAGAAAGAATGCCACCAGAATTTGAAGCTAATTCTCCAGATGGATAAACTTGCTCCCATTGACTTCCACTATATGCAGTGCTTAATTTCGATCTAAATAATCTTGGTAATTGATCAGAAGCAACATACAAATATGATTCAGCTTCGTGTTCAAATTTATGTGTAATCATAGATGAAGCGGATAAATCTACACTATTTTCTTGAAGAATAAAAATAGGCCCACTTACATATTCGCCATTATAAAACCAAATTTTTCCAGATACACCAGCTAAATAAATTCCGTCATCAGAAGCAATCATAGAAGTAATTGCTCTTTCACCCTGATTAGAAAAGTCAATAATTTTTTCAAAAGATACAAGATTAGCTGTATGTATTGAAGCGTAATATCTTTCTAAAACTACATTGATAGTAGAAGCAGTAATAGGAGTTTGGAAAATTAGATAATTCTTATAATCATCAACACCATAATTTACAGAAGAGTTTACAGTAAGTTCGTCTTGTGAATTTACTTTGTAGATTCTTCCTAAATCATCTGAATTGGTGCCAACAAGTTTAAAAGCAGTTCCAGCAGCGTAGGCAGGATCTAAACTGTCTACTAAGGAAATATTTGTAATTCTTTTCTTTGTGATTCCAGAAAAGTATAATATTTTCTCGCTATCGTTAGGACCTTTCCAAGAACAACTAGCAGTAAAAATTGTTGGCACCATTATACTTTTGGTCTCCTAATTGCATTCCACTTAACTTCAGGTTGTGTAATATTATTTCCAAAATCTCTAAATTTAATTTCGACTTTTTTAACTCCATCACTTTCGCCTGTAAAATCAACCTTTACATATGAAGAGTAAGGTATCCATTCTGACCAATCACCATTTCCAGAATCTAATAATCTTCTTATTTGGAAGTCTTTTATGCCAGTTACTAAGTCAAAACCATCAATTTTCATCCAAGATTCAGGCAAGTTAGATAAAAAAGTTTCTTGATTTGTTTTAGGATTAAAGAAATTAACTGTTCCATAAGGTTCTTGTGTGTCAACTAATGCTTGAGAAGTGGCGACAAAACTTAATGGATTAGATTCAGAAACATTACCCATATAATCCATTAATTGCACCCAGATTTTTCTTTGACCAGAAAATCCAATATTTTGATTTTGGAATGCTGTGTTTTGTGGTCCTAATGCATAATAATTCAAATGACCATAAAGATATAAATAATATGAATTTTCGCTGTTAATTATAAATTTATTCCAGGGTAACCAAGATGTGTAGTTTATAAAAGAATTATCTATTTCTTTTCCAACTCTAAATGCAAGAATTCCAGAGTCATTATCTTCTGCTTGAATTGATAATTGCACCATTCTCAGAGTAGATTCTGTAGCAACCAAAATGTTCGGTGCTTGTCCAAGATAAGATGGAGCATTAATGTCAACTCTTGATACGCTACTTAATTTAGTAGGGTAACTTGAAATATTACCGTGAGAAATTGCTCTCACTCTATACTGGATTGCATTATTTTGAGTAGAATTAGCTGCCTTTTCCTCATATTTAGTATGAAGTTTATGCCAAAGGTTGTTTGCTCTTCTATATCCAGTAAATTCGCCATTTTGAATATAGTCAACATCAGAAAGTTCTATACCATTAGCTCTGCCAAGTGCTGAGTTAAACGGTGCAGATATAGCTACCCAAATTACATCAGATTGAGAAATATTACTATTCCAATCTGAATCATCTAATTTCACTTGAACTAAATTATTATTAGGACTATTGGTAAATCCTGCTAGAAATGGATTGTAAGAAATAGATTTCCAAGATGTCAATGGATTACTGTAGTCTGGTAAAGAACCAATATTTCCAAAGAATCTTATTTTTAATTGGTCCATTGGGAAAGATTTATCATTAGCATCCCAATGTAATTTAAATTCAAATAATTTTGGTTTTGTTGAAGATACAAAACTTGAAATTTCACCAATAGTTATAGATTTAAAGAAAGTAGTGCTTATAAATCTGTCAACTAAATTACCATTGAATGTAACATTGGATTTGTACCAATTTGTGTTAGCATTTATGGTTCCTCCAGTAACTCTCAAAGGCATATTGTAATCTGTAGTGGTTATAGCGAATCCTGAAACAGATTTGATATAAACTCCATTTTCAGTGTTGTCTATTTGATCTTTGACAAGAATCTTACTTCCAACTGTTAGAGATGACAGTGCAGTTCCATCGATTGTCAAAGAAGTTATGTTAGTAATTGAAATATTAGTACCAGTAGTTGTTAAAGAAATCTGATCTGGAGTTGGTTGTGTAGCACTAAATGTCAAATTAGAAGTTCCTAAAGTAATAGGATCAGGTGTTGTTAAATACCATTTTGTACTAGCCAAATTATAATCCATTGGAATTCTAACAAGCATTCCTGGATAAACTTCTTCGCTAGCATTCATTTCAGAAACTCTATCTAATCTCCAAGTTGTTGTTGCTGTTCCAACTCTTGATTGATAATAAACGCCATTTTGTGATGTAGTTGCTTGACCTGCTACAAAGACATAATCTGATGTAGACGTTACAAAACCACCATTTAAAACTAAAGTGCCAGCAGTTCCAGCACTCAATCTATTAGATGAATATGTTGGAGTGTTTGGTAATGGTGTGAAACTATAATATTTAGCATCAAGAGTTAATTTTGGTAAAGTACTTGCAGTCTCATATTGAAAGTCAATTAAGTCAGTTAGCCCACTTAATAATTTTTGACCCAAATAGTGCTTTGAATTTGTAAATCCTTCGTCTGACAAAAGTGTAGTTTTGATTGTACTATCATTATCAAATTGCTCTTTGAACAAATTGGGAATTCCAGACCATTTAAGATCTTGGAAATATGTAGAGCCATCAGAATTATAAGAGCTTTTTCTTACACCAAAACTAGCAAAATAGCCTAATCCTGAAGTGTTTGAGTTGATAGGTAAAAGCATATCAACAACACCAACAACATTGATACCACTTCCGGTAAGTTCCTTAACTAGCAAGAATGTTCCAGTATATGTTTTGTTCTTGAATCTACCAGTGTAAGAATTTGGTAATTGATCTGTAATTTCAAATAAGAATTTTGTAATATCTGCTTGAGGCTGATATGATCTTAATACTTGTCTCTTAAGTTTGTTATCTTCGCCTCTGTAGGAAACAGAAATTTCATTCTTTTCTCCACTAAACTTAACTAAAATAGTTGGAGCATTAAGTGGAGCATCAGAATAAGCAAATCCATCATCACATCTTACGCCAAAAGGTCTATCCCAATTTACGGTGAGATTGTTCTGAGTATGTGATCTGTATGAGGAAACTGAACTAAAAGCAACATATACATCATCAGATCCGTGTTTGAAAGCTAATTCAAATCTACATCTGTTGCTTAAGGATGGTTTATATAATTGAAGTTCATAATGTACTGGAACTGCATATGTCCCTGTGCTATCCAACTTGTCAATTTCATATAACTGAGGGGTAACATTAGTAGTGAAAGTTAAATCAGAAGGAGCATCAGTAAGTACAATAAAATCTTCATTTACAGAATCACTCCAGCCATACTCGATTTCTGTCACTGGTGAATTAATAATTGATATGTCATCATTAGTACAGTCACCAATGTCAATAGAAAGTTTAGATTTTCCCTGAGCTATAAATAGCTCCTCAAGAACTAATCCGCCAGAAAAAGTTGTTCCTGTAGCTTGGGAAATTTGATAGCCGAAAGCACTACCTACAGATGAACTACCAAAAGATGTCAAAATAGCATTGCCTAACAAATAACTCTTCTTTGATGCTACAGATTGATCTAAATATGGTGTGTAATAAGCTTCTACCATACATAAATTTGTAGTACCCATTGAGGAGTAATACATTTCCATAACACCGCCGGATTGTAATAACGGTAGAATACTGTGAGGTAATGTAGTAGTTTGTTTGCTAGCACTGTCTGAACCATTTATTCTTGTGTAAAGATATGCTATAGGATTGTCATTGTTTGGTATATCTACTCTACAAACAATTTCATTACCATTTGCACTTGTATCAGGAGCAGCATAAAGTTTCATAAATGCTTGTGAAGTTACTGCAACTCCAGAAGTTGTGAATGAAAATCCAGCTTGTGTATAGAAATCAGTTTTGTTTGTAGATGATGCTAATTTTGTTCTGCTGTAGAAAAATGCACCTTTACCATAACTTGCACTTGTTAGTCCAATGTTTGCACCTAAAGAAAGTGATGAAGAAGAATAATTTCCATCAAAATATCTAAATGTATTAAGGGTTGTAGATGCTATTGAAGCTGATGGGATAAGTGTTCTTTTGACACTATTACGAGCAGAATAAGCATCGTATGTTCCACCAGTATTAGAAATTTCATATACACTTGCTACATATCTTCCAATTCCTGAAGATTCTGTTTGTGCTGCTACTTGATTTCCACTTACAAAAGATAAGAGTGTATTTTTGCCAGTATATCCAGTTTTTGCACTTGGAATTTCTGGAAAATCAGGATTTACGGGTATTTGTCCTTCCCACCTAATTTGATCAAAAATTCCATAACCCATTGGATACTCAATATCGGTACCATTGGGGCCTTCAAGCACTGCCTTCATATAAACAGTTGAAAGACCACCAGATGCGCTTAAAGGCCAATTGTAAACCTTGAATAAACCAGTACCAGCTATTGGAGCGGCCATTGTTCCTTGATTTAATGTGGTGTCAAAGAAATATAATGGGTTTAAGGTGTACTCATAGTCATAGTCAGGATCATAAACATAAGAGCTTGAGGGCCAGTTAGATATGGCTATAGTTGATGTTGAATCAAATTCTGGATCATTTGAAAGATACAGAGTTTTTATTCTTCTTAAATAGGATAACTCACGGGTGCCACTATCTCTTACTTCAAAACTAAAAGTAAGAGTATTTTTATTATTATCAAGTGTAGGATCTTTAGAATATGAATTGCTAGAGTAAGGTTCACCTAGATTAATAAATTCAGATTGAAGATATCCACTTGTAAGATTATTGGGTAAAATTATTGAAACGTTATATGGCACTTGTAACCACCGCTAAACAGGGAATATTAAAATATTCTTTGCCAGCCGATGTAGCCCCTATAAAAGTTGAAAATCAAACTGGAAAGGTATTGATTTTTGTACAGTTAATGGGCAATGTACATCAAAATACATAAATCCATCTACATAATCTATATTGTTGTATCTGCCCTGCTTATAAAAAGTGTATGAAGCAGAATACACTGATATGTCATTAGTTGAGTCAGAAGAAACAAAATACATATCAACATACACTGGTGCTTTCACTGTATCCAGGCCATTAGGAAGATAAACCTTGAGTTGCAGATTAGGTGAAATATCTCCAGCAGAAAGAGTACTTTCTATAATTGTATTACAAAATATTTTAAAATAAATTGTTTTAGACACTGGACCAAAACCAGTATTATAATATTCGATATCATCTGTTGAAGAGTTTGCGTCAATCAATGCTGGAACAGTGGAAATAACAGGGTTTCCTTGTCTTACTGGTCTTGGCATAGACAAAGCTGAATCATCATAACTTCCAATAGAAAATTCAGGCATTTTGCAAGTGTCATCTATAATAAATGGGTTGGTTGCATTAAAGGCTTTAAAATTTTGAGATTCAAAACTCTTAGCGAAAAAGTTTAATTCAGAAACCATCAAACTATTATCAGGTTTATCTAAAATAATGATCAATGTGTCATTAGATTCAAAACTATATTTTGTATTTTTAAAATCAATTACATAATCCTTATCACCCTTAGAAAAAATTATGTAATTATTATGGATTTCAATAATAGAATCAAACTTAAATTTAAGTGATACAAATTGGATATAAGAAATTACTTTTTCAAAATTTATTTCAAGAAAATTTTCTGAAATATTTAAATTTGCAACAGTTTGTTTTTTCAATAACAATCTTATATTGCTATCATTTTGACTAATTAAATAATTTTTATCATAAGATATAAATTCAAATGATAAAATATTTTCATCGTCAACTACGTTTACTGTTGGTTTATTGTTTTCTATTTGAAGATTCATAATTTATTCCGATATCAAAATATTGTCATTTGAGATAATACGCATACCTTTAGGGTGGAATAACTCATTATTATCTCCCCAAGTTGATAATATTGTTCCAGAATTATTAACTAAATGCAATCTTGAATTTGCGCCAAAGTTAATTACATCATCAGTTAAAACATAGAAGTTAGAATAGTCTGTTGCTGGTCCTGGAAGTGCTTTGATTACATCATTATTAAATGTAAGTTTAGTTTCAATATAGCCATTAGAAACATTGTAAACTTGTAATTTTCCAGTGTCATTTGTATCTGATGCTGGGCTACCTAAAAGAACATTACCATTGGCAAGCAAATATGCAGATCCTAACTTGTTATCATAATAGTTGACAATATCTGATGTAATAGCCCATTTCAATGTTAATTCTGTGTCATCTACATAGCACAACACCGAATTGTAATGAGGTTGAGCAATTACAACAAGTGAATCTGCTTCATCATATTGAACAGAGAGTGGATTGTAGATGTTGGCAAAATATATTGGTCCTTGCAACAAATCTAAAATAATATTATCCGTTTGAGAATTTGGACCATACATTGCAGTGGTTGATACAACACCATCACCATTATAGTCAGTAACAGAATTTACAACATTAGTAGTAGCAGGCAATCCTGTAGTAATTGTTGATGTGCCTGTAATTGATGTGCTTATACCAGCTACAAATTGTTCTGTCCTATTAGTTGTTGAGACTGTTGAAGTTGGAATAGTTGCTGACAATACTGTATTTGTATTTATAGAAGATCCAGAATTTGTAAAGCATCCTTTATCCAATCTAACCTTTTTTGTAAGAGCATTACTTATAGCTGTGTTTAAAGCAATTCCTTCAACTGTATTGTTGATAGTAAATACGTATGTTGCAGAAGAATCAAATATTGGTTCTAAATAATCGCCAGAAAGCCTAGTATCATCTCCTCTTACAGAAATGTTATTATAAGTGATATAAATTTTTGTCAAATCTACAAATGATATATTTTGCGAGAAAGCAATATAGATTTTTCTTGTTTCTGGATTAAATGAAGCAGACAAAGCGACAAAGTCTCTGGAAGTGAGTTTAAGCCTTATATTACCTTGAATTAATTTTGTGAATACTCCATTGATATCTGTCATTATAATTCTGTCATTCTTACTATCACAAATTATATTTCCACCTGTAGGCAATGATTGATAGTCAGTAGGTGTATCCAAACCATAATTTGTAGACTTCAGAAAAATCTGATTAGGGGTAAGATAATTTCTCAAGGTTCCAGCATCAATTCCATCTTCTACTGTTGTTTCAAGAACATTACTTGCTGCAGATATTAAGTTATTGTTTCTTAAGTAAATCCAATTTCCTACGTTTGAAGTATCAAAGATTCTTAAATAGTTTGTATTGTCTGGATTTGTAATTCCGTATCCAGCATTTTTGTTATAGTAAACATCACTTACCCAACCAAATTTTTGATTTGTAGTATCAGTAAGATTTCTGTCATAAGTTCTAGTTGTAGCACTACCAACAGTTGAATAGTTGATTCTTAAATTATTTACAATTGGAGCTAAACTCTGAAATTCATTGGAATAAAGTGAGAACAATACATCCAAGTATCTTCCAGTGCTTGAACTTGTATTTGGGGTAGCGATAATTACATCAGTTTCAGAAACAGTTTTAAAATTATAGAAAAGATCTGAACTAACATTAGATCTACTTTGTATAGTATATTTAGTTCCCAAAGGAACATCAATATCATACTGTATTTGATTGTATTGGGTATTTGAATCTCCAGAGTCAAATCTCATTAAAAAATTAGCATTCTTATATCTATATGTGTCATTCCAAACGAAAACAGCAGAAGTTTGATCTGTGGTATTTCTTCTTGCTAATACTAAACTATCATTGCTGCCTGATGCGTTAATCTGTGCATCTGTTGGGGTGAGTAATTCAAATTTTGTTTGCTTTTCAGCGTTCCACCCTTGATCTGTTGAAAAATAAAAACCAAAACCCAAAACTGAAGATTTTAAACTACTATCACCAAAATCAGATAAATTTATAGAAGAATATGTTGCTGTTGAACCTATATATCCATAAGTTGTGTCATCAAATATCTTCACACTTGTTGCTGGAGTTATATAAATCGTCGAATATCCAGTTCCAGTATTAGGAGCAAAATCAATTTTTTGATCATATTGTAAATTTGGATCTGTACTTCCATTACCAACAACCAAGAACATATAAATTTTACCTAAAGCTGCACCTGTTTCTCCAAGACCTGCAGAAAAACCAAATCCAACTTTAGAATTTAAATCCAAAGATACTGGTTGATTGAAAAGAGTGTAAGCATATAAACTAGTATCAACCTTTACTTTGTTTGAAGTGTAAGTAGTTGTAAAAACTAACCCTGTGTCCCAAGATCCAGTTGTGTCAAAAACGCTTGAAACTGGCTGCGTAAGTGTCAAGTAGTTCAAAGGAGTATCTATTGTGAAGCTACCTGTTGTTGCTGAGCCTGAAATAATAATATTACTAAAGAATGAGTTGGTAGTAGATCCCAAAGATGCTGCTACTGTTTTAGCTTGCAAGAAATCATTCTGTACTACAAAAGATTTATCTCCCACAAAGCTGCTTGATGTGACAGAACCACTAATTCCTGACCCTGATGCGTTTGGAGCAGTGTCATAAATTGTTGCTAAAGTATATTGGCTTGGTACTGATGTAGTTTGCTTAAAATTAGCAGAATTACCAGTTGAAGAGTTTGCCGAAGTGTTTGGGTAAATACCTGGAACATAAGTTAAGGTATTTATTTGCGTTGAGTCAATAAAAGTAAATCCAACTCCACCGGATTTTTTTAAAGCTATCAACATTTGTAATCTGTTAGCTATTGAAAGATCTGACATCTTGTCATTAGCATCATTGTTTACAACAGCCAATAAAGCAGTTTCTAATTGATCGTGTGTTAAATTGCCTTTATCTTCTAAACTATTATGGCTTATATTTGGGAGTCTTGATGAGTCTAAGATACCTGTTGTAATTTTTGCAGCATCGACGGAACTTATATTTTCACTTGTTAATTGATTTTTAACTTCAATCGATAAATCTATTGGAGAAGGATTACCTGTTCCACCAATATGTTTATGATTCTTAATAAGATATGAAAGCGTTGAAAATAAAGTTATATCTTGTCTGTTTGTTTCAAATAAATTTACAAGATTGCTAGCTACGTCAACTTCAAGATATCCTAAAGAGATGTAATTTACTGTGTCATTTATTTCAGTTAATGAAGCAACAAAATCGACATCTCCAGTTATAGCAGTGTTTGCATTTTCATAAGCATAAACATAAACTTTTGAGATTCCAACTGTGGTGGGAATTGTGGGCAAGGTCACGTCTTTAGAAGAGGTGGTATTTCCAGCCTTATAAGAAACAAAGCCTTTTCCCGAAGTAATTGTAATTTTTGTTAATTTAAATTCGTTTGAGTAAGTTTGAATACGCCAAGATGGGACTGATGGATCTTCTTCTATAATTCCATTTTTAAAAATTTGATACAGATTGTACATTTGATTCTCAATGGCTTTAAAGCGAAGCTCGTCTAAATCAATGTTTTCTGAAAGGTCTTGGTTTGGTTCTATATATCCAAACCCATAAATTGGTGTATTTCCCATTACTTAATTTCTTGTGGCTTGTATTCTGATGTTACTTTTTCAACGCCCCAGTTTGCATATCCCCAGCGTACAACATCTTGTTCTTCTATTATATTATTTTTATTTACGTTAATGACTTGTAAAGCTTGTGTCACATTTGACCTTAAAGTCAAACCGCTTTGCATATTGATTGTATTTTGTCTAATTTGATCATTTATTACAAAAGACAAAGATTGAAATAATGGCATTTTACGCTCCTCTCAAAGAAATTGGTAAATTAGTACCTGATACGATAGCAGTGATTAAGTTATCTGATTTATTATATGAGTAGTTTATAGATCTATAAACATATAGATCTGTGGCGTTTGTAGTAGTTCCAAATACACTAGATCCCAAAAAAACATTTATTTTGAATTTTCCGTGAAAATTAAGAGGTTTTGACACATAGCAAGAAAATGAAATATTACTTATTGGAGTTTTAGAAACTAATTCTATACTGTCAGTTACTCTTTTTAAAACTTGATAGTCAGGGATTTCATTTCTTTGTGTAGCCCAGTTTATATATTTTTTAAAACCAACATAAGTAGGTTGTGATGGATCTTTAGGAGCGCCTGCTAGATATCCCAACAAATCTACTTGCTTTTGTAATGGTAAATTAGTCAATGAAACTGATCCTGGAGAAAATCTTTCATCTGCTAGAAAACCCGTAATAGCAACACCAAAAACTCTTACACCAGATGAAAGTAAATTCATATCTGTATCTATAGTGTATTCGTCAATAAGCAATCCATGAATATCTTTTTTAAATCTATCAAGATACTTAGTTGTGTTTAAGGCATTACTATCAAACGAATATCCAGTACCTGCCGAATTTAAACCTGTAAATTTCAAATCATCGTCTATATTGTTATTTCTGCATTCTAATTTAAATCCGTAATTCTCAGCCCATCTAAAAGTTGGCAATGAATATGGATTATTGAGTCTTTCTAAGAGTTTGTCTAATTTATCAACAATCTTATCTAATGGATTTAATTTTATGAGGTCTTGATTATTTGTTGAACTACTATTAAGTCTCAAATCAATACCGTAAATTGAACCACCATTAGCTAAATCTGCGTTATTTCTTGAATAATAAGACCAAAATCCAGATGCAGCCATAATTGAATCAAGAGCAAGATCATGTCTCATTCCTGCAATCATCATATTTTTTTCAAAATAAACATTGCTCAGAGTAAATGTTCCAACGTCAACACAAGTTAATTCAAATTTACTGTCATTACCGCTTCTTGAATAAGATGTGCTTGTAATAAAACCCTGAAAATATGTTTGTAAATCACCATATCCAGAATCTATAGTTACTACTAATAAATTATTTTCGATAGCATCTATAAATTTTTGACCCTCTTGTGAATCAATATTTCTAAGCGTAATTGAGGCAGTCTTTTTAATTCTTGATAAATTTGACAATGATGATGAATCACAGTTTACAGACCATCTTTCAACCCATGAAGTAATATCCCCAACAGAATAAAACAATTGATTCAATATAGGATTTACAAATTTATAATCTGTTGCACCACCGCTACCAGTACCTACATTTGGAAAATTATTAGCAGCAAGTACTCCTGGGTGTGGAACCTCAATTTGCATAAATGCTGGACCTTCAATTGTAGTTTTATAGAATAATTTAAACAAAACAGTTTTTTTATCTGGATCAGCGCTGCTTGATATAGGTTCTTTGAAGATTGTTATATCTTCAAACTGATTACCAATTAATCTCAAGTCTGCAAAATATGAAATGTTTTTATCTTTTGGGTTTGTTGTCTCATTGAATCCAGTGTTTTGTGGAGAAAGATTAATTCTATAAGATGACAGTTCAAACCAAGCTTTTATAACATTCAAAAATTCTTGAAGTTTTTCATTTTCATTTTTGGGATTTATTTTTTTCTGAGAATACTTAAACTCGGCTACAATATAATTTTTTCTTAAATTTGCTGGCTGATCATTATTAAAATTATTAAATATCAAAGCTGAATATCTAAACTTTATATTTGTATTAGATAAAGATATAGAAACTTCTGTATCTGACGGGCAAAATATTTCTCTATTGCTAAAATTAATTATTGTGTTCCATCTAGTTATATCTGGACTGAAGCCCAATAACATATTTGGTCCTACAAAATGAACATAAATATCATATGAGTCCATACTGTTTTTATCAAGAATAGGAGCAATTAAATCTGTTTGAGTTATATAGTCTTTGATGTTTGGATCATAAATTTTTAATACTGGTTTACTATCAATCTTAAACTCAATATAAAAATCATTTATAAATTTATCGTTTATAATTTGAGGCATAACTGATATTCTGAAAGCAGATGTATTAATCTGCATATTACTTACAGAAAAATTTATATGAAAACCATTATTACCACTATATCCTCTAGCTTGTATAGGTTCGCTAGTGCCATCTGGATTATATATTGTTGCTCCAGGCTGATAAACTGCGTCATAAGAAGTTGGAAAAATTCTCTTTATAAAGGTATTAGTTTTTTCAGAAGTAACTTCTATTTGTGCCCCGTAAGCTGGATCTTTAACGGTTCTTAGTGTACCTGTATTGGCTCCACTTATTGCTGGGCCAATATATTTATATGCGTCTCTGCTACTATCTACTACCTGCCATATATTATATGTAGTAAGCACTGGCACCGATGATGCATTATCATTATCAAAAAATGGGATTTTTGGCACATGTTGAGATGGGTCATTAAAATTTTCTGATTGAGCCTGTACGTTGCCTTGAAAGGGAGGACTGTCAACAAAATTTGGATTATATCCCTCAGATGGTCCTTTTAATTTGTTCAGTACTGGATCAACTTCTCCAGGAGCAATTGCTCCAAAAGCAAATGTACAGGATGATGCACTAATTGCTGTATTAATTTCTGGAATTCTAGCATTTTGTAAAGAAGATAGGACTCTTAATCTTCTGCTATATTTTGGTTCTGTAGTTCCATCTTTGTAAGTATAAGAAGGATGGAAATCATAGTTTAAGACATTTAAGTTGTCTTGTGATTTTGTTGCAGTGGAAGATGTATATTCCCCAGAAAAGAAACCACTTTCAGGAGCATTCAAAATACTTAAAGTGACTTTTGTTTTTAATTGTCTTGGATCTGGGGAAAGGTTCATATTAATATTATAAAAAATAAAATGGGTTTACACCTTTAATCAGCTGCTTGAGTAGTTGGGTAAATGGTTAAATTATTTACTGAAGGATATCCTCCAGGCCTTATTACAGTGAAATTGTTACCTGTAGGCTTTACATTAGATGCTAAGATTATTGAATGAGAACCTGCTGTAGTAATATCATATGCCCCAATAACACTATCATTGCTTGATATAAAATATTTTGGTAAATTATTTTGTAAATTATATTGTTCTGAACTATTGAAAGATTGTGGTAATCCCATACAACCATTTTGGTTTACACCATAAGCAAAAAAATGATTTTGAGATAAAGCCAAAAGTGCAGAGGTGCCTTGAGATATTTTTACAAAATATTCTCCTGGATAGCTAGATGATACAAGTTGTGATGCACCTAAAAATTGTGGAGTTTCATTGTTATATAATTCATAAAAAACAATACTACGGTCAAATTGATCTTGAGTTGCTGATATAATGTTTATTAAACCATTGTTTGTTGAAATATCATAAGCATAACCCCAACCTCTCAATCTAGTTATTCCAGTAAACCACACTATTTGATTGTCAATATCATAACCAATTCCTGAAACAAATCCTCCTAGAGAATTAATTCCACTAGTGTTTCCTACTGACAGCTTAAAAGGATTAAGATAATTTGTACTTCCTATTTGCAAATCTGGATTTGGGTCAATATTTATTGGAATAAATCCATTATCAACAACTCCAGTTTTGTTTGTGTAATTATGAAGTCCTGCTACCCAAACTTGTTTATTGTCTATAAAAGCAAGTATTTGATTATTACAAGAAATATCCTGTAAACTATTATTAGAAGTATAGCTGGCACCATTATTTGTAATATTTCTCTCAATAATAGGCTGAAAATTATATATATCTGTTTTTGGTAAAGATTGCCCAAAAATTCCACCGATATTAGAACCGCAAACCAATAGAACTTTTTTATTGATTGATATATCTTCTGCAATTATAGCTGATTGAAAATCTCCAGCAGAAACTTTTACAACTTTATATTTAGATGCTAAAGGAACTAGCGTCAAAGAATTCAATTGAGTGATACTGGACGGGAAACCTAATTGACCATTAGAATTTGATCCACTTGCATAAAGTTTTCCATCTACATCAACTACTAATGTATGTCTAAGACCAGCTGCTATAATTGTGTATTGTTTTGTATCATCAACTAACTGGAATCCATATCTGTCTGGAGTATTTAAACCACTTGCAATTGCTCCATAAAAAGCTTGTCCTGATGAAAACAATTTATTTGCTAAAGGGTTAGGTGCTGCAGAAACATTTACATTAACAGAATATCTTTTTTCTAAATTGGTTGTCGGAGTTGAAGATAATTTTTGCGTATCAAAAACCAACAAGCTTACAGTAAATATACCTATAGTATTAAATTGATTTGTAAAAGTTGAATTGTATCCAGATTTAACTCCATCTATTGACCATTCAAAAGTTATATTAGATCCATCTTCTGGGTCATAGGAAGTGGTGCCGTCAAAAGTAAAACTATTGCCGACTTTGAGTTCTATATATCCAGAAACAGAAGGCTCATTTCCAAGAATTGCTACTGGGTTCTTATTTATTGGTGGAGGTGGAGGAGCTGACACTACGAATATTGTTTTTGACACAGATTCAGACTCTAAACCTAAATTATCAAAAACTGAAAGAGTTACAACGTGATTACTGGTTGTACTAAACGATGTTGATAAGGTTGATGTGTTAGAGTTTTGATTTATACCATCAACTAACCATTTATAACCATTAATAAATTGATTAGTATCATTATCATAACTTCCTTGTGACGTATACGTTAATGAAGTGTTTATTTGTACTTGTGTAATTCCTGAAGGCACTGTATCTAATACTGCCACTGGTTTACTATTTTTCACAATGTAATCAAGAGTTGCAGTATTTGTTGCAGCTAGATTATCTGTAACAGTTAGAGAAACTTTATATGTGCCTGGATTGTTATAGACTGTTGTTGCATTGACTTGATCTGCAACACTTCCATTTCCAAAATCCCAAGAATAGATTAAGGGACCACCAACATTATCAGGATCATAACTACCGGCAGCTGAAAAATTTACAGAAACAGGAGCTAAACTTGTATTTGATTGAGGATTAGCTGATATAACTGCTACAGGTGGAATATTTGGAAAATTTACCTTAACTCCAATATTTACAACATCACTCCAGTCCCCATCATCATCTTGAACTTTTAAAGTTACTGTGTATGGAGTGAATCTTGGAGAATTGAAAGTGTAAGTAAAAGATTTATTAGTAAAAGGTGTACCAACTAACCCATTTATGTACCATTCATAATTAGCTACGGTACCGTCAAGATCATATGAATTAGAATCAAATGTAACTGTGAATGGGGATATTCCAGTAATTACATTATTTCTTGGTGTGCTGCTTGTTGCAATAACAGCAAATGGTTTTCTATTATTTATGCGGATAATTTGAGATGTTGTACTTGATATCTCAAAGTTATCATAAACAGTAAGAGAAACAGTGTAATCTTTATTGCCTTTATTATAAGACTTTGTTGGATTTTTTTGTAATGGATCATTGGTTGTAAAGGAAGTTCCATCACCATAATCCCATGACCATCTAGATAAAGCATTTTCTGGATCGCTAGAATTATCAATGAATGTGATTGGATCAAAAGTAAATGCATTTACAGGACTAAATGAAAAATTTGCAATTGGTGGCTGATTGTTTATTGTAATTACTTGAATAGAATTTGCTGTTTCTAAGCTAACACCAGTTCTATTATCAGTAACAATTAATTTTGCAGTGAAAACACCAACTGTTTTATATATGTGAGAAATTAAAGCAGAATTTACAAACTGTGTAAAAGTGCCATCTCCAAAATCCAATCGATAAAGAATAATAGAGCCATCAGGATCTCGAGAGCTTGAAACATCAAAAACGAATGTATCATTAATAACTCCAGAATTTTTATCTACAGATAGAACTGCTATTGGAAGTATATTATCAGGAGGAGTGACATTAACTGAAATGCTTGTAGTGTTTGTGGCACCAAGATCATCAGTTACAGTAAGAGATACAACATATGTGCCTTGTGTCGTAAAATTTATTGTTGCATTAGGTGTTGACGCAACAACTGTATTTGAAACACTCCAGCTATAAGAAGCTATCAAACCATCTTCATCTGTTGATGTATCACCATTAAATGTCAAACTTCCTGGTGCTTTCACAGTCAAAGTTGTGTAAGTTATTCTTGCTACTGGATTTCTATTTGTAACATTAATTAATAAATTGGCAGTAGAGCTATCACCTATGTTGTCAGTAACAGTTAATGACGCATCATATGTTCCAGGTTTTGCATATGTATGAGATTCTGTAGTTTTTCCTTGAGAAATAATTGTCCCGTCACCAAAATTCCAAGCATATTTAGTAATATTTCCATCACTATCAAATGAGTTGTTTCCAAAGAAATTAACTTGAGTCTTAGATAATACTGGATTTGGAGAAGCTGTGAGTATTGCAGCAGGAGGATTATTTTTAACTACAATGTCTAAAATATATATACTTTGCAAATTGCCATCATCAGTAACAGTCAATTTTACTGGATATGTTCCTGATCTTGTGAAAGTATGAGAAACAGTTTTTTGATATGTTTGAGCATTAAAGAATGAGGTGCTACCTGTTTCAAACTCCCAAAGCCAACTTACTATTTTTCCATCAGTATCAGTGGAAGTATCTGTGAATAATATTTTAGCTGGTGCCAAAACATTATTGGAATCAACTGTGAATAAAGCTACAGGTGGCTGATTTGCTGGTGGCGGAGCAACAGTAAATCTAATAGAAGAAGTTGATGTTTTTTTGTTTGTTCCGTCAGGTAAACCATCATCAGTTACAGTAAGAAAAACTGTGTATGTCCCTGGAAAAAAGTAAATATTTGTTGGATTTTTTAAGGTTGGATCACTTGTAGAAAAAACGTGTCCATCACCAAAATTCCAGTCCCATTGAGTAATAAAACCATCTGAATCTGATGATGTTTCAGTGAATTTTACAATTAAAGGTTTAAAACTTGTTTGATTTCCTGTTACGTTCGAAATTATTGGTGCTTGATTTACTAATGGGCTTACTATAACATTTTTAGTTATAAAACTTGATTTACCGCCATTATCAGTGACAGTAAGAGTAACTTCATATCTACCAGCTGAAAAATAAGTATGAGATGGATTTTGAACAGCACTAGTAGAGTTATCACCAAAATTCCAATTCCAAGAAGTTATCATTCCATCTGTGTCTGATGATGTGTCTTTGAAATCAATTACTAACTTTCTGTCTTGCTGAGAAAATAAGAAATTTGCTATAGGTGGATTATTGCCTGGTGGAGCAACTGTAATTTCAATTGTTCCTGAAGCTTGAAGTCCTCCAGAATCAGTGACAGTAAGAATCACTCTATATTTACCAGGGTCAGCATAAATATGTTCTGGGTTTTGAACGTCAGCTGTTTGGTTATCTCCAAAATTCCAGTTCCAAGCTACTATAGGCCCCTCGTCATCACTTGAAGTGTCTGTAAATTGAACTTTCAATGTTGGTGCAAATGATGTTTGTGCCCACTTGAAGCTTGGTGAAGGAGGGGAATTGACCACTCCATTAACATTGATTGTTGGACCAATAAACTTACTTGACAAACGGGCTAAATTATCTTTAACAATTAAAGTTGGTGTGAACGATCCTGCTCTTGTATAGTCATAAGTAAATGGTAAATTATCAAATTTAATTGCAGTTTCACCATCTCCAAAATCCCATTCATATGTCTGTATGAACGAACCATCATTTGCGGGATTAGATTGATCTGCAAAAGATACGCTTAAGGTTACATCCCCCGAAGTTGGAGTAGCAGAAAACTTAGCTTGTGGTGATAGATTATTTATTGGCGCTGGGTTTACTGTTATCAATACTGATGCAGGATCACTATTGAAACCATTTGAATTTGTCACAATCAAAGTGACCTTAAAAATAATTGGACTTATAGTATTGTTAATAAAAGTATGCGATGGATTTTCTTCAGTTGATTGTGTTTCATCACCAAAATTCCAAGCGTAAGATAATGCACTGCCACCTGGATCATAGGAATTTGTTGATAGAAAATTTACAAAAAGTGCTGATTGGCCACTATTAGGATTTGCCTGTATATCAGCAATAGGTTTAGTATCCTGTATTGTAGAATCAATTGTGTTTACACATTCTATATCAAATCTTCTTGTTCCAATAATTTTTGTAAATGGGTGAAATAGTATCGCTTCAATGTAGCATTTACCCGTATCATAAGCAATCAATACTTTCCCGTCATACTCTTGTTTCTTACAACTTATGATTGCTGGTTTTTGCTTTGGTACTTCAGCATTTAAATCGCTGTCAGAATTAAAGTAAGTAATTATATTTCTTCTATTAGTTAATTCTGTAACTAAATTTTCATCTAATTTACCTTTGATTAAGTGTATTTTATCTGATCTTTTGCTGACTAATGAGCTTGAAGATACAGGGTATTCAAAATAATAAATTCCACCATTACACCAAAAAACAGACCTAAATAACCGTAGTTTTTCATCATAATCAGATGACAGGCCATAAATGTTGTATCTATCTGAAAGTGTATTTCCAGTGAGTGCATCTAAATCAAGAAGTGTATTTTTACTTAATGCTCTATAATTTGAAATTATCTTAAAATTTATAGTTCGTGGAGTTTTATCCATCGTATAGGCTACAATATATTCTCTTGATGAGAGTTGAGCTACTGCAGGGAATGATGAATATGCAGTTCCTGATGAATTTATGGGCTCTAGCAATCTAAAATCAGAGATGTATGTAGGAGCAATACCATCAATAAAAATAACTTTATCAGTTACTGGAGGGTTTATATTTGTTGTATTTAAAGATATTGACCTAAAAATAATAGCTCCAGGATCAGCATATCCTACATTAATAACTTGAGGAGCCTGATCTGTTATGGAATAAGAATTGTATTTTGTGCCAACAAATGCTTTTGATAAAGTTGAAAAATTAGCATCAGTTTTTGCATGTCCATCTATAAAAGGATGCCAAGAAAATTTATTCCTCATATCTGTATTTGCAGAAATAAGGTTGTCGTAATAATGAGAATTAGTAGAATTAGAATTTGAGCTTCTTTCTGTAAATAGGAAAGTATTAACTCTGTAAGTTTGATTGATGTGAGTTTCTGAACTGACTAAAACAGGAAATTCTCCTCTTAAACTTACACCAGTTCCAGTGACGGTATTAAAACCAACTGGATATTTTTCATATTGTTTACTAAAGAAAGAGTCAGTGGAAATGATTGCTGTTTGATTTTCTTGTCCAGGTTTTGTTGAAGGCACAGTGTAGGCAATAACGATTGATTTTTCAAAACCAGATTCGCAAGCTGTGACATTTGTAGCAACATTTTGTTTTCCTCCCTTAAAAGATGCTCTTTCTCTTTTAGATTGAGACATATTTCTGTTTGTACTTCTGTAATCTGAAGGAGTTGGAAAATTTTTGGATCTTTCTAATTCAATGTAATGGTCTATTTTATTTTTTCCATAAATAGAACCAGTTTCAAAGAATCCTTTCGCATCGGATTCAGATGATCCAACGTTCAATCTCGAGACAGATTCTATAAGATTTGCTTTTCTTAAGTTATCTGGTGTGCTTTTTTGAGGAGGTAGTATTAAGCCATAACCAGGACCTCTCGCAATCAATCCACCTCTAAGATGTAATGTTGATTCTTGGACTGTGCCATCATCATTTCTCAAGGATGTATTGCCAAATAAATCAGGTTTACCGGGAGGAAAGTCTGCATTTATTCTATGAAATATAGTTTGTGCCAAGATGTTTTGTAATTGATTGAAATTGACATCAATAGCTTGAATGTAGCTTGTCCCACTGCCAGAATTTTTACCACTTGGAACTGCTAATAGGCCACCTCCAAAAATCCATGTAGCATAGCCGGTTTCTGAATTCAAATACTCAGGATCTAAATTATATGTTGTTATAGTTTGTCCAGTGATAGGATCAATCGTTTCTCTTTTAGGTACTTTTTGTGCTTTCCAACCTGGATGTCTGTAGACAGATGAATAAGCATTTGATGAATTCAACCATCTTGGAGCAACATAGCTGTCTTTTTTGTTTATACTATCGCAAAGATCTGAAATTGATTTTGGATTGAGACTAATTTGATCCTCACCTGTGACAGATCCAGTCGTTATTTGCCAGTCAATATCGCCTTCTTCTTCGTCTCTGCTATCAGTATTTTGTTGCCAAAATCTTCTAGTGAAATATGAAGTTTCTAAAGTCGTTGATGGTTTGAATCTTGTTTGAGATTCAAATGTATTATTATTTCCTGAATAAACAAAATTGGATAAAGAATTGTTTCTTATTAATTTTATCTCTCCAAGTTCTAAAGCATCTGAAATAAGTTCGATTTTCTTAATTCTTGAAATTCCATAATAAGGTCCGTTAGAAGCTTCATCTTCTGGAAAATCATCTATAGCATTTACTTCATTGTCGCTTACTATATTTGTTGCAATGTTGGTTCTTATTTCAGTGTCAACGGGAAAAGTAAATTCAACTAACTTAGGTGGAACTAATGAAATTACTGGTGCATTAGTTGAATAATAATTATATTGACCATTAGTTTGATAGGGTATACCATCGTAATCAGGCACATCATTAATTGCTAACTTTGCGTACTCAAGAGTGGCTACATACTGATTGCCAAACTTATTTATTGTTTTGAATTTTACGAAAATTGTCCTAAAACTATCATCACTTTCGCTATCATAAAAACAAAATTTGATGTTTGTATTATTAGAAACAAATCTTAAGTTTGGATCAAAAGTTTCAAAATTTACTCTAAGAAATGTTTTTCCAGAATTTAAGGTATCATTAACATACTCAATAATTTTATATTTTTTGCTTACTTTAGTTGTTGGATTTTCTAACAATATTGCATCATATGGAACAATTATATTATTTTCATATGCAGTAATTGGATTAACAAACATTATTGTTGAGCCATCAACATAATCTGCAGTTAATTTAGTTATATTCTCAGAAACATCAGGAACACCAGGGTCATAATCATAAATTTGATACTCATCTGGGTAATTTCCGTTTTTGTCTTTTTTTATAAAATCTTCAATAGTTTTATTTTTTGTAATATCATTTTGCGGTATATAAAGATATAATGTTTTTCTATAATCAGGATTTCTAGAATTAGATCCTTCTAATCCATTCCAGTATCTAGCAAGCTTTATTCTGCCATTATAAACTCTTGGTTTTCCATAAATAACGTTAGTCCCACCAATGCTTGGAAATTTTCGAGTATTTACTTCAAAATAATCTACCACTTCCGAAGTTTTATCAGTAAGATAAATGTATCCAGAATCAATAATTCTTTGCTTGATTGTTTGATCTATCCATTCTTTTGAAGAACTTATGAGTGAAGGTTTTACAATCAAAAAATCATCTTTTGGTCTATTGCTTTGCGCTAAAAATCCCAAAACATCTGATTCTTGAGGTCTAGATGTAGTGTAAGTATTTAGTCTCGGATAAGGAGAATCTTGATTGTCTACAAAATCAATTTTATTATTAGGATTACAAAGATCAATAATTATATTTTCAAAAGTTTTGGATTTTGTTGACACAGACCAAGTTTTTATATCTTCATTTGTTCGAGTATCCCCCTCTATCGAAGGACCCTTAGAAGTAGATGTGATATCAAAATTTGAACTATGATTTTCACCATCCTTTGAACGAATTTGAATACTTAAGTATCTATATCCTGATAAATTTTCTGCACCATAAAAATATGGATTTTGAGCTGTCCCACTGTAATTTCTTAGATTTCCTGTTCCCATCAAAAGCAAACTTGGCTCTTGATACAAGGACATGGCGTTGAACTTCCATCCCCTCAATGGAATTGGAACAGGATTACTTGTAAGCTCATAACCATCTAAAGTAAGTATTTGATTGAGCTCATTAATGTTGGTACAACCATTAACTTGCACCCATTTATCAGGGTAATCATAATGATCAACAGGCATTTCAGTTGTATCAAATTTTTCTTTTGATAAATTGTTATCTAAAACTGCATGTATCCATTTTTGCCTATTATCAAATTTTAATTTGCTTCCAGGCTTTGGTCCAACTTTTCCTGTACGATTATCAGAAGCAATCATTTCTATGATTTCATAAAATCTATAAGTTTGACTTCCTGATATTATGCCATTAGTTGTTTCTACTTTTTGGAAAGTAGGAAAAGGATATTCTCTTCTTTTGTAAGAAAATGTTTCACCCTTGCTATCGAAACCAACAATATACGCTGTTAATTTATCAGAATAATTTTCTTTCCATTGTTTAATTGAGCTTTCAAAAGTTGCTTTTCTTGATGCTTGAGTTATCATTTCAAATCTTGCAAATGATTTGGGGTTAGGGTCGCCAAAAGTTGCATCAGGATGTGCTTTTACATCAAAGAATTCTGTATCAACATACGAATAAGGCGTTTGTGCAAATATTTTTTCATCTGAAGTTGAAAATGGAACACTTGAAGAAACTGAAACATATCCTGAATTTGGCAAAGTGCCTGCAAAAAAGTTTGCTTGTTTATTGACAGTGTAATCTGCTGGAATTGTAGATGTATTTCCATAAAAAGATTTTGAATAAAATTGAGTTTTACCTTTAGAATCTGTGTGTTTGATAAGAATTCCCATAACAGACTTTTTAGTAGTGTCAGGAGCTTCAAACCAATTAAGTGTTGTATACTTTGGCCATTGTCTGACTGTATTTTTATCAAGTTTTTTTGGCTTCCAATATTCATCATCTCCGCAATTTGAAGAAGACGGTAAAAAATAATTTTCTGATGGATAGTATTCATCTATACCAACAAATTCATTCATAGGAGTACCGTAATACATCACTCCTTCAATTGTTCCAGAAACAGCAACTACATCTAAATTACTTGGATTAAATGGGACTGTTGCCAAAATAAAACTATCTCTAACTGTTCCTGGAGTTTCTCCTCCAAATCCCTCGGCTTTTAGATTATAACTGAATTTTACTGATGCTGTTTTATTATCCGTATCGAATAAATTGGGACCAAAATCAGATATAGCTCCATCACCATTAAAATACAATGCGACATTAGAAGTTTCTCCTTCTGGATCTCTATTTATAACTGCACAACTGCCAGTAAAAATATCTCCATATTCAAACTTGATATATGATCCTGTAGTAAAAAAAGTTTTACCAGCTTTTATTCCAGCTATTTCTCCAGCTTGCTCATTTCCAAAAACTACTTCATAGTTAAATTTGAATTTACCTATGAAACTTATATTTCTGGAGCGATCAATTTTATATACGGCCATGTTAACTTCTTAAGAATCTTTCTAACATAGTTTGTACAGTCTGCTGAGTTTCCTTACGAAGCTCTTGTATCCTTTCTTCTGTCTTAATTTCTATGTTGAAAATTTCTTGGATTATTTCTTTTTTGATAGTGTTGAATTCATTTTTAGTGATTACATTGGATACTAAATTATTTGTTACATTTTCAATTTTCTTGACAAGCAACTCTTCTACTTTGTTTTCAACTATCTTCTCTGTCTTTTTTTGCTCTTCTTTCTCATGATGATAATTGTTTGAAGTGAAAGTTTGACGATTATCTACCTTGTAATAATTGTCTTTCTTCTCTCTATAAACATCAATTTTAATCTGTGAATTATTATTTACAATGCGATTTTGAACTTGTTCAATCTTTTGAATATTTTGTGTGACTTTTCTTTCACTAGTGCTTTTTTGAACATTCAAGACATCCAGCAATTGAAAGAAATTATTTACCTTCCTATCTTTGCTTGTCTTATTTACCTTTTGTTCGCTATAGAAATTCATCATATCAAAGAAGTTCTGCTCAACTTTATATGAATTACCCTGGACTTTTATAGTTTCTTTATTCATCCTATCTAAACGCTTGGATATACGTGCAAATTCTTTTTCAGTTCGCTTTTCTTGCTTAATTTGCTGTGTCAGATTAAGTTCTGTAAATAAATTAGAAATATTCTTTTTATTACTCTCAAAGCTATAACGATTTAATATGGTTGTATTTTTTTCAGTTTCAAGTAAATTAAGATTCTGGATATATTCTTGTAATTGAACTTTTTGTGTTTTATTTATTATTTGGACAGTTGAATTATTAACTTCATTATTTACAATGTTGATATCTTGTAAGGTTTCTCTAATCTTTTGTCTTTGAGAAATATTGCTAATCTTGCTTTCAAATCTATTAAAAGATTGGATATAATTCTTACTTAAATTGATAGCAGTAATGAATTCTTTTTGATCAATCTTACTTGTTCTATTTACAATATTGTTTTCTTGAATTATATTGTTTACATAGTTTAAATTCTTTACTATTTGGTCAACATTCTTAACTTGCGCAATTTTATTTATTTGCTGAACACTTGTCTTAAATTCTTGATAGTTCTGTGAAATCAAATTTAAGTCTTTAGTAATTTGATTGATATTATTGGTGTTTGAAATCTTAGAAATATTCTGAGCAGTTTCTTGTGTGACATTTACAGTGTCCAAAATTTCAACATTTTTAACAAGATTTGAAATCTTATTGTAGATCTTTCTTTCTTGCAGAGTCTTTGTCAAATTTACAATATTAAGTAAATCTTTGCTTTCAATATTAGAAATCTTTTGGACAACTTCTGTTATTTGATTTACACTGGATAACTTAAAGTTAGATATATCATTGGTTTTTGTTAGATTGATTATCTTATTCAATTTATTGATATTTTCAAATTGGCTTATCTGTTTGACAACATTTACTTGTTCTTGAGTCAAGTTATTTATCTTACTTATTTGGCTTAATTTTTCAATATTTTCAGACACAAGATTTAATTGAGAAACTTTTAAGTTTTTAACATTTGACACATCTATATTTTTAGAAACATTGATAAGATTTTTTAAGTTTTGAATTTCAGTTTTAAATTCTGAACTATTCAAATTACTTATCTCATCAATGTTTTCTGTTATCTGATTGACATTGTTGTATTTTGCAAGTCTGGTAATTTTTCTTACAATATTTTCAGTTTTTTTAATATCTTGTGTAACGTTGATATTTTTTAGTAAATTAATTTTTTCTGTAATATTTTCTGTGTTAAAATTTGAAAGTTTTTCCACAGTAAAACCAATATTAGATTTGTTTACTGTTTGATTAAAATTTTCAACATTTTTCTGGTCAACACGAATAGTAGATATCTTAGGATAAATAAAATTTGTATTTAAATTTTCAATTACATTCGAGATATTTTTATAACTTTGCGCTATTCTGGTAAAGGATTTTGATTCTGATAAATTTACAAAAGATTTAAATTCTTCAACATTTATAGAAGATAATTTATTGACAATTTGATTTTCAGTGTTGTTATAATCAACAACATTTTTAGAAAGACTAACTAGATTCTTTATGTTCTCTACTGTGGAACTTGAAACTTTGGTTATTTCTAAATTATTATTTTTAGAATAATTTAAAATATCAACCAAATTCTTAATATTTGAAGTGTTGATATTACTTTGTCTCAACACTGTGTAAATACTGTTCAACTGTTCTTCATTTGTAACCAGAGATAGCAAAGCTCTTATTGTTTGATTATTAGATATATTGCTTATTTTATTTACAATTATGTTAGAATATTCATCTACATAGTCTGTATTATTTAAAACATTCTTTATTTCTTTAGCTACAAAATTACTAGTTTTTTCTTGAATATGAACCATTCTGTGATGGACAAAAGAAATGTTTTGTTGAGCTACATTTAATTCATTTTTGATTTTTGAAATTTTATTTTCAACATACTGATTACTATTTTTGATTGTCTTTAAAACTGCATATTGAAATTCATAATCATTGGCAGTATATTCATAATTTACATTTTTGGTTAAATTTAAAATATTTTTGTAATGGTTATTTTTGTGAGTTACACTGTGTCTATGAATATTCTGATAGGTGTTTTTAAGGTTGACTTCAGTTTGTCTAATTTGCTGCACTGTGTCATTGAAGAAATTTAAGTTCTGAATAAACTCTCTGTATCTATTTTCAATATGCCTGTAAAAATTATAAGAGGTAGACAGGTTCTTTAAATTTGTCTCATAAACAGTTTTTTCAGAATGGTTAAGAATTCTATTAAACTCAATGCTTAAGTTTTTGCTGTGCTGGTTGACTATCTTGAAGAATTGATTTTCAACATTAGGCGCAATATTTAAGTCTTTCAAAAAAGCCTTATATAAATTTTCAAAATCAATTTTAGTAGCTTCAGAAAATTTACTTACATTGGTTACTTGCTGATTAACAGTTCTATTGGTATTGTTTATAAAATTGAAGTCAGTGTTATTAGCAGTGTTAATATTATTTACTGTTCTTGAAGATCTGACTTTTAATTCTATTTTATTATTATTTTGTAAATTTAGTTGATTTACATTTGTAACTGAATTGTTGCTTATAGATCTTGTATTGTTTGCAATATTATTGGACAAAGATACATCTTGAAGATAAGCGTTTACTTCCTCCTTTTTTGCATTGCCTGGTCTTACTTCAAATTTTTTTTTTACCTTAACTTCATTAGGATTGAGTCCTAGTTTCTTTATGGCCTCATTTATAAGAGTTTCATTTTCATTTAAAGATTCTTGAGATTCCGTATCTTCAAAGTATTGATTGAATCCACCAGAACTAACTCCTGAGGTCAGCATCTCCATAAATCTTGGATACAATTGAAAAAAACCATTCATAACTCTTTCATCAACTGATTCAAATTGCTCAATATTTAATTTTTTAATTGAATCATCTGATTTCAAGGATTTTAAGTTTTGTAAAGCCATCATAAATTCAATTTGGTCAGAGTTTAAACCAAATGAGCTATAATCTATAATTTTTTCTTTATATTCTTTTACTTTAGTTGGATAAATTATATCTGGGTCAATATTAACTTTATTTAGTTCTAAATTTTCAGAATAATTTGTGTGAAAAGGATTTATTCTGTAGAGTTTTCTCGGAAGAATTTTCGAAGAAACATCTGGAATTTTATAATCGTTAGGATCTTCAGTCGTGCCAGCGGTATGAAGTTCTTTCTTGATATTATAAGAAATTGCTTTTGTAGATGGTACGTATTGAAAATAACAATTTAATTCTGCAGACGTAATAAATGCATCTGACTGAATTGAAATTTTATCATATTCGATAAAATCAATATCTGACATAAATTAATTGTAAAGGAGATTATTTCTTTTTGAATCTATGATGATGAATCTTGGTTGTCAATTCGTTTCTAGTTTCTTTTGGATGTTCCAGCGCTGTACCAAAATCTGGGCTACCTTCAGAGTCTTCATAAAGTTCATTATAGTAGTTTTCAATCACTTCATCAGCGTTTTTTTGCATATCATCTTCAGCTATCTTGATAAACTTAGAATTAGTATGAGCAATATTTGAAGAAAATAATGTAAACTCTCCACCAGTAACTAAATCAAAAATGTAAGAATCTAAATCTTCAATATTTTCTTTTCTGGCCCTAATTTGTCTTTCAAGAGAAGCTAAGTCTCTTGGACCTTGCCATCTGTAAGATTCTTCACTAGGATCTAATTGTAATGAAGCACCAACACCTGACGTATACAAAGCACTTAAAAAATCAGCATATTCACCAGTAAAAATTGGTTTATTTTCTAAATCTCTAACTTTACTCTCAAGTTTGCTTATGAAATCTCTAACCTTGACTTTTTTACCATCCATATCAAGAATTTCAGAATTTTGATCTTGTATTTTCTTAAGTCTTTTGATTTCTGCTTCAACAGCATATCTATTATAATCAAATAAACGTTGATTTAAAATAGTTTTTGATAAATCTTTAGCTTCTGGCAATTTCATTAAAGATTCAGCTTCATCTTTTTTGTTCTGCTCTGTCTCTTCTTCTGTAGGCGGTATATATGGAGTAGATGAACTATTATTTGGAGTGTTAAATGCTTGCTGTTTATGAAAATCTATTTCATAATCATATCCATACTTTGACTTACCTTTTTTTCCTTGAGCTCTACCTAAGGACCAATCAATATATTCAGGAGACGATGATCCACTAAATTGTGCTTTTTTTAAAAATCTGTTTTTTATCTTAAACATTATTTTCTCTTATTCTTTGCAAATCTGTAGGCGGAGTAGGAATACTTGCTTCACCAGTAGAGGTAGTTAAGTCTTGTCTAATTGTAGAATCAAGATCTACAGGCTTTTCATATTGAGAAACTCTCTTGTACTCTTCTAGAAGAATGTTTAAAGCATCCTCTTCTTCTTTTCTTATTAAGTAAAGCTGTCTTAAGAAACCATTTGGACTTGATATCAATGCTGCAGTAGATAATCCTGCTTTCTTAAATTTAGCAATAGCTTTTTGAATTGGTCCTATCTTCTGCATTAATCTTAATTTTCTAGAAATTTGAGCTATGATCAAAGCAGTAGAAGAAATCTTGCCATATTCGTTTTGGAAAAATTTTAGATCTTTTTCAATATCAGCAATAGATGTTTGAATTAATTTAATTTTAAAAGGATCTAGTTTTTCCTTTGAAATTCTATTAAAAGCTCTTATTAATAAATCTTTTTCAAACTGTGTTTGTTTAATTATTTCAATAAGTAATTTTTTAAAATCTTCATATTTCTTTTTGATCTCTTCAGGTCTAGAAAGAGGTGTCTCACCTGATCCATCACCCAAATCTACTGCCATCTTGATATCATTTTCAAGATTCTTATTTGTGTTTTCAACTAATCGAATATTTTGCTTTCTTTTTTGAACTAGAACTATTCTCGCATTTTGTTCAACTTCTGTTGCAAACAAGATAGCATTTACTTGAGCTTCATTATCCAAAAGTATCAAACCTTCAGGTGTCAAATTTCCATTACTGTCTAGAACACCTGTCTGTGAAGGCAATTTTACGCCGCCAATACCTCTATTCAAAAGCTCTTCTTTGGCAAAACTAGCATTTATATTATTTGTTGCTTGAAACAACTTAACAATTCCAGACCAATTTCCATTTGCGTATACATTGTACGCTTCAGTACCAATAAATATGAGGCTAAATGTATCATAAACAGTCTTTATACGGCCTTCTAAATTTTTATCAGCAGCAACTGGGGTAACGTTTGTTTGCGAAGGTATTTGAGAAACCTTAATGAAATTTTTAGAACTTGAAGTTTTAAGTGTTTTAGCTAATATATTTATTATTTCTTGACTTGAATTTGTAATTTGTTCTAATGTTGTAATAGACTTCCAGTAATCTGATGATGCAGTTAATATGGAATCAATTATAGATTTTCCTTTTGGGGGTAAGTTTGGAATTTGAGTTGCAAGCTTGTTTTTTTGAGCAAGAAGTTCTTTAGAAATTATTCTGCCAACCTGATTGATTGCAGATGAAACCTCTGCTGAACTCTGAGCAATTCTAATATTTTGATTATTTTGAGATTCTCTTCTTCTGAAAATACCAGTACCTGTATTTGGTTCTGCTAAATCTGAATCACTCTCAGGTCTACCTCTTTGCTCTCGATCAGTTTGTCTAGGAGTTGTTGGTGAGGTATCCATATACAAAGAACCGTAAGCATCTAATATTTTTCGTGCAGCAGCAATATCATATAATATGCTTCTCAAGGCACGGTACATTGGGTCTGTCATCAATTTTACAAAGACTTCTCCAAAGACAGTTATTTCCTTGGCTAGTACTTTGTCAACTTCAATAGTCTGTAAGATATCGACAAGAGCTCTTTGTCTGTTAGTTTGCTCTTGTATCTTTTGTAATCTATCTCTAACTTGTTGTTCTTGTCTGCGAATAACTTCATCTTCAGGTACTATTCTAAGCTGTGTAAGTTTTAGAACTTCTATCAAAGCTTTTCGCTTTTCATCATCTTCAATTAAGGGTATATATTCCAAGTCTGGAACCATACCTTTAGCTGATTCATTCATCATTTTAAAAACTGGAACATCTGGACTAATAGCTTTTACTTGGCTGCCTAGTTTAGCCAAAGTTCTAGTCATGTCAGCATCTCTTTGCTCTTTGTAGTGTGTGAGCATAAAGGTAGCAACTTCTTTGTAAGATGTGTTAGCTTGTCCAGCGTAATTTAATGCATCTTCTAATAGAGTGAGCATTAATGTTTCAGGAACATCAGCATCATCAAAATCTTTAATAAGCCTTGCAATTTCATCAGGTCCAAAGCCAGAAGCTCTCAATCTAGAAATAATTTTATTTCTTTCAATAAGTTTTCTATTTAATGATTGTCCTGCAACTCCTGTTTGTTCGCTATCCTCTATGGCTTGATTAATAACTCTTTCTATAAAAGAATCTTTGCTATTTGGTTCTGAGGAAGATGAACCTGATTTAGATTCAATTTGTCTTGTAAAATCTTTTTGTTGTGATTCATCCAATTTTGGAAAATCTTCACGCATAATTCTAGCACGATCAGTTGCTGTGCCATCTTTATACTTTCTAATAAAATCTCTAAATTCAGAATCTGTAACTTGAGCAATTCTGACATTATTTTCCAAAATTAAGTTAGATGTCACGATAACAGATTCTAATTGTTCGCTTTTGGCAAACAAATTAGAATCTGAAGCAAAGATATCATTAAAGACAAATTTCATATTTACTCGGCTTTTGTAATTTTAAATGTTGATGTAGAACAATGTGGACATTTGCCTTGAAGTGCATGTCTGCTACTCTTCATAACAATTTTCTTAGGAGCTGAAACCATAACCATAGTTCTGCACTTTACACAATACATATGATGGGTTGTTCCTGCGTCTGTAATTTCTGAACTCATTTTTTGAGTACTCCTTTTATAAGATTTCGAAAGATATTGTACAAATACCTGTATATCTCTACCAATAAAAATTATAATATGCCTAGATACGAATACTTATGTGAATGCTCAAATGAACCTAAAACATTCACAATATCTCTTTCTTTTAGTGATTACAAGCCTGCAATTCCTTGCCCTTGCGGTCAAGGAGAAGCTAAAAGAGTTTTTAACAGCTTTACAGTGCAAGATGGCTTGACTGCAAAAGAAAAACAATTTGGCACCACTGTAAAGCGTAAACAAATGACAGAATTTGTGAAAGATCAAAAAACTGTAAGAAAAAACTCTTATGATCCAACTTCTAGGGAAGCAAAATCAAATGAGTATTGGACCGGAAAAGAAGGCTTGGACGGTATAACATCTTTACCTGTAAATAAAAAGGATTAAAATATGAATGAAAGTGTAAATCAAGAACCAGAATCATTTATCGTACAAAATGTAACTCTTGGCCCACATTATGTAAGCGATATAAGATTGAACTTCGGTCCTCTACAAGCAATTGATTTGACTTGGGAAGATCCAAAAGTTGTCAAGGCATCAAAAGACTTAAGAAATTCAATACGTCTTGGATTATTAAGAAAAATCACTCCTGATCAATTTGACTCTATTGAAGAAAGAGCTGCTATTAAGGGCAAGAAAGAGTTACTTAAGCAACAAAATAATAATAACCTTCGAACAGTTGATATCGATGGAAAAACAATTGAAGCAGAATCTATTGATGCTGAAAAGGCTTATTCAAATAAAAATAATGTTACAACTGCTGGATATGCTAATGATTCTCTTTCTTATGCAATGGCTTTAGATATTGCTCAAACACAAGCTGAATTACAAGGTGAAGATCTAACAGTAGAACAATTCGCAGATAGAGTACAGAATAATCCAGGCATTATCAATCAACTTTTAGCTCAGCAAAAGCATCTTGATGCAAATAGTTCAATTTCAGGAGTTGAAACAAGAGGAAGAGCATTTGTAGCTGAACCACCAGGTGATGCTGTAAGAGGTTCTACAGTCAGAGAAGTTGAGATGACTAATTACAACAGAGATAGAAGAGTAGCTGGTGCAGACTTCAATTATCTTGACACACCTGAAGACGATGGCTATGATGCAATTGCTGATGCGATTGATTTAGAGGCCGATATGGGTGATGGAGAAGAGGGCTCAATTAGAAGAGTTTAGAAAGTTTAATCTAGACTGAATAAAGGCTATCCAGTTGGGTGGCCTTTATTTTTTTTGGAGAAAATATGGCAAACGATTTTTCAGCTCAATCTTTTAATAACAGTACTTTAGTATATTACAACACTCAGCCAACTTACCCAGGAATTTTTATAGAATGGGAAAGATCTGGAGCACAAAATGTTGCCTTCTATAAAATTCAAAAAAGCTCAAATTTTGAAGGCACATACACTACAATTGCTACTGTTACTTTCCCAGCAAATGAAGGAGTGGACGTTAACGGTTTACCTTCAGATTACTACAGAATTCAAGAAGTAGATTCAAACGGAAATGTTCTTAATACATCCTCTCCAATGCTAGGAGATGAATTACTCGTAAAAAGTAGTTTAAGATATGAATTAGAGCATCTTTTGAACATTCCTATCTATGACGAAGAAGTAATTTTCAGAAGAAGTAGAAGTGTTGGCTCTGTAGCTTTCTCTTTTTGGAATTCTGTACCTAAGCCAGAAATAAGAATTTCAGGACCATCTAATCAAGGTGACAGAGACCCATTAATTCAATTATCAGAAACCGTTCCAATTTACTCAACAATCAATACTACTTACGACCCAATTATTAAGAATAGAGATGGTTATGAATCTCAATATACTAATGGAAATAACTACCCTGATGGCTTGATGGTGAAATATGATTTTATGGGAAATATCTATTTTATTGACGCAAACGGTGGTCCTGTAAATATTCATAGCTACGATAATGTTTTAGTGTCATATAGTATTAAAATGATTACAAATGACCATATGAATTCAAGTCTTTATATGGCATTGCAAGCAATAAATTCTCAACCTGGAGCAAGTAAGTACAGACAAGTAAGTGATGCACCATATTTTTATGACCCAGCTTTAGTTTATGGAGCAGCATATTATATCTTAAGAAGCTTACTTGTTTCTTTGACAAGCAGACAAAGAAGATTATTAATTGAAGACCCTGATGCAAGAATAGCAGATGACATTAGACAATCAGCAACAATGTACAAAGAAGAGTTTGAAAAGATGTTAGAAAAATTACCTATTGCTTTCTATCCTGGAATTAGATCAGTTGTTGTACCAGAGTTTAATATGCCTGGAGGAAGAAGTAGATTTTTCAGATATATCTGGAATATTGGTACTGGAGGATAAATTGTTGTGTTGCTTAATATAGCAACAATTTAATTAAGAATTTTAAATTAACAATTTTCTTTTAAGATTAACGTTAATATACATTTTAATATTAAATGTTAATTCCCATTATTAATGGGTGTAAAAAAACAGAAAACTAAGAGGATGAAAGATGAACAGAGTTATTAAGGTTTTGGATGACATAAAGACAAGAGTAGCACAAGTTAACCCTGAATTGGGAAACAAGATAAATGATGCTGTGTTTGATTTGGGAAGCACACCTCCTATGGAGACAGAAGATTCAACTATCGATACCAGAAGTAATCCAAAGATTGAATCTTTTGCCAGACCTCGACCAAATGTAAGCGTTGTAAGCGATGATGGAACAGTACACAGCTTTGCAGTAGAAATCAAAGCAAAACACAATGGACCAATTCCAGACACGCAATTGATGAGCAAGATCTTGCAATCTATCGAAAGCCATTCAGATACTACGAAAGAATATGCTTCTGGAGATGATTCGGAATCAAATTCATTTGAAGTAGTTAGCTTCAAATACGAAAGAAGAGATGACAAAAAGAAGCAATAAACTGTAAAATCAGTTTATGGACGAAGATCAGATCAAAGTATTACGACATTCTTTCACCAACCCTCATCGTGAAGATCTCCCCAAGCCAAAAGTAAACAAATTTGGACATACAGTGCTTGGGGACGAGATGAAAATGGCTGATCAAGAAATTGACCTAAAAATCAATGAATTTGGGGATGTTAGTGCAGAACCTAAGCAAAGTCTTTTCGATAGTCCAGAATTTCAAAAATGGGCAGAAAATCAACCTGTTTTGAATGCATCTGAAGCTGAAATGGAAGAAGAAACAGATCGACAATCAAAAATTGCTCCTAGTACAGTTAATATTGCAGATTTAATTTCTGAACTTGATGAAATGGACGGTACTATTGAACGTAATCAGAGTGAAAATCAGTGGTTCAAGAATTGTCTTAATCAAAGTTGTTTGTACAATCTGCCAAAAGATGCTAAATTCTGCTTAAAATGTGGAACTGCTCAAATGCCAAAATTTTGCACTGAATGTGGTTACAGCTTTCCTGGAATGGAAAAATTTTGTCCAGATTGCGGAAACAAAAGATAGGTATTAAGCTTCGATACCTAGTATTTTCTTTATTATGGAACGCTCCTGGTATCATATAGCAAAAGAATGCACAGCCCTTAGAAAAAATGTCTTAAGAGTTGATTTATGCGTATTTATTGACAAAGAAGAAGCTTTTTCAAATGAAGACTATTTAAACTCAACTATCAAATCAATTTTAACATCAGCAATTATTAATGGATTGGATATAGTTGGAGTTCTTTCTCCAGAAACACCTAGTGTAGGATTGAGAGCAAAACAGATGGCTCAACAACAACAAATGGATATAGTTGTTGCTTCTGGGCAAACTTACATATGTTCTGGAAAAGAAGAATTATATATCTACAATTTATTAGAACCAGTGCCTAGAAATCTTTCAATTGATAAAGCTTGCGGTTATGTTCATGACAAAAATGGATTTGTACTAGCCACAAATGTCCATTCAAAATTAGCTCCAACTTTAAATAGATTGCAAGGAAGTAAATTTGCTCCTGATGGTGTTGAAATTTTCAACGCTAAAGCAGGAGGATATAGAGACGTAGACATTGATTTTCCAAGATTCGTAAATTCAGGATCAACTTCAGCAAATGAATTAGATGATTCAAATGTTTTTACCTTAATGCCAAGAAAAACAGCACAAGAAATGGGATTAATACAAGGTGATGAAGGTGTTGATTACACACCTAAATATTTAAAACCACAAACAGGAGTAGTATAATGCCACGTTCTTACTGCACAACTAATGATGTCAAACAATATCTTCCACCTAATGTCGTGACAGAAGGTGATAATCCAATTCCTAATTTTAGAAATCCTACCCCTGAATCTGCATCAAACATTAATCTAGATTTCTTTATTCAGCAAGCATCAGCAGAAATTGATGCCAATCTTGCTACTATGTATGATGTCCCTTTGAAACAAGTAAATATTGGTGGAGATGTTTCATACCCTCACCCAGTACCAGTTATTTGTGCTATTCTTGCAGCTCAAATGTACTATATGCAAGCACTTCAAGGAGCTGACCCACAATATTCTGAAGCTCAAAAAGTAAGATTTGACTTTGCTCAAAATGAAATTGTCAGAATACAAAATGGTGAAATAAGATTATTTGGCCAAAGAAATACTCGTGGAGATAGATTTGTTAGATCTACATTGAGAGGCGTTGTAAGTAATCCAACTGAAGGCAAACGATCAAAAGGTCAAAGTCAATAGGTAAAATAAATGCTTGAACGAGTTTACGATACCTTGAGGGGCATTTTGTTTTATGAATTACCAAAAAATGCCAAAGGTGAAGCAGTAATTTTTGATCGCCCTGTATCTGGATTTTATATTGGTGAGGCTGCTGTAAGACCAAATGGAATTGCAATAGTTTTTAAAGGCGCTAGTTCTCCATTGAAAGATATTTCATTTGGTTTGCAAGAATATGAGCACAATGTTAATATTGAGATAAATGTTGGTGCAGATAATATTGAAACTACAGAAAGAGTGACTCAAGAAGCAACAAGAATCATTTTGTCAATTTTGAGAAAACACAGAAGAATTTGGGTAGTTGATATTTGCCCAATGTGTGAAAAATTTACTCTTACTCCAGCACACTTTACTGTAGATCATAATAGTGTTTTAAGTTCATATGCAACAACGGTTACAAATGAATTTAATACTCTTTGGTCAGAAACCCATCCAGCAAATTTAGCAGCTCCGTCTTTACCTGATTCTGGTAAAGCAGCAGAAGCGTTTATCAGAATGTATAACGATGTTGGAGTTGGAGCTACTGTAGCAAATTTAACAACAAAAGCAAGAAATAATATTTTAAGAATGCAAGCTGATAATGTTGAACCTGTAAGAATGCTTTACGATGTAATTTGTAATGACAATAAATCTTCAGATGACGCCACAGGTAAACAACTTTTTAGAAGTGGCACTATAACAATTAGTGCAAAAGAATTAGTAAGACAAATTTATTTTGGTCCAGATAACGTACCAACAACTGCATATTAACAATGAGTCTCGTATCCAAAAAAGGCCTTGAATTTATCATCAATCAAGTCGGAAAAGCAAAATACGCTTATAAAGATTTGGTTGGCGATTTGTCTTTGAATCACGGATACTATTTGGATTACGAAAGAGTTGTAGTTAAGTTTAGAGGATCTACGATTTTTCACGACTATGATTTAGCTGGAAAAACACCTCAAGGATTAACAACAAAACCTTATCAAACCTTCGACACTATAGAAGATATTTCTTTTGGTTTTCAAGGTGGTCAATATACAGTTGATTCAAAAATTGCTAGCTTTGCCAACACAGGCGGATGGACTCCTCAATATTATAATCCTCCAGCAACAGAAGGATGGGATGTTTGGGATTACAATGCGTGGCAATACTTTGTTCCACCATACAATGCTGCTGGTAATGCCAATACCGCTTACATAATTTATAATATAAATTCTGAACCTGGTAGTGGATCTGAAAGAACAAACTATGACTACCCTGTAAGATGGGATGGCAGTTTGTATAGAAGAGTAAATTTATTTAATTCTTCAAGATGGATTTCTGTAAAAAATACAGGAACAGTATCAAATAATGAAGCACATATTGTAATTCCAAAGTCTTATTTTGAAAGCGCACAATACATAAATCCTCTCACTAATACTCCAAAAGATTTAGGTATTGCTTCTCACGTTAATCTTAAAACTCAAGGTATAGGATCAACTTTTTCTCTTGGTGGAAGTATGGCAGGTTTAGCTTTAACTTATCTTGCTTACAATGTTTCAGAAGTTTCATCCACTGGTTCAACAACTGCTAGAATAAGAGATCATTATTTATTTAAGGTAAAAACACCAGCAACTTGGACAGCAGATTATTGGTATCATTTAGCCTTCTACTGGGATACCCACGATACAAATTTTCTTTCTTCTTATCCAACATACACTTCTGGAACTGCTACCACTTTCAATTCAAGCAACTTAACTTCAACTTGGAATATTTATCCTAGAAAAACCTACTTACAAAAAGATATTCATAATTATATTGCATTTGATAAAACAGGTGTAAATGATACTAATGTTTATCTTTTTTCAAGAAGTAAGACAAATCAAAAGTATTATGATGGTGACTTTGTAACAACCAATGAACCTTTTAGATATTTGTATCCTGAAACGTTTAGCGCATATGGAGACACTAATTCTTTAGCAAATTATGTTTCTTTAAGTTCTTTTGAATATCTTCCAGTTGTTATTGCTACTAAAAATATTATCTCTGGAAATCAATATGAAAATGGAGACATTGATTTTTATTTATTTTTTGGAAAAGCAATGCCCCAAGAATCTGTTCCTGTAGATTGGGATGATTTTGTAAACTATCCAACAATAGATAGTGATTATGACATTATCGCAAGAATTATTCTTTCTTATCCATCTTTTAAGACATCAGGAACAATTAAGAGCAAGACAAGTATTACATATAACTTGAACAATGCATCAATTATTTATATTGATAGAAGAGCAGATAATTTTGCTGTTCCTCCAATTGGTGATAGTGATTTAATTAATGACACTTTGCAAGACGTTATTGCAATGACTACATTTACCAGAAGTGATGAATACAAAAATATTTATGACAAATTAGGTGCAGATCTTGTAGCTCCATTTACAAATTTTAAGTCTTATGGAACAAGCAGCTATGTTGATATAAAGAATAATAGTTTTAAGAAAACCAAGCTCTTACATAACTTATTGAAATACCCAATTGCACCAGCTTTAAAATCCAATTTCCAAACAACGAAAGGTTCAGGAAAAATTACAATAGCTTCTGGAAATAATGTTGTTATTGGCAGTTCTTCTAAGTTTACGACAGAAATTACTGAGGGTGATTATCTTTACAGCACTGATGGCACAATAATTTATGGTCAGGTGCTTTCAATCGTTACAGACACTTATTTAGTTTTAGAAGAAAATTACAAGTCCTCTGTAGATAATCTTACTTATGGTATTAAAAATAGTCCATTAGAAACAGAACCAATCAATATAGAAGTTGAAGAATCTGGCGCAAATGCTATGATTTCTTGGCTATCAACTCCTCCAACAAAAATAGTTTTCAAATACGATGAAAACGGTATGAAACTTAATAACATAAATTTTGAAAGCGATACAGAATTTGAGTTTTACCAAGAAGTTTCAAACATACCAGATTTATTAGATCAAGAAACAACAGGAACTAAATTGACAAAAGATTATGCTTTTTCAATTGTGTTTCAAAATACCAGTAGCGATAAATTTATAAAAAATATTAAATTAAACTCATCCAAGTTCTTTATTACTGACGACGAATACCTGAATAGACAGAAGAAAAATTTAACAACATCTGGATATTACAAACAAGGATCTCAAACAGAAAATAATAATAATGCGCCTGGTACTTTCAACTCTATAGAAGAATATAGGGTTTATGGTAGTGCTGCAATTATTCCAAATATGCAAATGGGACAAAGCAGAGCAATATTGACAAAACAAGTTCAGCCCACAGATTCAACTAAGCAAACAGAAGCAAATTTTATAGCTAATTTGAAATCTTCCAACCCAAACATTACAGAAACAGAAGTTCAAGATAAGGTTAGTGATTATGAATTAACTAAATCTTTTTACACCCCAGACTCAAGTCAATTCTCAAACACTTTCTCAACAATAAAAGAAATGGGGATGACTGTTTCTAATTATGCATATAACAGAAGTAAACATTGGATTTCTAATTATGATGAAGTAGTTGGTGCTGAAAAAGACAATAAAATATTTACAGCGCAGAATATTTTAGATTTAAGATCTGATTCTTTTATTATTTCTATAGCTGGATATTCAACTTCGGATGCTTCAATAAATAGTATAGAAAACATTTACAAACAACAGATATCTATAGTTGATGCTACAAATATTAATCAAACTACTCAGGGTAGTTATAAGAGTGTAAATTATAATAAATTTGCTTTTAAGATTACGCCAAACGAATATCAAGATATAAAATCCCTCAAGGTTAGATTGCAAAGTTTAGCAGTTTGTAATAATCCTGATGCTTATATTCAGGTAAGTATTTGGGATAATTTTAACAGCCTTCCTAATGCTAAATTAATTACTGGCTCTAAAGTTTTTTACACAAGCATAAAGAACTTTCTTGATGATGTTTATTTCTATGTAAATTATTCATTTACTAAAAACAGAACTTATTGGATTGTTTTTGAATCTAATACAAATCCACCTAATTATGATGCAAAAACACTTGGATTAGTAAGTGTAAGTGGTACAGCAGTAAGCGGACTTTACAATTCAGCTAATAATACAACTGCAGATTTTAACAGATATCAAAAGTATGCTTCAATTGGGTTTGGAAGTTCACTACCTAGTTCGATTTCTAATTGGTATGAAATCTCTTCTATAGGTTCGTCTTCAGTTATGACACTATCTGGAAGTGCTGGAACGAGTGATAATCAAAATTATGTAATTAAATATGATCTTAGATTGCAAATACAAGAATCATCAACTCCGGTTACATCTAATATGGCCTTTTATGATGGATTTTCTTGGACATCATCTACAGGCACACCATATGTAGTATTCTATGGCTTAGATCACGAAATTTATGCTGGTTTCAATAGAGATTTTAAAGATTCTTCTTTAGTAATGCCAGCACCTAATAAAGCAAGAGCAAACAATACTGATTATTATGTAGATGAATTTTGGACAGTAAATAATCAAAATTTATTTACACCATCTCAACTTTACATTTACCCAAGATCATTTGTTTCTAGAGTGATTGCAATTGGAGCTACTGGAACTTCTGGAACAAATCTTCTTTATATGCCAGAAGAAAATTTTGATCCTTCAGTAATGGTTGGTATAGCAGTGACTTCAGGGGTCTTAGCAAGTGGGACAGCAATAACAAACTTGATTTTTGATTCTAACATAAATCTATATAAGATTTATCTAAATAATAATTTATCAGGCTCAGCAAATACGCATTATTTTGGCGACAATACAAACAGACTAATCAAAAGAGCGAATGACATACATTTGTATCTCAAATACAATGTTGATAATCAGTTACAAACAACTTACATAAAACTTGATAAATCACCAACTTGGGTAACTCAGTGGTACAAAAAATCTTCTTGGAATTATCTTGAGCTAGACAGTTTTGTAATGAGTGATTTGACATCAGCTCATCACAATATAAATTTTGATAATTTTAGTGGACTTGGGCAAACAAATTATTTCAATGGTCTTGCATCTGGAAATTTCACTGCTCTGTCATCAATTGGTGCAACTTTTGATTTCAAAGTTACTACAAATGGTGGTGTTAAACTTTATATCAATAATGAAGAAAAACCATATATTAGTGATTGGACAAATAATTCATCAACTTCATTTACAACATCTTACGTTGCTACAGGCAGTTCACAACCAATAGCCTTAGAATTACAATTTAATAATTATCAAAATATTCATAATTTAAAATTAGAATGGAGAAAAACTGGCGAAATATCCTGGCAAGAAGTTAATAATTCTTTCTATCAAGATGTTTCAGTTAGTCCAATATTGATTGATAGTGACAAAATTGAAAATATAACATACTTAGTTGTTGGTAAAACAATAGAAGAAATAAATGATCAATATTATGGCTTTCCAGCTACTGACAAAATTGTGATCAGGAACAAATAATGGCAATGAATTATGCGTCAGCAATCACAATGAATAATTTAGTGCTTGCTCTTGATCAAACAGCTAGTACAGTTGATATGGCATTAGCATCTCAAGAATACGCTTTGTCATACAATACAGCGGAAAGGAATTTGCAATTACTCTACGGAATATCTGCTATCAAATCACAAAATTACAATATGATTCTTGATGTTTTAAGTTTTGGTAAAGGGCTTGTGAAAACTGCTTTATCAGCTACAAATATTGAGCTTCCTGCTGGCAATGAGCAAGGCTATACAGTTCAAGAAGTCTTAGGTAATATTGATACAATGTCAGATGGTTATATTTTTGGAAAAGTATTCTTGACATCTGATAATGTTGACGGAGAGGAACTAATATTTTCTTTAGCTAAACCAATAAACGATCCTAATGGTACCCCTTTAATTATAAGCAAAGATATTGACATTGATACTGCAGAAGAAATTATAAGAACATCTCAAGAGTTATCTTTCACTACAGATAAAACATATAACTTAGAATTATATAAGTTCATTGCAGATGTTTCTTATTATGATCAAACAATTAAAAACTCAAGAGTATTTTTCAAACTGATAGATGAAAGATTGCCAAGAGGTTATTTTGGATACACAGAAGAGAATATTTCAAGAATCGTAATTTCATCTATCATAAGAAATTATGCATTAATTTCAGAACAATATAATACACAGAAAAATTTAACCAAAGATATTATTTCAAATTGGGTCGGTAGTTCAACTTGGGATCCTGATTTTACAACATACTGGAAAGCTTCAGGGCAATTATTACCAACTAGACTTTTATCTTACCTATCATCAGAGTTGAGTATAAATATATAAAATGGCAATTTCATCAAAAGTAGAAGAGATAGTTCTTGAATTAACAAAAACGGTAGGCAATATTTACGATGCTTTAAACTATGGTATTGGAGATATTGAAACTCCTGGATCTTCTATATTTGAAATTAATAATTTACTTTCTATGGCAAACTCAGGATTTCCATACTTTGGTATTCTTGAAACAGCTCCATTAGGATGTGAAACAACTTACGATATAGCTTTTGATCCTTACTACGTAACTGTTAGAAGCGGACAATTAGCATACAATGGATCAGTAATTAATTTGCAACCTCAAAAAATTCCTCTTAAAAAAGAATGGTCTAAAAACTATTCATCGGGCGGATTTGGTGCAAGTTACAAATATGGTGTCACTTTAGGTTTACCAATCTCAGAAGCTCAAAAAGCAACTCAAACTTGGGCAACTACAGTAAGTACAACTTGTTTATCTGGAACAAGCATCTTATATGTTAAAGATGCATCAATTGCTGTAAATCTTGGTTTTCCTATTCAAGCATTTGTTGGAAATTATTTAATAACTTTTTCAAATGTAACTGATGATCTTACTGGTTTGATTGTGGATCCATCTTATTATAATGGTTCTTCTTTTGGAACATTACCAGCTACTTATTACCTGGACAATCCAGTAAACTTCTTATTTCAACCAAGAGTAAAATACATTACAGGCTTTCCAGTATTAGAAAATTCTGAAAATGTAAATACTTTTGATTACTTTCCTCCTCTGCCAAAAAGCTGGATTCCAATTAGTAAAGTAATGCTTAAAAATCCAGAAGATCCTATTGTTGTTGATTCTGGAACAGGACTTACAAGAACAGTAGTTGATATGCCAACAGAAATATCAACATATCAAATACTCGGAGATTCTACTGATAAAAGTTTAATTATTCAAAGTTGTAATGATGCAAATAATGCATTATTGACTTATCAGTCAAATGATTATATAAGAAATACAATAATATCAGTTAATAGATACATAAGCACAATTTCTTCAAATGCTTTTTTATCTGATAGAGAACTTTTATCAACGCAACCTTTTAGAAAAACAGAGTTTTACTCAAAAGGCACATCATTTAGTGGACTTGAAAGATTTGAAATACCTTATAATTTTGCAAAAGCTCAATATGAAACATTGAGTATAGATGCTCAGCATACGTTTGCAATTTTTAGAGGAGACTTAATAACATATAATGCAGCAATTGGTAGCAACAATACATCTTCTGCAACAGGATTTACAAACAAAGTAATACCTTGCTCAAATTATGTGTCTTCATTATCAGCTGGGACTCAGATTTATGGGTTGACTGTTGTTTATAATATTTCAACAGATGAGTATGTCGAAAGCATACCAGTTTACAGCAATTTGGTTTCTTCAAACTATACCTCTAGTAATTACCTTGTTGAATTGAATTGGTCAGGCGCTGGAATAACAAATCCACTTTTTTATCATGTTTACAAAAAACCACAGCTATCTAGTGATTTGATTGAAAGAAAATTAACAAATATAAACGAAATTCAATACCCATCTTATAACACTATGACAACTGTAGAAGATGATACTGACTTATTATTGAGAAATGGTCTGACTGCTTTTAAAATTACTCCAAATGAAGATTGTTTTGTTGGTGGAGTTTCTTTAAAATTTAAATATTTGGCTGGTGGACAATTAACCGGATCTGGTACAACTGGTCTTACAATCTCAATTTTTTCTGCTACTGGCTCAACTCCAACAACTAATGGAATGATTACAAGTTCGTCAGTTATAAGAAATTCTGACATTCAACAAGGCACTAATGAATATACGATTAAGTTCAATGCTGGAGCGAATTTAGAACAAGGTACTTCATATTGGCTTATGATCAATAAACCTTCTGATTTCACTACAGGTTTAGGATCAACAAGTTTGTATGCCAGAATAATTTCAGGTGGTTCAGGACAAGGATTAACATCAATCAATAATGGATCATCTTGGACAGGATCAGGCGGAACAGCATATTATAAGGTTAGAGGCTATCTTGATGACGGCAATGTTTCTGGAGAAATACTTAAGCGTGGAATAAAGCTAACTAACAGAATTGCGTTGGAACCTAGAAAATTATCAGTATATGTGCCTTATGTTGAAGATTTAACTTCTTCTAATGTAGTTTTTAACGGATCTACAACTGGTATAGCAACAACTGATGACCAAACAATCAAAAATGATCTTGTAGTAACTGTGATTGCTCAGAATGGTGAAAATGGAGAGCTCACTACGTTGACTACCACAGTTCCAAAAGGTACAGCAAGAAATCAAAGATTTGCTCTAGGAAATGATTTACAAGTATTTGACAGGGTCATTGATGCCTATGTAACCCCTGGTACAGATTTGACAAGAATTAACAATGGTCCAATTTTATGGGATATTTATGATCTTATAACTATTGAAACTACACCTTAGGTCTGATATGAGAAAAAGTATTCGTGCAAGTTCGTTCAAATCAGATGTTAATGCTTTTGCTTTTGATCAAACATTAGTTGTTCCAAGCATAGGTAGCTCAGAGTCAGTTCCAAGTCAATATCTATATAAAGAAGCTTACAACAATTTTAGTTCACATTTATATGCCCCAGCTTTTGAAACTGGTTATTATGATATTTTTGCATTATCTAGAGAATATTCTGAAGACCCTGATTTTAATTTATCTTTTAATAACATAAATACAAATTATCTTTTCTCTATTGATAATTTCAACCTTCAAGGTGCTCAGGAGTCAGATGCTGGACAAAGATACGCTGGTGAAGGAGCAAATCCTAATACATTTCAATTAGGCCCAAAAGAATATAATGTTAGCTTTACATATCCTTTCAAGGTAGATAGTTGGGGATACTTGGATTTCTCATTAGCTGCATTCTTTGATTATTGTATTCAGGCTTTCAAGGGTTCTCCAACATCATTTATAGGTAGATTTACAAGCGACAATGCTTCTACTATTACAGCTGGTACAACACAACTTTATATAGATAATATTGCTGAGTTTATGGGTTTGGATTTACCTTTTAATGCAAAAATAAAATCTGATATTAATACCAATTATGATTTGGTTGAAGTTACAGCAATAGATAAAACAAATAGACTACTTACTGTTGCAGCTGGAGTTAACGTTGCTTTTAGTAGAGACACTTCTTTTATTTCAGCTTATCCTCAATCAACTGAAAGAGATGCATCATTTTCTTTATTCACGTTAAAACAAGGATTACTAAGTGGATGTCTTGTTGAAAAATTTGCAATAAATTTTAAGCCTGGAGAACAGATTACAGCTTACATTGATTTAAAAGTATTAAATGTTGATAGGACTTATCAGGTGCAAATGTTTAACAATTTTGCCTCTATAGTAGATAATTATTTCAAGAAAAAACCAAGCTATATACTCAATGGATTCAATGTCAGAGTATACAAAAGCGCTCCAGAATATGGCCTATTTGGTTTAGGCACAATGATTGATTCTAAACTATTTAGAGGATTTCAACAATCAAAATTAGATAGTATTTATGTCACTGAAATGGATATAAGTATTGAAAATAATTTGAAACCAATATTTACATTGAACTCAAAAGGAAGCGATCAAAAACAAAATTTCTTTAAGAATTCATTACCTTATGGCTACTATTCAGAGGGACGTAAAATTTCGGGATCAATTACATATACTGGGCCTATAAAACCTTGGGCTATGGTTGAATTCTTATCTGGACCAAGTAGCATAAATAATGACGGTATAACTTTTGATATGGGGCCAATCAAATTAGAATTGCCTGAAGTTGTATGGTCAACTGTTTCTCAAGAACATTCTAGAGTGGAATATCAAAAGAATAAAGTTAATTTTTCAGTAGCAACTCAGAATTACACATTTGACCCAGTATTAAAATCAACAGGAAGTTATTAATGAGTATTTTTGTAGATGCTGGAAAGAGATTTGAATTAAAATTAAACTGCAATATCATTAAAAATGATGATGGTGAAATTCTTTGTTACAAGATAGATCCAAATGGAAAATGTGAAATTTCTTGCGACGTCAAAGGAAGAAACTTCTCAGATATGTCAAATATTATAGAAGAAGCAACTATCATCAATTCAGTTACAGGTAATCCACTTTTAAGAACTTCTGTACTTTGTAAAAATATTATCACAAATTTCTTTTCTGTCATCAAGATAAAAGAAGAAGATAATGTGGAAACTTATTATCCAGATCCACACAATGTTAGTATGATCAGATATGAGTTAGTAAAAGCTTTGTCAAAAAAATGGTTGGAAATGACAGGCGGAAAATAAATGCCAGATATTATAAACAATGTAATTAATAATTTGCCTGCTTCAGGACATAATATTTATGTCTGTGAACTAGCTCCTTTTAATCAAACAGGTTTATATACACAACAATTGAAATATTTTGGTGGATATAGAGTAGCCAAAAACTTAACTGGATCAAGATCGCATTTATGGGATTTGTATTTACTTAGTGTAAATATGCTCAACCGAAGAGATTTGGGAAATTTTAAAACTAAAAGATTTTCTGAAGCTGATTACAAACCTTTATTTTGTTCAAACTTTTCAGATAATGCTGGATCTAGTATATACTCTCCAATACCAAACTTTTCAAAATTAACACTATTAAATCACCCCAATTTTGATCAATATAAATATACTGGTAGCTTTGCATTTAATCCAATACTTTCTACAAACTTCAATCAACAATGGGATGCTGAAAATATAATTTACAGAGCATCAATATATCCTTTATATCCTTTGTTATTTTGCTCGAGCATACCAACGCACAAATCTTTTGGTCCAGCTTTCATAAATTCATTTGAGATAAGTGTTGATGGTATGGATAATCTTGGTGATGTTGAAATTAGATGTTCTTTATCAGGAGGAAGATCTGTTTTATCACCTGACAACATTCCTCCCAAAAGACCTAACCTAGATGCAAATGTTATTAAAATGAAAACTCTTGATAGTTCTGATGAAATCAATGAATTCAATAATTATCAAAACAAATACAGAGCAATAAACTTATCCGATTGTGCTTTTTGGCCAGGTTTATTTCTTAATCCAAATGACTTTAAAAGAACTGTTCAAAATTCATATAATTCAAATGTCATGCCTCCATACAAAATTGTAGGTATGTCCTTAAGAATTCAACAGCAAGTTAATTTATTATTTACTTACCCAGGTTATTCAGTGCTTAATAGCATAATAGATTTTGGAGACATCCTTGGCCCTAGATTTGCTTCTTTAGGAGATAGAACAGTAACTGGTACAATAAAATTATTTAGTCCACAAAACGTTAGTTTAATTAATACAAATGCATCATCACTTACTATGTTTTTTGGTAGTGCTTTTTATTACACAATGAAGAATGTAGACTGGCAACAACCTTCAATAACAATAAATCCAGGCAATGGTTATTTTATAGAGTACGAATTTATTGCAAGAATGCCAGAAGAAATTTATTTCAATGGTTTTAATAATTCAAGAGTATCAGAATTTTTATGATGAAAGATTTTATTGAATTTTACGAAAAAAATAAATCGAACATAATACACATTATCAATATTGATTCAGTGAAATTTATTGTTCGTGAAATAACTTGGAAAGAAGGGTTATTGATAGATGCAAAATCTTTTAGGAAAAAAGATAATATTGTATACCAAAATTCTGAATTTGAAAAAAGAGAAATTCTTAAGCTTGCAATCTTGAGAGCATATGATTCTTCCACAGATACAGATTATTTGCCTGATTTTGAAGTATCTTTATTGGAAAAGTTAGACTATACAATTATAGAAAGATTGTGGGTTGAATATCAAAATTATCTTTATTTGAATGCAGACGAAGCTAATTTTTATTATATTGCAACAAAAAAATATTACAATCCAAATGATACAGAAACTTACCCCGTGCCACCATTAATTGTTGAAATTGATTATATGACACGAGGTTTAGTTTCTATGAACAAAGAGGAATTTTCTAATTTGAGTATGAAAGAATTTGAAACTATTCAGTTGATTTTAGCTACAAAAAATGAAGCTAAACCTGAATCAGCTGCAAATCTTGATATTGATTTAGAAAGAGAAATGGGCTAAATGCTAAAAGATAAAGTATTTTTTTGTTTATTTCTTATTTCATCCGCAAATTCTGTTCTATCCCATTGATGAAATAGATAATACGGTTCACCTTGCATATTACAAGCTTCGCCATTAATAAACTGAATATCTATATTTTTGTACTTTATAGCCTCTCCAGTAGCACACAAAGCGCTGGTATATGGATGACAATAATCAACAGTTTTCAAGTCTTTTAGATAAGGATATAAGCTTGTGTAAATACTTTGATCAGAAATCATTCCAGGTGACTTTCTATTAGCATTAGTTATAGCAAGCAAAAGAATATACATAAAATCTTTTACCTTTCCACCTATAGTTCCGCCATTAGTTATTAAATTATTAACTCCATCGTTGTTAGGAAAAATTTGTGTTGAAGATAATATATTATGCCAGCCTAAATTGAAATCGTTTTCTGAAACTTTCATACCTTCGCAGATCAAAAATAAATCCTTATCCTTTTTTGAAGCCATATAATCAAAGGGATTTTTTTGAATAATCACATCACGAGTATCAATATACATAGCATATTCGTAATCTTGTCCATATTGTCTCAAGATGTCATAAAATAAATGATAAACATAGTAAAAAGGAGCTTCTCCAAAAATAACTTCATCATATATAGATTCTAATTTTTTTAGGTTAGAATCTGAAACATTATTCGTAAGAACAAATTTGTCAGCATTTGTAATTTTTTTCAATGATTTAAAATAAATATCTAAATCAAGGTTTTCAAAAATTTTGTCACCTGAAATGTAATTGATTAATAAATTTTTCACTATATTTCCTTTGAAATGATTTTGTAAAGCTCTTTGATGCCATACTCCAAACCGTCAAAAGCTAAACCTAAATCTGTATTTTTTCCGCAATAAGATAAGCCTAAATTTTCATCTAAAATATTGACATCAACTTTATAATTAGACAAATTATTTATGATATTAGCAATGTCACTTAATTTGTATTTGCTTTCATAAACGCAATCAATGGTACTTGGTAAGTCTTGATAATTTATATACATTTCTAAAATATTTAAAAAATCATCAATATAAATAAAATCCATATACCTATCTTGATGAATTACAATTGGTGAATGGTTGATGTAATTATTGACATTACTTGCGATCATTCTATTTTTTTCTTCGTTCTCAGCAAAAACATTGAATAGTCTTAGATTATAAAAGTTATCATACTTTTCAAATAATCTTGAAATTATATTTTTGCTCAAACCATATGGATCTAAAGGTAATGAATTAAGGATATTAGAAGATTCATTGATTTCTTTTGATCTATCTAATTCTGCCCCAGAACCAAAATGAATTAGTTTTTTGTAACTTGCTCTGTTTTCAGCAATGTTCATAGAAATCAAAACATTATCGTAGAAAACATCTTTACTATCTTCAATTGATCTTCTTCCACCAACAATAGCAGTATTTATAACTACATCAAAAAAATTTTTTTGAAAAAAATCGTCAACTTGTATTTTATTGGTTAAATCAAGTTCATTTCTAGAAATTGTAATAAAATTATATTCTTTTAATTTTGAAATTATATTCTTGGCTAAAAAACCATTAGATCCAGTTACTAAGATATCCATAATAATTTATTTTTTCTTAAAGTTTTGAGCGATTTCAAATATTAAATCTTCCTGTCCTGCAACAAGTTTTCTATTTCCAAGCTCAAAAATTAATGAAGAATATTCGATGTTGTAAAGCTTTGAAGCTTTGATAATTGGTTTTTCAAAACCAGAAAACAACTTATTCAATCCTGTCAAAATATTAACTGGAGTAGAAACTGGTATTGTTGGGACAAGATATTCTAATGCATTTTCTGCTTCTTTTATAACTTTGTTAAAATCAATATTTGTATTGAAATTATTTTTTTCTAACACTGGAATGATAAGTTCCAAAGGAGTGTTGCCAGCTCCAGCCCCAAAGCCACAAATACAAGCATCAATAATTTTTGCTCCACATTCAACAGCCAATAAAGAATTAGCAACTGATAAGCCTAAATTATTATGCCCGTGAAATCCTACAGGCACATCTAAATTATCAACTAACAATGAAATTCTTTCTTGGATATCTTTGGGCATATAAGTACCAGTGGAATCCATTATAATAATAGCTTCAGCCCCATATGATTGCATTATGAAAGCTTGTTCAAGAAGTTCCTTCGCTGATATTAATGCAGACATCATCAAAACACCTTGAACTTCAATATTTTTGTTCTTTAAATATTCAATATGTGTTTTTGACAAAGTTGCTTCAGTACAATGAGTTGCAATTCTAAATATATCAACTCCATATTCGATTGCTGGTTGTATATCGTCTTTTATTGTTGAAATTCCAGGAATAGAATGAACACTTAATTTAGTTTTAGAAAGATATTTTCTAGCTGTTTTAAGTACATCCTGATCTGAATGTAAGCTTTGACCAATTAAGATTGATGAGGCACCTAAACCATTTCCGTGACCAACTTCAACAATAGGTATATTTGCGTTTTCAGCAAATATACAATACTTTTCTATACTTTCTAAATTGATTGTATGTTTGACACTATGATTTCCATCTCTCAATGACGGATCACTTATGATTACAGTATTCATAAATTCTCTAAAACTTTAATTGCTGCACAATTTATTATATCTAAATTCCCAGAATAAGAAGGCAAATAGTCTCCAGTTCCTTTCACCTTTACACTAAGCATCAATATGTCGTTCTCATTTATCATAGGTGGCATAACTAATTCGTAGTAAGGAACATATTCTTTAATAAGTTTGAGCCGTTTGTAAACATTGTCCACTATATTTTCAAAATTTATATTTGAAAGATCTTTTAACTTGATAAAAATAGTAGTTTGCATATCTACACAAGGAATTGCTGGATTTATATTTAAAATTACTTTACAATTCTGAGCGTTAGAAAATTTACGAATTGCATATTTAGTTGTTTCAATATAATTATCGATATTAATACGTGTAGACATTCCAGCACTTTTAGAAGCAATTTGTGAGACAACTTCTATGTACAAAACATCTTCAATATCTTGGCAAATAGCATTGATCATAGGAAGTGATGCTTGACCTCCGCAAGTGATCATATTTATATTGTCATACTTTTGGATATCATCACCATTGATAGTAGGTACACAAATGTGACCATTTTTAGCAGGTGTCAAATCAATAACTTTGATATTTAATTTACTTAAAATAGAATAATGTTCTATAGCGTCAAAAGCATTGGTACAGTCAAAAACAACATCATAATTTGTATTTTTTTTGAAATAATCAATACCTTCAGTAGATGAATTTACCCCCAATGAAAATGCTTTTTGTATACCTTCAGAATTTTCTCTTCTTCCTACAAATGCAATATCTTTGTAGCCTAGTTTTATTAATTTTATTAATAAATCGGTGCCAATGTTACCAGTACCCAAAATTCCTATTTTTTTCATCTTACAATTTGCTTTGATTTTTCACTTATGTTTACAATCATATTTTCTTTTAATTCTTCAAAAGAAATTATTGGAGACATTTCTTCTAATGAAGGGGCAAATATAGAGCCATCATTTTTTGAAACACCTTTAACTTTTGGTATAAAATCTTGTTCAGGATTCATAAATACTTCAAGTACAGATGGTTGATCAAATGAAAGAAAATCTTCCATTGTCTTATCAAAATCTTCCATCGACCTTAATTCAAAATGCTTATACCCAAATGCTGTCATTAATAAATTGAAATTTGGTAAACCCACACCAGTTTGAGCATTGACACCTACAAATTTTCCTTGAAACAACATTTTTTGTGTGTGTTTGATCATAAGATAGCCATCATTGTTAAAAATTATGATTTTTACATTTAGTTTGTTATCAATTATTGAATGAGCTTCTTGAAGATTCATCATTATTCCGCCATCACAATTTAAGCACAGCACTGGTTTTTCAGGACACGCAAATGCAGCACCAATAGCACCTGGTAATCCGTACCCCATTTCACCTAATCCAAGCGAGGTAAACATTGTTTGGTTTTCTTTCAGCATTATTGTTTGATGGCCACTTAATAATGCTGTGCCCATATCTGTGACAATAATATGGTTATCCGCTAATTTTTCTGATAGTTTGTCAATAAAAGAATATGAATTTACGTAATTATCTTTTGTAAACGATTTATCAACTAAAGGATATTTTTCTTTTAAATTGTTGCAATAATCAATCCAGTCATCTTTCGGTTCAATGGCTTCGAAATTAATTATATTTTCTAAAAAAGTATCGCAAGATTGAATATGAGTCTCAGTGTAAAAAGTAGAGTATTTTTCAATCTCTGATTCATCTATATCAACTACAATGATTTTTGCTTCTCGTGCAAATTGCGAAAAATCATAACCTGCTTGAGGTAATGCTAACCTACTGCCAAGCACAACTACAACATCGGCATTTTGAACAATAAAATTAGCAGCTCTTTGTCCATAAAGACCAAATCTTCCAAAATGTAATTGATGATAATTATCAATAACATCTATTGCAGACCAAGTCAAAAGAGTTGGTAAAGAATTTTTTTCTATAAACTTTTTAAACAAACTATGGGCATTTGATAACCTTACCCCATTGCCACAAACAATAACTGGTCTTTTAGAATTTTTTATAATTTCATATGTACTATTGTAATTACTTGCAATTACTTCTTTTTTATCGAAATTCCAAGCTTTAATACTTACTAGCTTTGACTGAACATCAAATGGAATATCAATAAGAACAGGACCAGGACGACCATTGATTGTTTCAAAATATGCTTTAGATAAATGATTTTGTATTTCACTACAGTCATCAACTCTTACTCCATATTTGACAACTTTTGATGTCATATGAACGATATCCAAGCCTTGAGTTCCATACATTCTTAGATTGGAATGAATTTTGCAATAGTTAGATGATTCTTGTCCACAAATGATGAAGCCAGGTATAGAATCGGCCCAATTACTGACTATTCCAGTAACAGCATTTGTTGCTCCACCACCTGCGGTCACTAATGCTGCTGAAAGTTTACCTGAAGCTCTGAAATGAGCACCCATTGCCATAACACAAGCTTGTTCGTGGTGCAAAAAAACGATTTTAGTAAATCCAAGTTTAGTAATAGAATCGAATATGTGTGAATTGGCAGAACCTATTATTCCAAAAACAATCTTAATATCAAGTTCTTTCAAAAATTCTGCAATAACATCACTTACTTTATTCATTTTTTTACCACATAAAATTTTCTTTGTAATATTTGACAATTGTTTTGATTTCTTCATCAAAGACACAATCAGGTTCCCAACCTAAAGCTTTAATTTTTGAATCATCTAAAGCATATCTTACATCTTGTCCGGGCCTATGAACATCAAAATTTATAAAATTTGAATAATCATCAAATTCTTTACCATAAAATTCATTAATAATTTTTTTCACTGTTTCAATATTTGATTGTTCAAAACCACCAGCTATATTATAAATTTCATTATTCGCACCAGATTCAATAATTTTTACCACTGCTCTGGCTGTATCTTTAGCGTGTAACCAATTTCTGATAGGCGATCCATTATTATGCAAAGGTATTTGCCTTCCTAATGATAAAAATTTGCATGCTTTAGGAATAAGTTTTTCAACATATTGTCCACATCCATAATTATTAGTTGGACGAACAATTACATATGGTAATTCATAAGTTCTAGACCAAGCCATTATCAATTGATCTGCTGCAGCTTTTGTTGCTGAATAAGGATTTGAAGGTCTGAGCAAGTCAGCTTCGTTATGCGCTCCACCTGAAATATCACCATAAACTTCATCTGTACTAAAATGAATAAAGGTTGGTAATACATAGCCTTCTTTCTTATAATTTTTAAGTAATTCTAGAATATTATAAACACCGACTACGTTAGAATGTAAAAAATCCTCACTTTTTCTAATTGAATTATCTACGTGAGTTTCAGCTGCTATATTGATGAAATAGTCACAATCTACAAGCCTATCTAAATTGCATATATCTAATTTCTCAAATTTAAAGTTTTTATATGAATCAAAAACTTCTTTGTAATTAAAATCCGAGGCGTATGTACAATTATCAATGCCATATACATACCATCCTTGGTCTAGACACAATTGTGTTACGTGCCTGCCTATAAACCCCAAGCAACCTGTTATATAGACTATTTTCATAAAATCATTATACGGATATATTAGGTATAATGTTTTTATGAATCGCAAGTATCTTCCAACTTTATCTGAACTCGTTGACAGGCTTTCTATTGTTCAACTTAAAGAAGTTTTTATTTCAGATCACAAATCAGAATACGCTGAGGAAATAGCTGCAATTGTTCACGATATTCAAGCTCATATCGATGAAAATAATGTTGTTGTAGATGCTGAAGTTATTCGGGCAATTGTTGTTTTAGCTCAAATGAATCTGCATATTTGGCATAATGAAACAAATTATCGCAAGGGTATTAAGGATGGAAATAATCTTGAATTGACTCACGGATTGAATGGTATTAGAAATACTGCTAAAAACAAAATTCAAGAAGTTTGTGGTGGTAGAAAAGATTACAAAATTGATTGTCTTGCTGCTGACTTCAAAGATTGGGAGATCAGTTGGTAATGGAAAAAGTTTTAATTACTGGTGGGGCTGGATATTTAGGATCAACTCTTACAGAAGTTTTATTGTCTAAAGGTTATGCAGTAACTGTTTTAGATAACTTGATTTATAAGCAGCTTTCACTCACTTCATTTTGTCATCATACAAATTTCAACCTTGTAGTGGGAGATGTACGAGATACCAAACTTCTTACAAGTCTGGTGGAAACTCATGACATCATCATTCCATTAGCTGCAATTGTAGGTATGCCAGCTTGTAAAAAAGATCCAGACCTGACAGTGGCTGTAAATTATCAACAAATTAAAGACATTGTTGAAATAATTCAACCAAGTCAGAAATTGTTAGTACCTAATACAAACTCTCAATATGGAAGTTCTGAAACAATCATTACAGAAGAAAGTCCATTCAATCCATTGTCACTTTATGCAAAAACGAAATGTGATGCTGAAAAGCGTGTTTTAGAATGGGGTAATGGAATTTCTTTGAGACTGGCTACAGTTTTTGGAGTTTCTTACCGACAAAGAATGGATCTATTAGTAAATGATTTTGTTTACCGTGCATTTACAGATGAATTTTTAGTTCTTTTTGAATCACATTTTCTTAGAAACTATGTTCACGTAAGAGATGTTTCCAAAGCATTCATCCATTTGATTGAAAATTATGATCAATGCAATAACAATGCTTTCAACGTAGGTCTCACTTCTGCAAATATGTCTAAGCTACAACTCGCTCAAAAAATTAAGGAATTTGTTCCAAATTTAGTAATTATTGAAGAGCAATTCAAGGAAGACTTTGATAAGAGAAATTATGTTGTGTCAAATGAAAAGCTAGAAAGTACTGGTTGGTCTTGTGACTTTTCTTTAGACAGAGGCATTCAAGAATTATTGAGTGCTTATAAAATGATTTCGAATTTTAAAAATAAGGATTTCACAAATTTATGAAAAAATTAGATGTATTGTTTGTTCACCCTAATGCTGCTAAGCAAATTTATCAAGATTTGCATAAAAATCATTCAGCAATAGAACCTCCTATTTGGGCTGGAATGCTAGCTAATCATTGTAGGGTTAATAATTTTGGTGCAGCTATTCTAGATTGCGAAGCAGAACATTTATCTTGGGAAGATTCTGCAAAAATTATTATCGAAATTAATCCAAGGTTAATTTGTTTTGTAGTTTATGGACAGCAGCCTAGTGCTTCTTCACAAAATATGACTGGAGCTGTTGGTACTGCAGAATTAGTAAAACAACTTCAACCAAATTCAATTATTTCTTTTGTCGGTGGACATGTAGCTGCGTTACCCATTGAAACATTAAAAGAAAGCTGTGTAGATGTTGCCTTTTTAAATGAGGGAGTGTATGCACTAAGTAATTTATTGAAAACTGATCTATCTTTTGAACAAATCAAAAATGTAAAGGGAATCGGCTACAAAGAAAATGGAATTCCAGTTTTAAATGAACCTGAAAGATTAGTGCCAAAGTCATTGTTAGAGCAAGATCTTCCAGGAGTTGCTTGGGACTTACTTCCTAGTTTTGATAAATACAGAACATCTGGATGGCACGGTTGGGCAAACAATGCTGAAAATTCTCCTTTTGCCTCTCTTTATACTTCTTTAGGCTGTCCTTATAAATGTTCATTTTGTATGATTAATATCATTAATAGAACAAGTAATTTACCTATGATTACATCACAAGATAGCAATATGTTCAGATGGTGGAATCCAGATTTTATAATCAAGCAATTTGATTTGTTCGCTGAAAACAATGTTAGAAATATCAAAATTGCAGACGAATTGTTTGTTTTAAATCCAAATCATTTTTTGAAAATTTGCGACTTAATTATTGAGCGTGGATATGATTTCAATATTTGGGCTTATTCAAGAGTTGATACATGCAAACCTCAATATTTAGATAAATTAAGAAAAGCTGGTGTCTTATGGCTTGGTTTAGGTATTGAAAACCCAAATCAAGCATTAAGACAAGAAATCCATAAAGACCATTTTGTTGATGTAAAAATTACTGATCTTATGAACAGTATGAGAGATGCCGGAATTTATGTTGGAGCAAATTATATTTTTGGTCTTCCTATGGATACACATGAATCTATGCAAGCAACTTTAGATTTTGCTATGGATAATATTACTGAAAATACAAATTTCTATTGTGCAATGGCTTATCCTGGTAGTCCATTATATAAAACAGCTATAGAAAAAGGCTGGGACTTACCACAAACATATGAAGGCTACAGTCAGCATTCATACGAAACTTTGAATTTATCTAATTCAAATTTATCTGCTGCAGAAATTCTTGCGTTTAGAGATAAAGCATTTATTAAATATAACAGTAATCCAAAATACTTAGAATTTTTAGAGAATAAATTTGGTCTTCCAGCAAGAAAAAATTTGGAAGACACACTTAAGATTGAAATAAAACGTAAATTATTGGGTGACTGAATATTTATATAATTACTACAAAGGTATAATTAGATTAGAGAAAATTATGAAAAAAGCGTTAATTATTACTTGGGAAAAATATCAGGATCATGAACTAATTTATCCATATTTTTCATTAAAGGAACATGGTTATGAAGTAGATATCATGGCTAATGCAGTTGGTAAGATTTGGGGAAGTTTAGGAACCCATATGCCTTGCACTGTCGAAGCATCCATTTTTAACAACGAAGAAAATATAGACCAATTTTTAGATGAATATGAAATTTTAGTCGTGCCTGGAGGAGTTAAAGCTCTTGAGAAGGTAAGGCAAGAAAAAGGTGTACTTGAATTTATCCGTCGATGGGATTCAAAGAAAAAAACTATTTTCTGCATTTGTAATGGAGCTCAACTATTGATTTCTGCAAAGATTTTAAAAGGTAGGATTTTATCTGGATATTATTCTATTGATGTAGATATTGAAAACGCTGGTGCAATTTATGACAGATCCCCTGTTGTAGTTGACGATAATATTATTTCGTGTCCACACTATGATTTTATGGGCGCTTGGATGAAAACTGCATTTGAAGTACATGAAAACAGGAACATATAGTAATAATATCATCAAAAAGCCTTGGGGATATGAATACTTAGTTTTTGAAAATGAACAAGTAGCATTGTGGGCTTTATTTATAGCTGAAAATCAACAGACATCAATGCACTGTCATCCAAATAAAACTACAGGATTGATAGTGCTTGATGGTACGTGTGAAGTCAATTTTTTTTCAAATAAATTTATAGTCAATGAACTTGATAAAATTATGATTAGAAAAGGTTTATTTCATTCTACAAAGTCTTTAAGTGAAAATGGATCAGTTATTTTTGAAATTGAAACTCCAAATAATAAGCAAGATTTAGTTAGATTTGATGATTCATATGGTAGAAAAGGTTTACCGTATGAAGGAAAAGAATTTGAGCAACCTAAAGCCAACGACTGCTTATGGATAAATGAAAACTATGATTTGAATTTTTCTAAATTTGCAAATTGTAAACTAACAATTTATTCAGTTGATAATATTGATTTTTTTAATAAGTTTGATGATTCAGCAAATTTTATAGTATTGAATGGTGGTATTATGACTGATTATGATGTTGCTCTTGTAAATCCAGGCGATATCATAAATAATGTAATTGCTAAAAAAATTACAAGCGTTTTTAAAAATATTATTCCGAATACAAAATTTTTATTTATTCAAAAAAATAAATAAATATACAATTATTTTGAGGTTATAAAATGTCTAGTTATCCTGAAAGAAAAAAAAGATTTGAAGAGCTTAAACAAGCTTGGTCACTCAATCAATTGGATGATCTTATGCTTCAATTTGATCCACCACAAGATTTATTATCAGAATTTAAATTTGCCGTTATGCTTTACATTTGTAAAGCATTTGATTTTGAATTCACTTCTGATGAAACTGATTTTATGAAAAGACTTGACAGTAAGAGATCTTTCAAGGATAACATTACTCCAAACGGAGCTGTTGTACCAAAAAAAGAGTATCAACTTGAATTCAATATGGTTCTAAGAAGTTGGTCAAAGTTAGTACAAAATATGATTTCTGGTAATCCAAGTTTACTTAATAAAATAAGAATGACACCTAATGTTAGAATCAAGTTTGGAGTAGAACTTGAAGAAAATTATGGTAGACCTTTGAACACCAGTATTCCTCATTCAGATGCTTGGATAGATGGACCTTGGGGAATTATTTGTTTTACTCCACTTCTTGGTGACGTAGAAAACAATAATTTATATCATTACAAGCCAAAGAATGTTGATGAATTTAGTGACGATTGGCTTGCTTTATCTCCAACATTTGGTGATATGCAATGGACTCTCGAATATTACGAGCAGTCTGATGAAATTACGCCAATTAAGGGCAAAGTTCACTTAGTTGATTATGCCTTGATTCATGGGACACATAGAAACGAAAATTGTGGAACAAGAATTTCAATTGACACCACAATCTATGTGGGTAATTATGATGTTCACCAAGATAGACAATCTGAATATATTGATGAAATGAAAATTTTTGGAGAAGACGTTTTCATTACAACCAATAGATCAATTTTTGAAAACCAAGTATTTGACAAAAAAACTTCGTTCTCACATTACACATCGGGCACTTTAAAAATCCATAATTGTAATAATGACTAATTTTTGTTTAGACACCTTTGAAAAAATTTCATATTGTAGACATTTTGAAAATTTTGTATATGAAAAAATTCAAGATAAAACAATAAAAATACCAGTTTATTTATCAGCTGGACAAGAAAGCATACCTTGTTCAATAGCTACATATGTAAAAGACAAAATTTCAAATCCCAATATTTTCATACAACATAGAGGTCATTCTACGTATCTTGCTTTTGATGCACCTCCTGAAAAATTAGTAGATGAATTATTGGGATTAAAAACAGGTTGTTCTTTTGGCATGGGTGGCTCTGCATCAATTCAGTCAATTGAAAAAAACATTTATGGTCACGATGGGTTGATGGGGTCACAAGTACCCATAGCTGTTGGGCATTGTTACGAAACAAAACACCCTACTATTGTCTTTATGGGAGATGCTTCTGCTGAGGAAGATTACGTTGGTGCAGCTATAGGATGGGCTTCTACCAAAAACTTACCCATACTTTTTGTGGTAGAAGACAACAATTTATCAATTTTAACAGAAAAAAAAGTAAGAAGAAATTGGCATATGCATGAATTGGCTAGAGGATACAAAGTTGACGCATATGATATAAGTGATGATCCTTTAGAAATTTCTAATCATCTTAAAAATGTTTTCAATGGTCCTTTATTATTAAATATAAGGACTATTCGAAAGTACTGGCATGCAGGAGCCGGAATTGATGGTGAGTATTTTGACAGATACGAATGGCTCAAAAAAACCTTACCATCTGAAGTTTTAGAAGTTGATAAATATAATAAAAACAAGGTAATCCAATTATGGCAATCACGCTTAGAGAAACTATAAAATCAGTAGTTAAAAACCACCTTGTTAACAAAAAAGGCAAAGCATACGGACAATGCCTTACTGCAGTTGGTTGGGTAGGTGGAACTCTTCCTGAACTTTATGAAGAAGATGGTATGGTTGAGCTATCAATGGCTGACGTTGCTGGCGGATCAATTGTTGTTGGAGCAGCACTTTCAGGTACAAAACCATTTTATGTTGTCAGGTATCAAGGATTTCAGTGGTACAACTGTGTTTCTATTGTAAACTACGCTGCAAAATCAAAATCATTATGGAATAGACCTTGTCCAATATTTGTGAGATCAATTGCAATGGAAGGAGGAATAGGACCAGTAGCTGGATCATCACACCATTCATTAGTCTATAGAATGCCTGGAATCAAAGTTGTTAGCCCTATGACTTCAAAAGAATATTTATCAGTTTATGATAAATTTTTAAGTGAAGATGATCCATATTATGTCTCGGAACATAGAAAAAGCTACGATAATATAGAAGATTTAAACGATATTGTACTTCACGAAAAACCTGATTTTACTTTGTTCCCAATTTCTATCACAAGATTTGAAATGGAAAAACTTTTGAAAATTATGGATTCTTATAATGTCAAAATAAATGTTTTCAATATTTTTTGGTTAAAGCCACTTTTCATATCTGATGATGCAATTCAAAGCTTGTTTAATAGTAAGTATGGAGGACTTGTTCTGGATGATGATTATGTGTTAGGTTGCCAATCAAGTATAGCAAATATATTGTCTGATAAAAGTAATAAAATTGTAAGATGCTTAGGTATTCAAGATAAAACTGCCGGATTTTATTCTAACGTAGATAATTTGCCACCGTCTGCAGATCAAATAGCAGAACACTTATTACTTGTAAAAAATAAAATATACCCTTCTTGATAATTGTTTCTAAAATAAAAAACAGGGTAGTTAGTTGAAATATCTTATTGCAAATAATAGCAAGTAGATTATCTACATAAAAAGAGGCTTAAGTAAATGGACGTAGTTAATTATATAGAATTATTGAAATCATCTGTATTAGAATGGCATAATAAAAATTTGAAAATCTTTGAAAATAATGATTTGAATAACTCTGATCTAGCATCAACCTTAGTAAAACTATCATATCACAATTACGTGACTTGGCATATGATTGAAGAATATCAAAATGCTGACAATGACGTTGTTAAATTTGTATACGAAGGTGGATTAACTCACAATAGTGCAAGAAATTTTTGTATGCAAGTTGTAGACGAGCATTATGTAAAAATTCAAAATGATGATGCTGAATCACATAGTGAGGGTATGGGAAATATTTTTGACAAGCTTTCTAATGATTATATTAAATATTTGCACTTAGTTGAAAACAAAGATGAAAGAGCGTCACTATTAGAAAAGCAAGTTTTGTATTTTGAAAACTGCTTAATTAAACTTGATTCAGATTTAAGAAATGGTAAAAAAAGCATAATTGTTTTTCAAAAATTTAAAGTCAGCGGATATAATGAATAAACTATTTGCATTAGTAAAAAAGTTTTTTAAAATACCGTAATTTGAGAGTATTGATGTAATGAAAGAATATACAGAACAAGAGTTGATTGATTTTGAGACTGAAATTGGTGAGTATTTCAACAATGGCATAATAAAATCACCAGTACATTTATA